TCGTTAAACAGCTTGTAGCTTGCGGGCAGGTGAGTAATTAGCTTTCCGTGCTCGGTCTTGATCCATTTAATCTGGCTGAGGCCAGTAGACAACTCCTCCACAACCTCCTGGTAATCAAGGATTTTGCCCAGATCGTGGAACATCACTGCTACACAAAATTCCAGGATTTCCAGGTTAGAGACCTTGCATGTATCTAACATAGCAAGTCCTGTATACAGGACCTGAGCAGTATGCACAAGTAGCCCGCCCTGGTATACATGATGCTTTGACGTACTGGCCGGGCACCGAATAAATTGTGGATATGTCAGGGGCTTCAAGTACATTTCAGCAAGTACTGACCGTAGTTCAAGATCTGAGATCATAGTCTCTGCAATCTGCTGAAAAACTGTGTGCGTTATATAGATGTAGGCTGCAGGCACATCGCAAATCTTATGGTTGTTCACAGTTAACTTACCTCACCAATAGCATCGTCGGCCGCACTTCGTGCACTCTTGGTATACGCCGTCCTCATCAGAACCCCAAATATCTTTGTGTCGATTAAGGCGGCATCCATCAATCTGAAGTGTTCGGATTAAAAACCAGACACATTTCTCACGTACACGACAATAGGCGTCCCAAATATAGAGTAGAACCCAGGCGCAGAGTTTGACAACTGTACGTAACAAAATTTCGGTAGTCTCCTCTATACTCTATAACTGGTATTGTATCTGAAAATCAGAACTCGTAATCGGGTCCCACATCAAATACAAACAAGCCCAGTGCCGACCAAGCGCGAATTACTCGCTTTCTGTCGTCAAAGACGCCAAGTACTTTGTACTTTGGCCGAATTTTCTCCACATACAACTCGGTTTTCACCACGTCGTCTGCACTCTGGTCAGACCAGTGTCGAAAATGGATTTCGGTGAAAGGAATTTCGTGCTCCATCAACCACAGGATGGTCTGCTCCTTGCACAGTTCAGAACCCTTCCGTGCAGAACACACAATAATGGGGTACTGCAAGTACAGAGCCTGAAGTACGCGGACCACAGGAATGATGGGCTTATCTCCCAAATATTTTTCTTCGTACGGACCACGATCACCGCGCGCAGCAAGTGTACCGTCCACGTCAAAGATAAAGGCTTCTGGCAGGTCTGCATCCGCCAACGGGTCGCCCATGAACGATACGTTTCGCATCCATTTGCCAGCCATTTCCCTAATAACGTCGGGATCTACACGCTCAGTAGCTGGACGCTTATCATTGCGTTCCAAACAGATATGGAGGGGCACATCACGAAGATCAATAGCCACGAGCTCAGCCTTGAACCTTTTGGCCATGGTCGCAAACCGCTTTACATGAATGGGGTTGAAGTTTGTGTCATCCACAACCACACTGCGGTTCTTGCCCAATGCCTCTTCAATCAATCGTGTACTTTCATCGTACACAGCGCCCTCATCCCACTTAGGATTGCGGCGGCGGATGGTGTCCTTATTCACACGCACCACACCCTTGGCCTCAAGTTCCTTGGCCGTAGTGGTTTTGCCCGAACCCGGCAAACCCAGTGTGTAGAATAATGTCAGGTTCATAGTTTCTCCGTAATCAACTGACGTACATCGTGGTTTTCGCGCAGCATGTTCAACGCTAATCTCTCTCGTCTGTAGAAGGTAGATTTGGCAATGCCCAGAGCACTCATGATTTCCGTAACCTCATACTCCTGTATAAAGCGACGGGTTAGTAGATCGCTGTCATCAGGTCCCAAGTACGATAACAGTTTATCAACCACCAAATCTGAGTCAGATGATTCTTGGGGGGTAATGCACGTTATGCCAGCTTCTGGCAAGCTGTCAAAGTCAACAAATGCCTGAAGGCTGCAGGAGCTGGCTAAGTTAGCACGTCTTTTGTACAAATTTGCTTGATCAAAGATTCTGTGTTTGAGAACCAGGCACATGAGAGACAGAAACTTCTCACCTACGTGCACGTCAGGGTTCCAAGATTTAAAACCCGGGAGAAATGTTGACATCACCAGGTCATCAGCATCCAGGTCGGGAGCGCATTTCTTTGCCCGACTGGTTAACAGCGGAATACAGCGTTCAAAGTACGTGGAGAACTTCTCAATAGTCTTCATCTTACAACTCTGAATCGCAAGAGACTAACATTATCTCCTGGCGCTCTTTTCTCATCTGTTATCTGGGGGATAAACGGAGCCCATTCCTTTTTCGGGTCCAGAGTCTCTGGTTCGTACAGAGAATCACGAAGTGCGGTGCGAACTTGCTGGGGATTTAATTTCCCAGTAAACAATCCGTCTGATCCCACAGCACCGCCCTCAATACTGGACAATGGCAAGAAATCAAATGAGGGGACGCTACAAGCAGCTGCACCCAGAAAATGATCACCAACAGTTCGCCCAAGATTAATGCCCCAATCATGCTGGTCATTGCCCTGATAATACGTACCGCCAATCTTGACGATAGTACCACCATTATGCTCTACTTCCTCACGCATTTCAGGCTGATCCAGATTGTGGCCCAAGTACTCTTTGACCTCAGCGTCCACCGTAACCAAGTAGATTGGGCTGTCACCCACCTGAATGGTATAAACTCTGTCCAGTTCCCAATCCAGGATAATAGCGCTGAACGTAGTACCTGAAAACTCACTGGTGCACGCACGAGCTGCGCGACCAAAGGCTTTTCCCAGGTTGTATACAGCTGCTTCCCAAGAACGGTAACCATCTACTGGATACAGTAGACGTAGGTGGGTCACAAAGTCCTGAAGCAATTGGGCGGATACTTCGTGTCCGTGTTCTCCATGACCGTCAGCCACAGCCAACACATCACACATCTCAGTGATACTAGTGTCCAGTACACTGTCCTGTTGGACGTCGCGCCGACCCAAAATCTGCTCTGCTCTGTACTTAATCTGTGCCATCAGTTTTCCACTCGGGGTTTTAAGTATCCAAATTGTGCTATGGCATTAGCCTCTTGCTTGTAGTACTCTCTGTTTTGGGGATAGGCTGTACCCAAGCTCTCCACCATCCGATTAAACATGCAGATGGCAGACACCAGCAAGCAAATCTTTTGCACTACCTTCAACGGCATACCATCATCCAACAACGGCATGATATCAGTCTGGGTGCATATAGTTCGCGGCGAAATTCGAACTCTTTCCGCCAAGGCAAATACCATATCCCATTTACTGGGTGGCATATAGTGGCTAAAGCGATCAGCAACGCGAAATCTCTGTACAATAGGCTCGCACTCAGCATTAAGCCTAATGGCTACAGCCTTATGCAGTTCAGTGCAGAACTCACACCCATTGCGCATTGATACGTAGGCTGCAATCATTTCCCGTACCCATCTTGGGAAATCAGGGTCCTCTTCAGCCAAAAGCTGTTGGTGAAGAGTTCTGTACACTGGTGCGTAGTCCGGAAAGCATGAATAGATCTGGGAAGTACCTGGCGTAGTAGTAAACCCCCCTAACTTAAATCGGCGTTCCAATCGGCCACGGAGTTCGGCCAAAGTCACCATGCTGCTGGAGCGCTCAGACTCCATGGACTCCAAATGATTCCACAGATAGTTAATGAGCGTATAGCACTTTGCGGGATTCAAACGAACCATGTCGCCAAAGGGTTCTTTACCCCGCAACAGAGTCCAGATCAGTTTCCACCGAGACTTCCAGTTGAAAGTAGTATTGGTGTGGCCACGATTCCAAAAACTGAGTTCCGCAGCTGGGTGCTCTTCGTCAAAGTACACGCTTATAGCGTGTGAGTGGCAATCACATTCAAAGTACTGTTCAGTATTCATAGTGCTTGATGTTGGGGACTTTGTACGTCCCCAACATCCTCCGAACTCCGCGCTTATTCAGCAGGAGTCTTGTCGGTAGCGGTATCAGGCACGTCCGCCGTGTCCGTCACCACCTCTTCAGCCGCATCCTTCATCGCCGCCTCAATCTGGCGTTCAAGTTCACCCATCTTCTTCAAGTACTCGTCTTCTGCCTTCTTGATAGCAGCGAGTGCCTGATTCTTGGCCTTCAAGAACTGCTCAGTTAAATCGATGGAGTCGTTGACCAGTTTCTCGGCCATAGCCCTGGCCTCTTCCTGACGCTTTGCCATCACGGCTTCGCGCGCGGCCTTGATCAGATTGCCTGTGGGGCGGGGTTTGGCCAAGGGGTTAAACCCTATGTCGGCGATGACCTTCTGTGCTAACGCACTTGCTTTTTCGTTTTCTGCCATTTATATCTCCTGAAATTCAGTGTAATCCACTGAACTGTCTTTGGCCTGGGCCAAAAAATGTTTTAGCTCACTTCCCATCTTCCCCAGAGCACTGTTAACTTCTTGCATTGAACGCAGTGCAGCATTAATTCCAGGTATAGATGGGGGATCCTGGTATTCGCTTAGGTACTTGGATGCCAAGGGCTTCAAGTTTGATTTTGGATAATCATCTGGATCTGGCTGGTATGCAACCAATGGAACTGAACAGTTACATGCCACTCCATAAAGCTTCAGTTCATCAATCAACGAACTTTGTTTGCCTGCAAACAGGTAGGCATCGCCCAACCCCACTGCTGAACGAAATTCTGGTGGCGGACTATACCAATTAAAGTTTCTGTACACAGGAGGCAATGCTTTGATTTCAGGCCATGCCTTATAGTGCCGGAGTTTGGTCAGAAAAATACCACGCAGTGCTTTTGCTGACCTACTACGATCACGAGTATAGTAACCCTTGTTCTGCTCGTGATGCTGCAAAATGGCTGAGACCATAGCTTCCTGGACAATAAGTTCCAGGTTATTCAAGCCAAATGCAGGTTTCAGGTGTTCCATCAGATTGCCGTGCGCGCACGAATTTGTGCCAGTGATTGATCAACCAGCAGCTTGCCGTTCTCAAACACTGTAGTTAGCAAATTACCTGTAGGATCTAGTCCCAAGTCCTTGCATTCAGACAAACTGTACGTGCGGATGGTGGGTGTCAAGCCATCAACAGGCAACACAACTAGTTGTCCACGCTTGCTGTCCTTGGTATGATCAGAAGATGGTCGTTTGTAGACGTCGCGTGGATTGTCATTGACCTGAGCCCAGCATGCTTTGAACGCAAAGCGCTGAGTATCTCTGTCAACTTTCTGCAACAATCCCCCACCTGAACCCACAGCCACATTTGACGCGCACCAGCCAGCGTTGATCACAGCACGATACAGTTCGTCAATGGTGTCAAACGTCATGCCATCGCCATAGATAATGCCGACCTTAGGGTTTAGCTCCTTGTAACCAGCAGCATTGTACGACCAGCCAAAGACCTCGCCCAACCACTCAAGAACTTGGACAACCATCTTCCGGGGATCTCCACTGTCTGGACGGAATACCAGCTTACCTTCTCGCGCCAGAATCTGATCGCGGAACTTGGCTGCATACACCATGATGTAGCGTTGTGGGTCATAACTGTCAATGACGTTTGCCACGATTCCCTGAGGATACATACGCAGCAGGTTCTCTAGGAAGTCAACTTCGTGGTCTTCACCCCAGGTGGTAACCGTAGAGTGTTCTGAAGCCGGAATGCTACCACTGACCAAGCCCCTTGCCTGATAGAAGTTACACAGCATGAGGTCGCCAGCAACCGTATCGCTCCCAAAGAAGTTCAACAGGTGTGCAGCAGCCCCCAAGCGCGCAGTTTCCTCGCTCGACACACCGCGGTAACCGAAATCGTGCAGCATCCAGTTGATGAAATCCATGTTCCCGCCCGAGTGCTTAACCCAGCGCGTAATAATCTTCTTGATCTCACGGCTTTGGGTGGCAACGGTCGTCGGGTACCAAACCTTGCTCAAAAGAGTTTCTGCCCCGTAGTTTACGATCTCAGCAAATTCCGGATCCGTGTTCTCCACCACCAGCATGGCACAGCCCTGGGGAACTACTGTACCCTCGGGCAGTGCACGAATGCGCAGAGGCAAATGGCCTTCCCACTTCTCCATCGTGCGCTTCCAGCCCTCGTAGTTGAAGACCTTGTCCGTACCAAAGTACCCAGTCCAGAATTCTCGGGCTTGTTCCAGACGCTGCGGGGTCAAAACCGGACCACACATATAGCGCTTCAGATAATACTGCAGGCCAAAAAACACGCTGAAGTCAAACATAGCCCCTGCCCGGCTCTCAAAGTAAGACTGCATATACTGCATCTTTGGCGGGTACATCAGGCCATGACTGGGTTTATACCCGTCAGTCATCAACAAGGGATTTGTCTCATCCCACAACAGTTCTTGAGTTAAGTTGTTCATATTGTTATTTCCTACTGACTGAATTGGGCAAGACCATGAACACGGTGAATAGCTGGGTACCGATATTTTAGGTGTTCGTTGAGAACTTCTCCCAACTCCTGGTGATGATCGGGTAAAGCCACACGACCTTCTCCCACACTAAACCACTGGAGATCTACCAAGTCGTCTTGTGCTGCCATGAGGGGTGCGTTACCATCCCCCCACCGAACGTGGACAACATACAGATGAGTAAACACCTTGTCCGGGATATCATCATACCGGGGGTCGGGTACATTGAAACACCCGAGGTATTCAAATGCGGTGTGCCGTATTTGAAGGCCAGTCTCTTCCCTCAGCTCACGAACCGCCGCATCCAGCGGACAGTAATCTTTTAACGGATCCAGAAACCCGCCAGGAATATGCCAGCAGCCAACAGCACGGTCTATTTCTCGCTTCAAGCCCAGAAGAATACGGTCTGTGTCCGTACAATGGACTACAACATCTACAGTAGTATCCACACGCGGACCTTGGTATCTATCCATAATGGTTGTTTGTCCTATGCCTGGCGCAGGGCTGTGGATGAAAGATCAGACAGATGTTTAGGAATTTGGATCTCACCAATGCAGAAGTTCTTCGGCCAGACTCTCTTAAACTCTTGCTTGTTACTAAAAACCAGTTCAGCACCCGCCCGCTGCCACACACGGAAATTGGCACGGTACTGTTCAATCTCAGCCCGTGTATGGTCTTCAAGTATGCGTCGGGCTGTGTCCGAACCCACCTGGAATTCAATATTTTCCCGCCAATCAAAGACTTGCAGGGCTTCAATCTTCTGATGGAAGAACTGTGCGTTGGTCAACAGCACGGGGCCCGTAAACTGCTCATACCGATTACGTACATCCTCGTACGTCAGAGGTTCTTTACCCCGGGGATTAACACTCATCTCCCAGATTACTGGTGCTTGTGGCCAGAATCCGCCTTCCATTTCCCAGGCTGATGCCATGGCTGCACGGTAGATTGCAATGTGTCCACGGTGCAAAGGATTCCAGCTACCAGGGTACACCAGCACATGAGAGTTCAATGGCCACAGAATCCGAACAGCTGTCTCCAGCCCAGTTATGAGAACAGCTGTTGGCTGGGTTTTAGCCAACAGCTGTTCATACACCTCTTCCAGCATAGAAATTCCGCGCCATGATCTGCGTTCTGCTAGTTGCTCGCTCATTTCCCGATCATTCCCTGAACTTGGTCAAAGTACTCGTTAGGAATCCAGTTTTTGACCAGCTGTTGAAGGTCTCCTAGATCACCTCCAGGGTTATGAGCCATGCCCAAAGCTACAGTGGCGATTACTAGCTCCTGTGCCAGACGCCAAGCTTGATGTTGTTCGACTGTAGCTTCCTGATATTCTTCTTCGCTGTGTTTTCGGAAGCTAATGTGCACATCAAAGCGGCTGCGACGTGGAGAAGTCAGATCATTCTGTCCGGCCCATCGAATCCATGCGTGATCTTCTCCACGTCGCCACCTGTTAGTAGTAACTGCTGCAGTTACTAGTAAGAAGTTGAGAGGAGGATCATTTGAATCAAAGTCCATAACTGGATCAGATTCTTCCCAATTCGTAAACTCTGGAAAAGATTCTTCCAGCCACTCTAAACTCACGGCAGGAGGAATATCTTTGCAATTTGTCCTACCCTGTAGTAGATCAGAATACTGCTGAGCAGCGCCAGCATACAACTTGCTACAGCCAGGAATCAACGGCAAACTGGTAAGAAATGTACCCCCACCCAACAGGCACAAGAACAAGGGCGGACCCTGGTAGATGTTAACGAAGTTTGTTAACATCTCCAGGGCGTCTGACATAACCTGACCAGATGTCTTCATTAGATGTCCTTCTCAACCTGACGGAATACCAGCTTCACTTCAAGGCCGTCCACGACCATTGCATGCTCGTCTTCCTTGAAGTGGCGAGCCCAGTGTCCACCAACAGCCACAGCAAACCGCTGGTTGTTGATTTTCTGGTCCAGATTTCTCTGGGCTGTAAGTAATCCAGTAATCTGTTGGTCAAGCCATTCAAGGGCAGCACCTTTGGTCTTGGGCATTTGGGCAACAATCAGATCGTACCCAACCTTCATCCACTGTCCAATCTGGTTTAGAGCTTTGCCCTTCTCCACTGCCTCATTAAAGACCTGCATGGTGATAGAGCTGGTTTTTGCCACCTTGATTTCAAACTGGCGTACGGTCTGTACGTCAGTTGCATCCTCCTGCACGGTTGGCGGGCTGTAGGACATATCAGAAAGCCGAATTCCCACAGCATCCAGGAACTTAACCTGGGCATCAGTCAAGTCCAAGGGCTTGGCAGCTTCTCCCTCAGGATCTAGCTCCTTCTTCTTGGCCTTGAGTACTTTGATCTGGGCGCCGAGCTTGAGGCTTTCAATCTCCATACGGGCGAGAGCCGTCCAGTCAGTAGCATTCTCACCACGCGCGCGATTGCAGACAGGAACGTACGACAGCATAATGTTGTACACTTCACCATCTTCCCACAGTGCCTGCGGATCAATGACGCCCAGATCCCGAAGCTTCAGGAAGGTTGCTTCTCCCGTGCTGCACGGCAGAATTTCAACCTGAGGCAGGCCGTTCACAATCAGTGAGTAATTGCGCCAGACAAAAGTCTGGTAGTTAGCATCGTATCCAGTATCCACCCGCTTGACGTCACCCGCCTCTTCGGGCAGGGGAATGGTACCAGGAATTCGGGCCAGAACACTGAGGTTCAATTCCTTGCTGTTACCCACGAGCTTGCTGATGGGGACTCCCACACCGTCCTGGGGTATGAACTTCGGATAGCCGTCCTTGTTCCTGGACTTACGGCCACTTCGCTTGTATTTGAAGTCTTCGTGTGTAGGATAGAACAGAGCATGTTCATCCGCCATCAGCGTGTCCAAGACCTGGAGGAGATCAGGAGCATTGGGGTCGGGCAAGCACCCAACAGTGCGTCCGCCTTTGAATCGGGCATTGGGATCAACCAATGCCGTGCGCAACAGGCCTTCGGCCTCTGCCAACTCCGCATTGGTCAGTGCATTGCCCAGCACTCGAACCATGTGGACATCGCCCAACGTACTCAGAGCCTGGAGAGCGTTGTCGGCATTTCCCTGGGCCAAGAACCCTAGGGCCACAGCGTACATGACGCGTTCAGGATCTTCGGTCTGGGGCATAGCCCGAAGGTCGTCTGCCGTCTGCACAGCATATACGTCAGCCTCTTCCGCAATCTGAACTTCGTTCTGTTTCTGGCTCAGGGGAGCGACAAGTTGCTGATCCATGCTGAAGACCAACAACGCATCCTGCGGGATCTTGACCTTGCGCTTCTTGCTGGCCGGCGATCCACTGTTGCGGGAAAAGGCTTCGCCCACTTCCTGGATGGTCTTGGCCGTGATGAGCTCAGCACCAGCTGCCTGAGCAAGCTTGCCAAGAAGATCTCGGTTTGCATAGTCACCGTACCCGATGACAGAGCCCGCAACGATGTACTGACCAATAACACCTGCAGCCTGCAGGGCGTTAGCAATTTCCATGCGCGTGTCACGAACCACAGGCTGTCCATCAGACATAAATGTCATGGTAGCAACTGGGTACTTCTGGAGCATGGGAGCTACTGCCCGCGGGAAGTCTGCAAGGATTTCGCTGAAGCACGTGGTGCCCCGAACATGGAACTCACGATCAATGACCTGTCGGGCCAATGCGTAATCTGCGTCCGTGTTCAACTCCGTCTGCAGAATCCATCTGAACCAGCCCTCACCCGAGAAGATGCCGATGAGTACAGCATCCCCCGCCGGCAGGTTTGTGACCCGCTCCTTGGTGTCGGCCGCCAAGTTGGACATAGCCCAGTACATGCTGCCGCTGGCATCAGCGATTAGGACGTTGAGTTTGGAAGGTCGTTTGAATCCAGTTGGTGTTTGAAGTCCTTTGTCAATGAGTTTCATGGTTTTTCCTGCTGCTTATGTGCCATTGAGCACAGTACTCACACTGATAGTATGTGAATTGCTTTTTGTGGAACAGGTACATCTGGTGTGCCTGTTTCTTGGCCTGAGTTTTGCTCGTAAAGCATACTTTGTGGGTAGCTATACAATGAGATCTGGTAGTTAGTTCTTCTAGCACCCAATCTGGGTAGAACTTAAGGCCTAGTTTGGGCCTTTTTGGATCAGAGTACATCTCGGTATTTGGTGGACGCAGTAGGACTCGAACCTACGAACTATATTTCAAGAGGAGGGTTACAGCCTCCTGCAATTGCCGCTATGCGATACGTCCTTATGTACTCTAATCTACAATAGAGGGAGATGGCCACTGACTTGGTCTATGACGTCGTCCCAGTCAGGCCCAAGACCCAAGACCGTGACCGTATTCTGGCCTCCGAACTCCGTCAGGCCGTCATCCGTAATCAAACAGTTGTTTACGCCCAAGGATTCAGCCACTAACTGCAAATCACGTAGTTCTTCCTCCGTATCCACGTACACGCAGACCTTACGGTAACTGTGATCAATCCAGTGCTGTACGGGCTCTGTAAACAACAGAGTTATTTCAGGGAAGAACTCTGGTTCTGGAGATGCTACAATTTCCTTGAAACTGTATTTCAGGATGAGGCCTACAGCAGCGTGCGCGGCTTGTGCCACGTACTTACCCGTACGCAACTTGCGTGTACCTGGTTGATCGGGGTTTGGAAACATACGCCGACAGACCAACACCATTTTTGTATTTCTTTCCTCAGCCATCATACCATCCTTGATCGAATTCTGTCCACTGTTTCTTTTACTGTCCTGGAAGCACGTCCATGATGTCTGGAAAGACCTATATACGTCTCACCCTCAATCAAACCATTCATGTACTGTACATGTCGTAGTTCCTTACAGGCAAAGGTTGCTGTTAACTGAGCGTCTACAGCTTCCCAGCAATCGCAAGTTGGTATCAGCAAAGAATCAAGAGATTTGCCATCGTCGTCCTGCCGCTCTTCATCCAACAGATGAAGACAGAAATTCTTATCAAGATTTCTCCCAAACAACCTTCTGGCAGCATCTATACAGGCTTCGCGTACTAATCTCCAGCTATGGGTAGTATACGATGCTCCAAGATCTGGATTGTACGTCAGAGAGGCTTTATGCTGTGCTACTAGAGACACAAGATAAAAATCTTCGGCCTCAACTGCTGGACTGGGGCAGCGTCTTGCCCACCAGTAAGCATTTTTCCACAGTTTGCTGTCAGAAATAGGTTTTAGCTCTGGCATTCGTCCCTCAAACTTTGGCATTCGTCCCTCAGTAATCTGTAAAGATAGTCAATCTCAGTTCGCAAGTATGTAATGCAGTCAGTTGGTGTATGGGCTGATTGAACCCACCAACCTTCTCCCGTATCCACATTGGTCTCTACCCAATGACCACGAATTTTCTCCCCGCAGTGGGGGCAGGTAACAGGCGTGGGTTTTGGTGGCTTTCTTCTGGTACGCATATCAGTCCATTACACGACGTCTGAGCCTGAGAAGTGCTGCATGCCAGAGTGGGACTTCAGCACATCGCTTGATCATCTCGTCCAGAACTTCCAGCTCCTCAGCCAACAACTCAATCTGAATTCTTTCTTCTTCCAGGGCCTCAGCCAACGCCAGATCTTGTCCGTCTACCAAATTACGACGTACAGGGCCCCAGCGAGCTACTGTGTCTGCGACAAACTGGATGTACTCTGCATCTTCCATCTCCACGAGTACAGTGTCAGGAGCTAGTACTTCATTGACAAAACCCAGACCATTGATCTTGGCATCAATCAGGCGGCGGACTACCACATACTTGTCTGTGGATGAAACCAGAATGCATGGCCACTTCTGGTACCAGACAAAAACTATGTCATCTACTTTGTCTATGAACCGAGATCGTAGATTTGTGCTCTCATCTGTTCCAGCCATTCTTTATCTGCACCCTCCACGCCATCAAGCAGTCCATTTACAGCCAGCATGAAGCCCATAGTCCGACCATAGTTGTTAATAAACTGAGGACATTTACACTTCTCTCGCCAAACGGTATTCAAGGACTTGGCAATTGACGCCCATTGTTCCTGGTTCATGGCTGTGCTGTTATCTGTACGTTGTTTGTGGGAAATACTGCAACGGTCTGTGACCCATCACCTGGCAAGTTAATATAGAAAGTTACACTATCTCTCTCAACTACCACTTCGTTGGCTTTGATATATTCCACAGGGTGAGAACCAGTAAGGTACTGCACTTGATAGGTTATAATCTTTGCGCTTCCTACCGAGCAACCAGCCACAGTCAGAAAACATAGAAACCAAGACCTGATCAAAAGTTTAGTCATTTTCCCTCCAATGTGGGTGTAAGCCACAGACCGTCCTTTAGCCAATAACTAGGGAGCTCGGCCAAGAACTGGAGTGTTGCATACGTGTCGTGCGCAAAGCACTGACGCAGTTCCTCATAAATTCGATTTGCGCTAATGGCTCGCAGCACGTCTGCAGGTGGACGCATCACCATATCATAAGTACTGGACTTGAAGTGTTCATCTTCGTACCTGGGTACTACTGAGAACTCAAAGCCCTTTACCAGATGAAAGCGAATGGCACGCAACCATCGAAGACCATCCTCTTGCAATCTGGTTCTAGGATCACCTACAAACTCCAGAACGTTGCTCTTGATTCCCTCATATCCACGATGTGGATCTACGATGATGAAGTCTGTTTCGTCCCTGTGCTTGGGTACGAACCCATAACGGGCTTCAAACTGCTTGATGAATTCATTCCCCTGTTCGCCATCCCACATAAGCAGTTGTAGGTGTTCGTTCACGGGAATGGCCATACTGTTGACAGTAAAGTCCCTGCGCGCTAAGTCCGTCATCAGGTCGGCTGGTACACAGTATTCTGGGCATCGTCCATCGTGATCGCCTACTTCAATACGACAGCAGGTAAAGTCTCGAATTACTTGGTTCTTGCGCGCGCGGATGGTCAGAGTTTTTTCTTTCACGAACAAGATTTCTTGGTCCAATACGTCACGGACGTGAACTTCCAACTCAGGCAGTGTGCACTCCACGCAATAATCCAAGTCCTTGGACGGTATGCTCATAATAAGATCTCGGACAGTGCCACCTACCACATACGTTTGCATTGTGCTGCTCATTATTGGCTCCAGTTCAGAGATTCGAACTCCAACCTATAGGTCCAAGGCCTATCGTCCTACCCTTAGACTAAACTGGAGTGTGTTAGTTTTGGCCCGTACGTGCTGTAAATCCCCAAGCAGCTAGCTGATTGTGTGCGGGTTTGAAGTCAGGGAATTGTGCTGTGTCAATATACAGTTCACTGCGCTTGACCTTATACTCCAAGGACTTCTGGCTGTTGATAAACATGTTTGCTTCTTCAATACTGCCTAAGCGCTTTGTCAACCGCTGCAGCTGAATATCTCGCGGACATCCAACACACCACACGTGTTCAAACTGCTGGTGGGCACCAAGCTCAAAAAGCAATGGGTACTCAACAAATTGCGATTGATCTTGGGCAAAGAACTGTTGAACATGAGCGTTCATCAACCCTAAGTATTCTTTCCTAAACTCCTGATCCAACCCATATTCTGGATCAGAGCCCTGAAGAATTACTTTACGCAGTGCAGAACGTGGAACTTCCCATAAGCCAAATGCAGACTTCAGTAGTTTCCTAACGTCAGGCTGGACAAAGGCCCGGGATACAAGTACATCCATAGACAGAACTTTAAACCCGTAATCCTGGTTTAGTCTCAAGCACAGTGTGCTTTTGCCTCCACCCACAATGCCCGTAATGGCCAAGAATCGTTTGCTGGACATTAATCACCAAACTTCTGAAGAGCACTCAACTCTCTCTCAACGTTGACCAACGACTGAGTTCTGTACTTATAGCGGAAGTACTGAGTCAGATACAGCGCACCAATTCTTTCTCGTATTCCTTCAAGGAACTGACGACGGCCTGCCCTGTACTGTGGGAGTGGATAGTTGGAGTACTCCAGAGACACTTCAAAACTGTATTGGTCATAGACTTCTGCAGGCTGACCTAGAATGCACATATCTGCGTCCAAGAATGCAGCTAACCAAAAATCGTCTTCGTCCTCTTTGAAATTGACAGACTCCAGAGGTTCTTTGTGGTCAGACAGCAATATAGCCTGTTCTACTAACTTCTTGGGATATTCATACTTAGAGAAAGCTAGGGATCGGGCATCGGCCATAAACAGGTTCTTACTAGCCTGTTCGTTGCCCTGTTCTCCAGGATTATAAACTGCATCATGATACAGAATAGCCCAAACTACCCATTCTGGCAACTGGGGTTTGCCGTACAGAACTTCAGAATACTGTACGAGTTCCCAATACACATGCAGCAGATGCTTCCAGCCATGATATCCTTTACGCTGTTGGAGACCGTGGAGAAGTTCTTGATTCACCAAACCACTGTGGTAAATTTGTCCAAGGAACTCATGCTCAACCAGTTTCCAGAACACACCCTCTGGTACTAGGGAGCGAACTTGTTCATGGCGATAGGACCAGAGTTCTCTGACAAGGGAACTACTAATATTTGGCAACGAGCTTGTGAAGAATACAGTTTCAAGCTTTCTGTGCGGACTGACTAGTTGTGTGTTGACAGTAGCAAGCTGGTATTCTTTGTCAAAATCACCAAGAGGTCTAAGACCCCTTACCAGGTATTCTACTCCCATACGCGCACAATATGGAGCTACCAAGCCTCCGTAGCAGACAATTAATTGATCTGTTGGCGTGCAAGAGCGAATAGCTTCTAGCCTGTCACGAGTACTGAGAAATCCTTTCTTCTCAGCATTTGTCGCAATCAAGATCGTGACTTCACCCTGAAATAAGTGCCGTGCTTTTTCCAGCGTTTCTTGGTGGCCATTTGTCCATGGGTCAAAGGACCCAGCATATACTGCTTTGTTCATAATTCTTGTCCTTGGTGGTCGCCGAGGGAGGACTTGAACCTTCCATATACCTTGTGAGGGCCTCGCGCTTATAAGGCACGGGCTCTAACCTATTGAGCTACCCGGCGAAAGCACTCTATTACATTATGATGGTAAACATACATAATGTTGAGTTAGGTGACACAAAATCTTATGAGTTGGATTGTCCTTATTGTAACAAAAAGTTTGAAACTTTTAGAACCACTATCAAGAGCGCGCTGCGTCACAAGCAGTTAGCACTATACTGCTCTACAGAATGCTCAACGAATAGCAAGAGAATCACCAAAGAAGTTTTACAAACTAGGCTGTTGGAATACTACTTCACAAACAAGACAGTACCCAGGTTAAGGGACTTCAAATTCAATCGTAGCTTCAAACTGGTTTTTGGTTCCTGGACTAAAGCCCTAGCCTCATGTGGATTAGATTTTAGTCCTGTTGCTGAGTTAAAGGGTAATGCAAACTCGTGGGTTAGACAGAAATCTCGGCATACTCGTATTAAACAAGACTGTGTTGAGAAGCTGGGAGGTCAGTGTCAGATTTGTGGATACAAGAAGAATTTGGCAGCCCTTCAATTTCACCATAGAAATCCTAGGGAAAAAACAATGTCTTTAGATGCTAGATCTTTAGGAAATTGTTCAGAGGAGAGAATTCAGCAGGAACTGTTAAAATGTGATTTGTTGTGTGCTAACTGCCACTTAGAATTGCACAATCCTGAATCAAACCTTTGAGTTATAGGCCCAGCAAGTTATGGTTGGCGCCGAGATTCAAGCCAGTTAAACAGCAGTAGGTCTAGCAGACCACATGCCCCCAGCACCCCAATTAGAATCCAAGCTCCACGAACCTCATGCGCGCCGTACAAAAACCAGCAATATCCCAAACTGAATGCGAGCCACCACTTATTGGTATGCCAATACCAAGCCCAAAACTTCTTCATACTACAGGCTTCCGCATAAATCCACGAACTTCGCTCGGTTCGTAATATGGCGTGGTGTCAATGTCGGCCTTAGGTGCCTGCCAGATGGGACCATCCTTATCCGCGTATTCCTTATGATGAAAATAACCTTGACCCAGGTATTGGGCATCAGCCCATTCAGGCTGCAGATCATCAGAGCGCGTGGTGTGGGTAACCTGTACTAGAGTACCATCAGTTAGCTGGTAGTAGGTGTTGGCTGGACGCAGTTGCACATCTAGTTCTCGGGCACGGGCACGGGGGCTAAACCAACAATGACGGGGACCGTCCCACAGCTCAGGGTGCTCCCTGCGCAGCTTCTTTCTGTTATTCGTACTCATAGTACATTCGGCTTGGCTGGAGGACTAGGATTCGAACCTAGATTAAACTTCTCGTCTTCACGTTCAGAGCGTGAGATGTTGCCAATTACACTATCCTCCAACTTCTAGGCAGAAGACATCAGTTCAATGATGTTATCTAAATCCTGGCTACTGACTCTGATCGCTGTGTACTCTTCATCACTGGGTGTGCACAGGGCACAGCCATCTGCCATGATCAATAGAGTGAGATCAGATAGTCTATGGGTGAAGACCCCTGCACAGAGCCGGCTGCTTACAAACCCGCTTCGCCAGTTAACGTGCAGGACTTCAGTCCAAAGTGGATGATTTTCGACCGCCTCAATCAATCGGGCTGTAGGAAACATATCCCACAATGGTTCTTCCTCAACCTTTCTTCTTCGGCTTTGCTGCTGGGGCATCTGTCTGCGTACCATCCTTCTGGCTGCCAGATGCAGCTTCTTTGGGCTCGCCGCCACCCGTACGAACGTCAATGACCTTGCCGCATACCGTACAGCGAATCTTACCGTTTTGTCCCTTGGGACCTTCTGTGTACAACCGCATACCAGGACCGTACTCTTTGTCCTGGAATTTAGCTCCAGCCTGATTACCCAGGGGTGTTTGCGTGCAACCACAACGTCTAACTGCCATCTTCTTTCTCCTCTGGTCTCCAACCTTCTGCGTACTTCTTGTTCCAGGCCCAACCACAGTACCTGTGAGCACGTTCTATATCCGAAATGTCTCTGGTCTTGATCGTCACCGTAGGAATTAATTCCCACGTTGATAACTTGCCGTCTATGACCTCGGTCTGTACAACTTTGTGCCCAACGCACTTGATGGCCCAACGGTTCCCATCCTTACACAGGGCGGGAAGGGAACCGTTAGACTTGATGCTCATGTTAGGCGCCTACGACTTCAACCGTCTGGGCTTTCAACCCACGAAGGGTTGCCAGCTTCTGACGATAGACAGTAATTGCCTCGTTGAACGCCTCGGTCACGATAGCCTTGTGCTGAACCTTAGACCAGGACCAAGTAGTTCGGGGATAGGGCTTGGATACGATTGTGGCGTACTTAGCCCAGATCTCTGCACGCAAGGACTTTGGCAAACTGGCCATAGCCTTGGTCAGAGAAATCTTGCGTCCTACACTTGCACAGAAGCTGTCGCCGTAGTCGCATGTGCACCGAGCTTCTTCCGTCAACGGCTCAAGGGTAAGCGTCCGCATATGGTCGCTCAACGCCTTTTGGGCAGTTGAGTAATCAGCCTGGTTGCCACCATTGGTGGCCAACACCTGCTTGTACAGGGGCTCAACAGAGTCCGGCAGCTTATACAGCTGACAGGTGGAAACGGCGCGGGGTTCTGTGTCCTGGTATGTTTCCGTAATCTGTTGGCTTAGCTGAGCAACAATGGCCTCATCTGGGTTTTCCTTTGCCATCTCGTCCGTCAACTTCTGTTTCCACAGGTCTCCACGGATGTGTCGGAAGGATACACCAATGAGGCCGATACTTGTAGCGATAATCATCATTTCTCGTTCCTCACTCTGACCTCTATGCTCCTGACACTGGAGCTTCTTCCAGAACAGGGTCAGAATTCATTTTCTGTTCTGAAACACTTGCCAAATGGCGAAGCACTACTGGACGCGGGACATGGTCCCACAACTCCCAGGCTTCAGCCCCTTGGTAAGAAGCTTTTTTCACATTATTGTGTGCACTCTGACTTTCAGCAGTCAACTGTGCAATGTACTTTGTGTTGTAGGCCATTAACACCTGGCCATCCTGAATCCAGCCCAGGAATCCAGCTACGGGCTTGATTTCAGTGATCAAGTCAGTTGCAGACTGCTTACCACTCTGGATAGGAATAGTTCTGAGCTGATTGTTAAATCCGTGCCTGGCTACAGCCTGATCAACAAACAGTTGGCCGCTAGCAGACAACCCACCCGTGTAGCATACAAGTCGGTGTACGTTGTTGTACGCAGGATGTTGCTGGGGATCTGTTACCACAAACCTATGCGTTAGGTATGGATTGAGGTGGTCAAAGTCCACGACGTGCTGTACCAGTGTAATTTCCTGGCTATTGAAGTTGGGTGGGGACCATACGATCCATTGTGGTTGGCTGTCCACCATAACCCGCCGCACATAGACCTCACGTCCGTGCACATCTTCCTGAAAATACTGGAAGTAAACGGCTTGTGGTGAATCGTAACCAGCTTGCCACCATTCATCGGCTAGCGGTCTGGGTAACCCCCACACCTTGCCATCATCCTTTTGGTCTTCAAGAAGCATACCACCAAGCCAGCGGTGTAGTGGATCCAGTTTGGGGAGGAAATCCACCTTCTTCGTGCCAGTCATACACAGGAAGTTAGGAAATTTTGGATTGCGGTACAGCACAATCAAATCCTGCCGCCGCAGTTCGGCAATAACCTGCCTATTTATGACGTCTGCTGGTACTTCGTTTGTCAACGTTCTTAGCTGTTTGCTCATGATCTTCGTGCTCAAAATCGTAGTTCTCTGTAATGGTCAGAGCCTGTGTCCAACAATTGGCAATGAACTCTGGTGTGATGTCCAAGTCCACACCCATCCACGTTGTTGCCAATATGTCTAACTCACGTTCAAGGATTCCAATCTTGAACTGGCCATTAGACCACAGACACGCACGGGTCAACCCCGTATCTTCCAGCAACATCCAGTGGAAAACCGGAATGATGCCATGACCCACAACAGCGAACAGATCAGTGTAGGCTATTGAGATCTCTCTCTTTATCCAGTTGAAGACCACACCTGTATCCGTAGGATCTGTGCTGAGGCGTTCACGCCCGTTCTTCAACTTAAATCTGATGAGCGCGGCTTGCGCTCGGGCCATAATCAAGCCCAAGATGTTTGATAAGCACTCTTCTGGGTACGCCGTAAGTTCCGGATACAACTCTAGAAGATCAGCATACAACCCGTAGGTGTGGCCTGCTGACAACCAGTAGTGTGCTTTTTGCCCTATAAGGAGCTCAATATTTTCCTGTGGTGTTTGTTGCATGTGAGGAAACCTCACTTACTTTTTGTGTACAAGCCGTACAGCATATCAAGTTCATCCCACAACAGCGGGTGTTCGCCCTCAACCCACAGTTGGTTACGGAACTCAGGATACTCCTCACAGTAAGTACGCCACATACTACCAGAGAATCGGGTGCTGTAGGAAAACAACATGTTTGCCAGCCGATCACAGCACTTGACAAAGCGTGAAGCCTTACAGGACCGAAGTTTGGGATACGTGCGTTCAGTACGTTCCTTACGGTTCTTGCCCAGTTCCTGAGTACAGTTGTAGACGATGTTGGCTACATCCGCAGTATACGGCCAGGGATCTGGTCCGTGCAATCCAATGACCGTATGCATTAATTCCTGGATGTGCTTTACCAGATCTCTGTATGACAGCGTAGTATCTTCCAACACATCATGATGACAGGCCGCCAAGTACAGTACGTACTGTGCGTCGGTGGAAGGAAAATGGATGTTCTGGAAAGTCAAACATATGTCAGCTACCATTTCCAGATGGAAGCTATAGGGTAAGCCTGCGTACTTCTGCTCTCCATGCAGGGCGCTAGCTGCATACTGAATCCGTTTTGCTATTAACTCGTGCAAAGCTGTTACCTCTCCTTGAGTGTGGTGCCCTGAACAGGATTCGAACCTGCGACCCTCGGTTTAGAAGACCGATGCTCTATCCTCTGAGCTACCAGGGCAAATTGTGTGGCTTACTGGCTGGGTACAGCCAATTGTTCATTGATCTTCTGGCAAATTTCAAAGGTTGAGGGGTAGGAAGCAACCTTTACCAAGTCCTTGGCATACGCCCAGGCGCTGTTGTGAAACTTAGAACACTCAGTACCAATGACATGGGTAATGGGACAAAGGTAAGGAGCTATTAGCCCAAATCTGGTAACCACATACAGTCCAGGGTGCTCACATTTTCTCTGGGCTTGGGCTAAAAATACTAGGTCACCTGCTTCCAGTACTTGACCATTCTTGTCTAGATTCATGGTGGTGTTTAATCCTGGTGGTCCTCAAGGGATTTGAACCCCTGGCCTTCTTCTTGTAAGGAAGCTACTCTACCGCTGAGTTAGAGGACCACGTTAATAGGGGAGATACTGTTGAAAGAGGGTGGAAAACGGCAGATGATTGGGGGGAGGGGGCAATGAAATACCACCATCAGCCATATACTGGTCGTAGAACTCCACGATCTTATCAGTCCACAACTCTTTTGAGTACGCACGGTAATGAGTTCCATGCTTTCTGGCCTCAAGTAAGTCATTCCAAGCACGCAACTCCTCAGGATGGATGGTATCACCTACTGGGCCACTGGGAGAGAGTCCTTTGATCTGTGTTAAGTTAATTGGGAAGTTACCCGCCGAGAACGAGAAGTAACGACACATGACCAGAGCACGAATTGAATGCAACAGGGGTTTGAGTTCCCAGGTGGTACTACCTGGCACGTAGCGACCTACATGCTCCTTAACCATGCCCTCAAAACTTTTTGCGTACCGCAGTGCTGGGCACTCTGCTAATCGCAGGCCACAGCTGTGAAGCAAACCAGGCGCCCAGGGTTTATCACCAAGCTTACCATCACAATCCCATTGGTATCCTGACAGCACTTCTAGGCTGCTTACTTTTTGCAGACTAAACTCCCTACAAAATTCTGACCAGTCTTTGCACTCCACACTCAGCTTGGTGTCATCCAGCATTATACCCGCTGTATCCAGCCGGCAGTTTACCACACGTTCGCGGCTGTTAACAGACAGGTATCCAGACATCGGGTACACGTAAATGGCCTTGACATCATAATCACTATCAGGTCCAACCATACCCCAAGCGCGACTGCCTACAAGAGACAGGAACAGAATAGATGCACCAACAGGTAACTGCTCTATCAACGCCTGTTCCAAGTTCTTATACTCTTCAGGCAGCAAGGTTACTGGATTACGTGTCATGATATTGGTGGGCCAACTGGGATTTGAACCCAGGGCATCTTTCTTAAGAGGAAAGCGCTCTAACCGCTGAGCTATTGGCCCACTTGGAGGAACGAAAACGTGTAGGATACATCAGTCCACGACATTAAGAAATCTCGTTGGCTTTTTGATAGAGGAAAACTGGTCTCCACCACAATCTGGCCACTGATGTGATCTTCTTCCACTGGAACGACACTCACACGTGCAATATACGTACGAATGGGCAGCAGTGCTCTGACACCAGCTCTGAACCACTGGCCTTGATCATCCTTCTGCCACAGAGGCATCTCGTAAACTGGACACTCTGAGTCCAATCTCGTTGTTGCCAGGTTGTCTAAAGCTCGCTTAATCTGTTTTATCCCGTTTTGCATTGCAATCCTCTCGTGAACGAGTCCAAGGCTTTTGTAGCTGTCACCAGCTCGTTTGTTTGCTCAGTACGTGGCATACCGCACACCGGGCAGTTTGTCCACGCTCTAATGTCGTCTACTGACTGCATCCAGTACTCAGCGTTAACCGGATACAGTAAATCCTCTGACACAAACTTTTGACTGCTGCCAACAACTCGCAGTTGCCCACCCGTAATAGTAGCGAGCTTCCATCCACCAGGAGCTTTTAGCCATACAATACCCTGAGACATACCCCAGAATCTATGTGGGTACGCCTCCCTGGTATGTACTAAAATCTTTTGCAGTTGTTGAACACACCACAAACGTGTTTGATTCTGAAAGAAATTTGGTGCATCCTGTTCCAAGCTCTCAGCATATAACTGCAGCAGGGGACGCAAGTCTGTTGGTAACTCAGCAAGAAGCTTTTGCACATCAGCAGCTAGCTGTTCAGAAGTATACATAGGAGTTCAAGGGTGGGTGGTCGCAGACCACCCACCCTAAGTGCCGGCGTAGTTCGCTGTTATTTGAACGAGATGTCTGTAAATGGGACAGTACGTTCGCCTATCAACGGGGGCTGGCCGTTCCACGCAGCGATGGCCTTGGCCGTCAACTGCATTCTGCGTAGCTTGACAGCTACGTCCCCCTGCTTAGCTCGAATGCCAGCAATGGCCGCTTCGCGCTCAGCATTGGTGATCAAGGTTTTGGCCTCAACCTTCGTCCGTTCAAGGAGGACCAGGTCCTTCTCGTACTCGCTGTATCGTTGGATCTTTTCCTGGATTTTGTCGCTGATTTCCTTGGGTGGATATACTTCACCCACATACACGTCATCAACAGAGATTCCATATACCGCCAGGATGTCAACCAACTCCTTCTTGATCAACGGCCCAAGATTCTTTCGGTCCTTGGCCGTGATATCGAAGATGGATTTAACTCCAGTCACGGAATTCACTGCATGCTGCGTAGCATAACGAATGAAGTTTTGCTGGATATCATCCAGCGTCTGTTCACCGAATTCCTGAAAGACCTTTGTCATGTTTGCGGCGTCCACGTGGTAGGCAACCGTAACATCCATGGGTAGCTGAGCCCCTTCCAACGTCGTAGCGATGATCGCGTCGCTCTTTTCCTTTTCCCCTTCCTTGGTGTTCTGTACGTAACTAGCATTTTTGATACTAGTGGGGTAGATGAACAGTCGTTCACGGAATCCCACGTACACAACACTTGGCGTCAGGATATTTTCGCTAATGCCACTGCTGGCATTGAACTTGATACCCACACTGGAGGGCGGAATTTGTGCCATGCACCCTGTGGTAATCCACACAGTGCTCAGCAGAAGACAGAACAGGCCGAGTGCTTTCACTCTTTCGCTCCCAGAGAACTGAGTAGATCGCCACTCAGCACCAGCGTTTGTTTCCCGTCGCTGGAGATAGAAGGTAGACGCCCGCCGGCTGCCGCCCACTTGTTGATTGCATCCTCTTCCAAGTCAAGTTGCATCATTTCAATGCTCTTGCCATCGGTCTGAGCTGCCGTCAATCGTTGGCTTTCGGCCTTCGCCGTTGCCTCAATAATGCCAATTTGCTTTAGGAGCTTGGCGATTTCTGAGTCAGTTTGGCTAATGGCCAGCAACGTGCTGCTGTTTACCTGGTTAGTGATCTTGGCTGCGGTCGGGCCCTCAGGGTATGCCTGAAGGATCAGTACGCGTTCAACCGTGATGCCCTTGGGTCCAAGGCGTTTCTGCAACTCAGCGGTCATCGCCCTGCTTGCAGTTTCTCGCTGTGCACCCAACATGGAAAACACATCGTACTGGGTACCAACCACCGAACACACTTCTTTGATCGCTCGTCGAATGTGTTGGGACTGGATGTCCTCAATACTGATGGGTCCAAACGTCTTAAACGCCTGGAACACGTCTTCCTTCTTAATTCGATACAGCACACTCAGATTATAGGTGGTGTTAGCACTATCTGACGTGGTGATCTGGATGCCATCCGCCGCCTTCTGCTCTCCCTCATCCTGTTCCTGCGTATAGACCGCATTCTGGATTTTTGTGGGATATGTGTACAGTTGCTGGAAGAAACCTACATAAACCGCTTGGGGTTCGTAGATTTTCTTCTCCAGTCCAGAGTTTGCATTGTACAAAACTCCGACGTAACCCGCTGGAATCCATTGGGTCATTATCAACCGTCCGACATAAACCAGGAGGGAAAGTACAAGGACAACGAGTAGGCCACCACCGATTCGGTTTTTGGCTCGTGTCATATGTAACTCCTTACATGATGTTGCCGTTTACCACGTCCTCAGGTGTCAGGACTTTGGGCCCTGATGCCGTCTGGACAGTAAACAGTTCAGGATTGGTTTGGATGGCTTCCGCCGCCAACTCCAATCTCTTTCTCAACTCTTCTGCTTCTTTCTGCTGGTGACCATGCTGCACACCCATGACATAGTAGCGAGTAGCTGTCACAGTAATTATGGCCAAAACCGCCATCAACAGAAAGAACAAACCTATACGGAAAAGAATCATCTTTTTTTCCTCAAATGTGCGGGATTCTACCAAATGTGTAGGAATCTGCCAAATTGGCTAGCAGCAAAGCACACACAGTATCCCATGCATTTTCCGTACAGGGAAAGGCCAGTTCATAGTCAGGACGTTCAAAGAACAGAGATGTCCACTGCCAAGGCTCGTGCTTGTCGGGTTCGGGGTTGGTCAAAGCCCCAGGATTGTCTACATGGATAATCACGTACGTAGTCATGTAGAAATCATCACGACCGTCTTTCGTACGATGATAGGTATGGGTACAAGCCTGTGTCCAATACTTACCAACCAGCCCAGTTTCTTCCAGCAACTCGCGCTCAGCTGCCTGCTGTATGCTCTCACCAAACTTGATTCCACCGCCAGGCAGACCCCAGCAACCTGCGAGCTCAGGTGGGTGCAAGCGCTTACCTAGCAGGAAATAGACTTTTTCCTTGTCCAGATTATCGCAAACAGCGAAGATAGCTACGCCCGGACGAAATGCTTGCTTGCGGGCTGGTGTCCAACCATCAGCATCTGTTTCCTGTTCGTTCATAATAGGCGGGGCTCCAAACTTCTATCCCATTCATTGGGGAATTTTCGGCGAATATCTTCGCGCTTTTCCTCACACTCAAACCACTCAATACGCAGTTTGTGCCAGAAAAGAATATGCCAAATACCGTTGGCTAAATCGCCCTTGCCAATCCACAAACAAATCTGGCCAATGGCCCATGCAGTGAATTCTCTTTCCTTGCACAAGACCAGAAACTGACTTTCTCTCATTGTTACTTCAAAAGGTTTGGAGCTCTTACTCAGAATCGAACTGAAGAATCCGCATTACAAGTGCGGTGTTTTGCCACTAGAACTATAAGAGCGTGTTACTATAGAGGCTTTTGGTAGAAAAGGTATTTGAACTCATAGCACTTGCCTCTATAGTACTATGAACAAATCAAATAGTAATTTTGGCATGTCACGAGCAGAAAGTGGAAGATTAGGGGGTTTAGCTAGTTTGGAAACTAGGCAGAAGAAAACCCAACTCCTGAAACAGCAGTATGACTTGAATCCTAAAGCTTGTACTCAATGTGGGAGTAACCTAACCTTTGAGCAGAGGCACAATACTTTTTGCTCAAAATCCTGTGCAGCTAAGCACAACAATCCGATGAAGATAAAGATTCTTACTAACTTTTGTCTTCATTGTGGAAAACCAATTAAGTCCAAGTACTGTTCTTTGAAATGTCAAGCAGATTATCGTTGGGCAAATAGGAAACAAGAGGTACTTACCAGTAACAAACCTGTAAATACCAGAACGATTAAGAAACTGTTGTTGGAAGAATTGGGCCATCAATGCCAACAGTGTTTGAACACTGAGTGGAATGGACAACCTATTCACCTTGAGCTTGAACATATCAATGGAGATTCAGGGGACAACAACAGAGAAAATATCACACTGCTCTGCCCTAATTGTCACGCACAAACTCCTACGTATAAAGCTAAAAATCGTGGGAACGGAAGACATGCTAGACGAGAACGCTACAAGAGTGGTAAAAGTTATTAATTGCAGCGACCGGAGCGCTTGAACCAAACGTTACAATAGAGGAATTTCAGCGGGATACTCCTTGACTGTAACCCACTTACCACCCTGCCAGGATCTGACCCGAACGCCCCTCAAGTCATCCTCCCGAGCTTCCCTCATGCTATCCTTTAACAGACGGGGTATTGCTGGTTTCTTGTTCCAGATCCAATACTTATTGGGTAGAACAGCAGTGGCTTCTGCCTCTTCCTGCGTGTAGTAAAGGTGTAGCCAAACACTGGATCTATCCAGAGGCTCTTCTACCTGGCGGGTGCCACCCCACCATGTACGGCGAACAACAGTCTTGGTGACTATATCAGTTCCCATACAAGTCCAATAGCTTTCCTTGTCTGGAAGATCTAACCACGAGGGTTTCTCACTTGTACCTAGCTCTTCGATCAATGAGTCTCTCATCATACCTCTTTTGGAGCACCCAACGGGACTCGAACCCGCGACCTCAGGCCAAACCCTGAACTCTACCCCTGAGCTATAGGTGCAGTATATGGTCTCCATTGGCCATCGGAATCCACTACAATCCAGTGTTCTTCATGCCAATCTGTTGATTCCCCCTCCTGTACGCCAACGGACGCCCGAGCTACAAGCTGGTTGTCAATTACGTGGACTGTGGAGAGGAAGAACGCCCCGTTTCTGGAGTTGATAACCGTGCGCTCAAAGAAATTCCAAAATCTGTTGAGGGTTTCCTGGGCACTAGGAGTTATGAGCGTGGGAAGAAGTTCGTCGGGCATTGTTAGGCTCCTGGCCAGAAAAACTGTGGAACATGGTTGCACAAATGGTAACCAAGAAGTTGAACCACATTCTCAATATGGCATTTGTACAGGCCACTGTTGTTGAAGCAGTTGAATTCTATGACCTTAAGCTGGTTGTCTGCTGTGCGTGCGATATCCATGACGCACACGGGATGTGGTGTCCAACCTCGTGCAATGCGCTGGGCAAATTCCCAGACCTCACGTGGTGCACTTGCTGCAGGCGTAGGTTGGTACATGCTAGCAGCTATTGGCCGGCCACCAACCACCACAAATCGCCATTCTTCAGCCAGCTCCTGTACGGGGGCTATGAACAGTGGTGTACTGCGAGTTAGAATTCCGTACTCCGCGTCCAACACCTGTTGGTCTTCATCCGTGCTGTCCTGAATCTTTCCTACCCACTGCTCAAAGTTTTCCGCTGAATCCACAGTACCACTAACTTGCTTGGAATCATTATCCACTTTGAAGAACAGGTTAGTTCCGAACCTTGTCCTAATATCTTTGGTCGTCTGCCAGTTTAGGTGTTTAGGCTGAATCAGAATGAAATCTGAATTCAGATAGTCTGCACCCAGTTGCTGAGCATATACTGAGGGCCTAAATTGTTGTGGGTTGTAGAAGACGCTTTGGCGGCCATAGAAATTGCGTTGAGCACACATCACGCTGGTGGTAGAACCCAGTATGACACTTTTGTTTCCCTTCTCGTACTCAAAAAGCAGAGAATCTAAAATGGCTTCAGGCAGTGCCGTACTGAATGGTGGAAGGTCAAATACATCACACTTTGCATCAAATGCAGTACCACCAAGGTACTGGTTGTCATTGAAATTCTGAATTGCATCTGTCCAATCCTGAACCCCATTGTTGTTAAGATTTTGCTGGATGCGAAATGTGATTGTTAGCTTCTTGCTCACGATAATACCTCAGGCAATTTGTCACCCTTAGTGCTGTTACACTTCTCGCAAAGAGTCTGGGAGTTTTCTAACGAATTTCTCCCGCCCTTGGACCGTGGAATGACATGGTCCTGGGTCATGAGCGTACCACAATTTGCATACAGATTGAAATGATGGTGACAATCTTTAGGTTGACCCTTACTCCGTTGGAGTTTGAAGTGAGTACCTGCTACCCCACATAACTGACAGACTACACCATGTATCTTGAACGTACTCAAGCGCAGTCCACTAACGTGCACAGCGTACTTCTGTCCTCCGAACTCAAACCATTTTCTTGGCAGTTTGCCTTGGACACAACCTACACCATCACTGCAAACGTGGTCCAGTACTGTACTCAGCGGTATGTGTTCGACAGCAGTAGTGTACCTTCGTTTCATGGTTAGACTCACTAGTGGGAAAGCTAGGAATCAATGTTAGATGCTAGAGTTCAGGGCAAACAGTTCCTTAGTTTCTTCCACAGACTTCAGAACATAGCTCACTTCAGTCCCTAGGGTTTTAACGGGGGCCAAGCACGCTAGTGCTCTGTCGTTTAGGTTTTGGAGTCTGGTGTCCAGCTCGTTCAGAAATCTTGTGTTTTCCTTGACCAGTTCAGCGGCCTGGACTACGGACTTAAACTCCTGTAGTTGTTTGAGTTCAAGTTGTTGGGCAGTTAGCTGATCTCGAAGCTCATTGTGCCGTTCTCTAATCTTGTTGTGGGCTGTCTTCAGCTCTTGAGCCTGAAATTTGAGTTTCTTGATGATCTCATCTACAAATTCCGTGGTGTCCAACGGATTTTTGATGTTCTGAACAGTTTTCAACAAGCTCTGAGTCTTGTTGTGCTGCTCCATTATATCGTTCTCAGCCTTTTCGTAGTGCACGTCCAAGTACACAGCATAGGCCTTCATCCGGAGTTCAGGATTGTTCGTAAATTCCTGGTTAGAAACTTGCAGATATGGATTGACCTTGTTATTCTGCTCGTCCTGCGCGATTTTTTCGTTGAACTCAGCGCTGAGTTTAGTCAAATTGCCTGAGCGAACCACCAAATGCAAGATTAGAGTAATTGGGGCAGCAACTTGGAAATGAATTAGAAATCTAGCTACGGGCCAAGTCCATGGCCAGTAATTGAACCAGCAGATTCCTGATAACAAAGGAATCAAACACAGAAGTGTAGCTATCCACCAAAGTATATGGAAATAAACTACTAGAAGCACACAAGTTACAATAGCCCCTACAAACCCAAGTCCGCCAACCCCAAACCCGTTGTCGTTCTTGTACATCTCGTGGAAATAGTTTTTCTTCACATACTGGGCTTTTTGCTTCTCAGTGTTTGCCTTCTGCTTTTGGAGGAAATCCCAAACTTCGTTCATGTTGTTTCCTGGTACCGGTGGTGGGGGTCGAACCCACGGCCTCACACCTTATGAAGATGGTGCTCTACCACTGAGCTACACCGGCTTGTTGCTAAGCTTCGTTCCTAACCTTTTTCTGCATGATTTGCGCGTAGTTAGCCAAGCGCGTTCGTCGGTCACGGAGAGCTGGAATGTCTCGGATCTCATTCACAGTCTGCCGGGCTTCAACCGCTAGGTTCTGGCCCGCGGCCTTCAAGTATCGGAGTTCCAAACTCAGTTCTTCGTACTTGGCCTTGAGCTCAGTTAACTCCCGTTGTTGATCGTTGAATTGCTTGAGAAGCGGTGTATAGAGGCGAGCTTTGAACTGTTCAAGGGTTTCGGGCTGATCCATGGTGTAAGACTCCTGTTTGGTTTGTAACGGATAAGGTACCAGATAAAGCTGAAGTAGCAGGCAAAGAACATCACAAGAAATATTGTGTTAGCTATCTGCTGGGGATTTCGTTTCACGGAGCACTACACGCATCACGCAGTTGTTCGTATTTGTCTATGGCAAATGCTGTGAGTGCGCCCCACAAATAATCTTTTTGCACTGACCATCCTGGGTAGATGCCAATACTGTCGTCGGAAAACATTTCGCGAAGTTCAGTTAACAGCTTAGCTCGAGCTTCCACCATATTAGGATTAAGCAGGTTGTTAATCGTAGTACTAACTGCGTGATGTTGAGTATCTACACCCAGCGCCTTCTCCACACGCTCGCCCCGCACATTCATATGGTGTAGGAACAGCACAAACAACAGTGCATCACGATGTGCAAAGTGCTCGTACAGAGCTTTCCACACGCCAGGTGCTACTGCCTGAAGTTCGCTGGTGTCATGCAAGTGCAGAGCACGTAAATCTGTTTCCCACCCAGAGTACTGTGATTGGAGTTCAGGGGAACTGGGTGTGGCCACAAACATATGGCCATGGGTGTACACAAACTGGTTACGGGCGTCAATATTGCCCAAGACCTCCAGTACAGTGTCCAACTTCCGATCCGCATACGTATCATGCAGGACCATGAGCCGAATACCAGTGCAGTTCATGCGCCAGAGAATAGTCAGGTACAGAATTCCCTGGTCAGTACTGACCATATTGAGTACGGAGTTGATTACGATGAGCGCTTTAGGCTCGTGGTTACCAACTTTGGTCCGAAGATCATCTAATACCTGATTACTCATAGTTCTATCTCGTGTACTGGATGTGGTTGTACTGGCTGACGAGTGGGCCGCAGCCGTCTGGTGTGCACGTACCGTACTCGGTAGTTTCCTTCCCGTCCTGGGTGATAACACCAGTACAGTTTACAGTGCTGTCAAACAGGACGCCTGTAGGAGCTGATGTGCACTCACAGGCTATGGATTGGGCTTTGGGGTGCAGACGTCGCAGGTAGGATTCAAAGCGCTTTGCATTGTCTTCCAAGCCCTTGGAAGAATGATTCTTTGCCGAGCCGATAGCGCCGATAACTACTGCCAGTAGCAGACAGACTATGGCCACTACCACCAGGACTTCAATGAGTGTGAATGCTTTTTTCATAGGACAAATTTGGGCCCCTCCGCTAAACCTACGAAGGGGCTGGTGTATTGCATCTACTGCCCTTTTGGGGCCGTGTTTTGCTGCCAGCTGGGTGTCCACCACGACGTTTAAGGTCAGACTTATTCTTAAAGCACGGCGCTCTACCGCTGAGCTACGCCCGCACTATAGATCTTGTCCATAGTGCAGGCGTCGGGATTCGAACCCGAGACGGGTGTGCATGTGTCTTTCCGGTTGATTGGTGGATTAGCTGTTGGTTGCTGAGTCTGTTGGGCGACAGTCTTAGCCTTTGTTGCGTTCTAGGCTGCTTTACCTTGTTTGCATAACCCCGTGTACAGCACACCTCTAAACCCACAATTGACTGCAGGTCCTCGTGGTACGATGTGCTGTGTACGGGGTGGAGGGATCGAACCTCCATACACTTTGAACGCGTTTAGCCTGAGTCTTAGTCTCAGTCTAGCCCATTGCAGGCCTGAGCCTGCAAGACGTGGTTGGATACCAGTGATTATCCAGTGATGAAGGCAAAGACCTGATCCATGGTCTGAGACATTTCAATCTCAACCTGGTTGGCTTCTTCCTTCGCGATCTTCACAGCATCCTGCAAGGCACGCACACGATCCAGCATGTGCTCCTTCTTGGTCGGGGGAATGGTGGCACTCAGCTTCTTCCGAGTCCAATAACCAGCCACCGTATTCTTGGTGACTTCCCGAATCTGGTTGGGTACGCCCTTCTCAGGCACGCCACTCTTCTCAATGACCAGGAACTCAACTGCCTGATGTTGCTTGGCAGTCTCAATGGGGTCAGATTCGTACAGGCCCTGGTCGGTATTCAGCGTCCAGGTTTCGGCTGGGTCCAACGTCGGAAGATTCTTGACGAAGGTCTCCACATCGTTCAACACCTTACCCATCTGGATGAGGTAGGCCACAGGCACGTCAGCGACCAGCACCTTGTCACCGATCTTGATGTCGGCCTTGGCCAAACAGTTTCCTCGTTCCTTGGTCAGGATGACGTCGCACAGGCTTGTCCATTCCTCAGTAGCCTGAGCCCATACGTCCTCAACAGACGCCTGTACAAGCTTCGCTTCCTTCGGGAAGTTATCACCACCCTCGTCCTTGGGTCGGTACTCGCCGATCATGCCGTTGAACAGATCAGTTTGCTTCGTACGATGATGAAGTTCAGTGATCTTGGTATGGGTGTTGGTCTTGTAGCCAGATTCCAGGGCTACAACCTGGTTGAGTTTCAGCTTTTTGTGGTTCATGATGATGTTCTTTGTGTTTAAATCTGAAGACAAGTACGAGCGTATAGATTGCGATGCTCTTTTCACAGACTTACGTCGTCACCCTTTTGCTCTCATGTGTACCCACCGAGCATATCTTTGACAACTGCGATATCTTATTCCTGGCCTCAACGGCCAGGTCGCACAGGACTCCTTTGGGTTATGCCACCCTGCTCGTACTTGTCTTGGTCTTTGGACAGAGTACTCTGTTCCAAACTGTTTTTTCACATTTGAAATACCTCTATTAAAACAGAGGTTCAAATGAATTGTCTTTATTGCGGAGTTGAAACAACCAATCCCAAGTTCTGTACAAAGTCTTGTGCTGCCAAGCACAACAACCAATATCATCCCAAAAGATTGGTTGAAGGAAATTGTTTACAGTGTTCTAAAGCTATTCGTGCTTCACGAAAGTTTTGTAGTCCTGAGTGCAGGAAGGATTGGAATGCTGCTAATCCTGTGACTCGTCAGCCAAGATCTAATGTGCTCGGGGTTATAGCACCACCCATATCTTCTCCAGGTTGGAGAAAGTATATGAATTACTACATTACTAAGCACAAGCGTAATACTAAAGCCAAAGCTGTTGAGTACTTGGGTGGTTGCTGTTCAATTTGTGGGTATAGCAAATGTCTTTCGGCTCTGGAGTTTCATCATCAAGACCCATCTGCAAAGGACTTTTCTATTGCCATGAGTTCCAGAAAGTTTGAAAAAATCAAAGCAGAGTTGGACAAATGCATCCTTGTTTGTGCAAACTGTCACAGAGAGATTCACGAACTCGCTACTATAGGTTGGAGCCCAGGGTCAGATTTGAACTGACGATAATCAAGGTTGCAGCTTGAGGGCTTAAACCACTTGCCAACCTGGGCATGTGAGAATAGAGAGGGAGTTAACTGCGCACAGTTCTCCACCGACAGCGGACAGCAAGTCTGCGACATGCTACCTCAAGGCTATTAACTCTGGGACGCAAACCCCCACCTGAACACATACGACTACCACACTCATGAGGTAATGTACGTCCGTTCTGCGCAGCTACCCGCCTGTGACAAACACAACACTGTACTTCAGTCTGTGACATGTTTGAACTCACGGAGTGCAGTGTTAAGGGCCTCGGCCAATGGCTGTGCTGCTTCCTCCGTGGGAAAGAAGTTTCCAACCTCTCTGTAGCCGCGATCAATCTCATCATCTGCCCACACAACGGACTCCGTACAGAATCCTTTGTTACAGGCTACGACCACGACGTATTTATCCCCCTGCCGGGGCCAGGCGCTTTCGGATTCAAGGACTTCAGAGATCTGTGTAAGTTTCTGGATCTCATCATCTACTTCCTTCCTCATTGCCTGTAGCTGTGCAAGTCGTTCGTGGTCGGGGATTGGGGTGTTATCGTTCATGGCTAAATAGGTGAGACAAACCTCGTTCTTTGATACTGTTGGGGGTCATTGGACCCAAAATTCTTATATCATCCAGGTGATGAACTGCAAGCCGTATGTCTGCGTCGCCTGAAAATGGGCGGAGCACATAACAATGACGATCAACGCAGTACTTAATTCCATACTGAACACCAGGACTAGAGCAGTACACAGCTTTATGCCATGTTCTAAGCAGGGTGCGTAGCAGAGAGCTCATTGTTGTTGGCCTCACTTGGACTTGGGTACGTGGCAGTAACCAACTGTTCTTCACTGATGTCCAGAGAGAAATGTCCGCCGTAATCGTAGTCTGAATACCGTGTGTTAATCAACAGGATTAAAGTCTGTAGTTCTTCTTCCGTTGCCTGGTGGGTATTGGTAAACAACTGCGTGCGGCGTGCGAGAGACTGGACTAGTGCATGATCTCTGATCCACTTTGCGTGGAACTTGTAGTGCATCATCTCACTGAGTGCACCATTCCGAACTCTGTTCACATGATTAAAATGGTTGGTAGCTGTCTGCAGTGCTGCGTCTTTTGACTCACAGGCCACAAACTTACACCCACCATAATCATTTTGATCGTCTTCGATTCTGAGCAACCATACTTTCATCTTTTCTCCTGCTAGGCTTGAGAAGCTACGCACGTGAAATGCTAGGCTGTTGGACAGGGTGGCATGAAAAAATCCGAGTTCAGAGCTTGATGTCAACTCTGACCCAGTTTCCAGTAGAGAAGGCAAGATGGACGTATCCACTGCCCTTGTCAAATGGTAAATCCCTAGCTTCCTTACGCCAGAAGACTAGAGACCCACATTGTAAAATCTCTACGTGGTCAGCAAGAGCCGAGGACTTACAAAGATTGACTTTGTAAGTCCTGCCTTGTAGTATTTTCGTACTCAGATTGCAACTGTCTGACCACGTAGTCTGATGTTTCCAATGTTCAATCTCCCAGCCCCTGATCCAAATCAGGGGCTGTATGAGATGTCAGCACGCCACTCATCTTGAAGGTGATAGACTGTGTCTTGCAGTGCATTGATCTGTGCTTTTAGCCTATGTACTTGAATGATCGTCCTGATCATTCAAGTACATAGCCACGCACAAACCAGTTAACATTTAGGGTTCCCTGCTTGTTGACCACTTCTTTCTAGACTGTTCAATCTGCGTGCGTTGGTCAGGAAACCGCTTTTCCAGTGCTTCCCATGTGATGTTCTCACACCCCACAGCCCAAGAATCGCCGCCAATTTTGCCGTCGTTGTCTAGCCCATCGCAGAGCGTGGCACCTTGAACTCCACCGCCCTGCAGGAACTTACGGTTACCGTAACCATCCTTCAACCAGATTTGGTAATCAACTGGTACCTTACCATTGCTATCAGTCATCATCAGCAGGGGGAAGGACATGAACAGTCCAAAACCAATGATTCCGCCAATACAGCCTAGGCCTCTGGCGGAATCATCGCTGATTTTGATTGGCATTAGAGTTCCTTGCCTGAAGACAAGTACTTACGTAGTTGAGGTAGTGACCATGTCCTTAGCCGGCTCAACGTGCGCTCAGCTTGGCGGGTATAAGCCGTTGAATGGTATGCACCATTGCGTGCTTGGGCGTGGCCTTGGTTGTACTTTAACCACATGCCACGAACACTGCCGCGACTGGACAACAAATGTCCTCTGAGGTATGCAGTGCCCGCTCGGATATTGTGCTCAGGTTTCTTGGGATCCAAGCCCTTCAGCAAATGTCCTTGAGGACCAAAGTTTGAACGCCACGTACTGCGTGTAAACTGCATGATTCCCATCTGAGGGCGGCTTGCCATACTGAACCTTGATTCATGGTAAGCAGTGACAGCCACTATCAGTGGGTCTACATTCAGCTCCTTGCCTGACTGGCAGATGGAAGCTGTTATCTTCTGGCAGTATGCTAGTCCCTTGGACTTTAACTGACAGGATTCAACCAAGCATTCAACTTTGTCGTTGACCACGTTGGTCGGGGGGTTGGCGCTGAACGCTGTCAGCACCAGGATCAATGTTTTTAGCATCTCTCGTTCTCCTCGGGCAGAAGTTATCTACCCAACCCCTTTTCCCCAGACTATTTGTCAGGGTCCATGGCGTCAGCGCCCTTCTGCTTGGCTGCCTCGTGGTTTTTGAGACCTTCGTCAGGACTGGACAGAAAACTGCAGCCTTGTGCGACAAAGACTGCAAGCATGATGATCAGGAGAATAGCTGATGTTCTTTTCATGATTGGCTTTCCAAGTACGATATCAAGTCTTTTCTAACTTCCATGATCATTTTACCCAGTCTGTTTTGACCCACACCACGACAGACTCCCCAATAGGTATCGCCCCATCAGTTTCCTTCAACCAGTTCTTCCTCTCCAGTTAAAACTAGGAGTGTGCCAAGTACTGGGTCTTGTTCAAACTTCTGGCGGACAAAGTCAAACATAAATGCGTCTCTGACCTGTTGCCAATCTGGACGCAAGGCAAGGGTCTTGCCCATAGCCTTGGCCTTTGATGCCGTACAGTACGTACTGTGAAACGCAACACGTGCGTCTTTGTCTAAGGTCTTTGCTGCCTGATATGCGTGCTCAACGGACTTATAAGTTTGGCCATCAAAATGAATGGTACATGGGTAGAAGTTGGACAACCAACGGTATTCGCCATCAAATTTGTCAATCATGAGTGGGTTAGTCCTGCGTCAATACTGATACGCGCCAAGTCCAGAACCCAGTCAGGTGTGGGTGGACAGCTAGAGTCTATTGCCCTACACTTATCCATCAGGCGTTTGACGCGCACAGCACGTGGGTAGATGTCAGGACGTAGTTCAATGAGAATAGAACTGCCAGGTGACAGGTCAGGATCCATGCGGTTGTATAATGCCAGTAACTCCCGACGACATTGAGCTTTTAGCCACCGCAGTCTCAACTGCTGCACACCAGTTGTCAAGATGATAAGTGCTGAGTTCATAGTTTTTCACACACTGTCCTTGGTCAAAGGCGAAATAGTTTACGGGCCCAGCTGTGGTGTCAGTGACTGATATCAAGCATGTTGGACACTCATGAACTATCCTGTCCATGAGGTCAGCAACAGCCTGCCATCCACGAATACCTGTCTCGTTGAACACGTCGGCTTCCAACGGAGCTAGTACTTCAAGTCTGAAATGATTTGGCATAAGGCGTTAGTTGAGCACTGGAGGCGAGGGGCAAGCTAAGATTGATTAACTGTGTACATGTCGCGCGCTACCAACGTACACTGGCCCTCTAGGAGGCTCCAGTGCTCAGCTGTGAAAGAGTGTGGGACTGGATCTCACTCAGTCCCACGTTACACAAAGTTTAAGGCCGATGTGTGCAAGGCCGTTTTTTGTCAGTAGCTAGCTGACGACGTGGTTTTCTCCACTTGGGTTTTCACGGATATGTCTTGTGCAAGACGCCCAACTCCGTTTGACAGGCCCAATTGGGATGGGCTGGAGATAGTCAAATCACTTGAGGATGTACCTAACTGCAAGAAACAGTACAAATCCCCATACTGAGATCAGAAAGATGTAGGCAAGGGCTACAGGTATTGTCCAGGCATGGGTAACGGTAATAGCCCAGAAGAGCAGGCCTGCTATTGCCACAGCCATTGCCACGCACAGGGTGAATGTCAGGTAGATAACTGTCCACAGTACATGGTTAGTATTCATCATTTAATCACCTACGTTCAGAGCGGTTGCGCCTGAGCCATCAGGAGGCCAGATGTCGGGCCTTGCCAGAACTTCACTCAACGGCAAGTTTGCGGGTGTGTCCTCAGACACCTTGATCACCAGTGCATGGTCGTTGACCGTAACTGGCTCAATGCCCAGAATGGGCTGGATTAAAACCTTACGTGTGTCGCGTTCGTGCTTGACAACTTTACACGTTAGTCGGACATTGACGGTGACAGTAGCATGCAACGGTGCATTCTTTAACTTCATTTTGCCCTCAGTCAGTGAATAGCAGTCTTACAAAATGTGCGTCTACGACCAAGACCAGTCCCTGTATCACAGGCTTCTTACTCTTAGCCAGTTCTCTTGCTTCTTCCAACGTCTTCTGGACGCAAGTGCCCTTCGCCCCAAAGAACTCTTGGCCTATGGCTGCTTGCTCCATGTTATCAAACACCATTAGCATGCTAACGGTCATGGGATCGGGTGGTGGAGTAGTGCAGTTTGTGGCCAAATACTGTGATCTTACTTCATCCATTTGGACCATGATAACAGTATCTGGCCAGCTGCTGTCAGCGAGTTGCTGGTTGTCTAGCAACTCAGCATGCAGGTATCCTACATTTGGTACGCACGTAGCAGACATGTTAGTAATTGGCCAGTGACCAAAGTGCTTGTCGATGTTGTTTGATCATCCAGGCTATGGCCAAAGTTATAAGCAGAGCCAGGATGATACAGAAAAATCCTATACCCAGAGCCGCCGCCAAGCGGACAAGAAGAAATCCAACCGCAGGCGACAGACTCATGAGTAGGTCCCACAACTGCTAGACAGTCCCCACCGTCAGCAGAGGTCAACTGTGGCCAAGGCCACAGAAGTCTTATATGTCCTGATCAAGAGCATCAGACAGGGGAATTGGGGGTCGTTCAGGGTCAAGTTGCAACCAGTACTTATCTGGCAGCACGAATGACTTCTGGATGGTTTGTGGCCAAGTCCAGAAAGCGTTTTTGTGCACTGTCCATGTTCCAAACGGCTTTAATAAACCGGATGGTAATGCCCAGTGCAACAAGAAGTAGACCCACCAGAATCATGGTGGGTGCGGCGGCAGTCAATGCCGCCATAATGACTCCAAGAAAACCAGTAAGTGCCATCATAACTTTCTTCCACTTGAATATGTGTCCAACCAAGCTACTCCCAGACACAAGCTGATAACTAGTACCCAGAGAGCTGTAAGTCCAGACGAACACTGTTTAAAAGATTCCCACATACTGGACATTAGTGTCATAGTTTTCTATGCAGGGCGCATACTGGATCCAGCGGCCGTGGATGGTGGACCACCTCGTCTGGGTTTACCAGGAACTCCAGGCGGGATGGGAATATGATCAGGCTGGGGTTTGGGTTCTGGTACTGCATTCAGCCGGTGTTCAGGAATAACCTGGATGGGAATGGGAACCCCCTTCTGCAGTTCAGTGCTCTGTACACAGTAGTGATAGCATCCAGACTCGTACAGGACGATTTCATCCACATACCCACGGAATCCCGTGTATTTGTCCACTACCAACTGCTCAAGGTTGAAGACAGACGGTGGGTAGGTCGGCGGGTTCTTGCTGGGTTCTATCAAAGTCAAGCGACTGACGTCCAACCACATACCCTTGGCTGGCAGGTTTTCACTGCTCAGTGTGGGTGGAAACACACAGACCTGTGTGGTACGGCCTGCGGGGGCGGCTATCGCCAAGATCTTGCCTTTGTACTCAGAGTGGTTGTCAGCCACTACATCGTACATTTTGAGCTCCATGTCATGAAGAATGTCCATTTATTGATACCTCAGTGCCTCTCGGATTTGTTGGAGATCAGACCACAAGCTGCGTTCAATATTTAACGCCCAACTGCTGAGTGGCGTACCAGGTTCAAAGCTTGCGGCCCATGCATGCATGCGCCGGGCAAATGCCTCGTCCACTTGAATCCAGTTCTGTGCCTGGTCTGTGAATATCTGGCGGAAGTCTGCGCCACTCATACCCGTGGACTTCAGTACTGCGCCACGAAATGCTAGTCTAGCTTGCACTTTCTTGCATTCGTTCTTCCACAGCCGCAGATCATGGGCGGTTGGTGGGCTTGAAGCTAGGAGCAAGAAGTTAGTGCAGTCGAAGGTTTTGCTGTTATCCATGCTATTAACTCCTTACGTCGTTGTTGGATGAGTGTGCGTCCACGATTGATGTACAAGTACACGGGTTGGGTTAGAATCATGCTCAGTACACCGCCAATCATGACGGTGACGCCCAGAGCTCCAAACACATGTCCCAAGACTAGGGCCAGTGTACAACTCAGCACAATACCAGTCCACTCATACTTGTGGATTAGGGTTTGCAGGCGTTTGACCTTAGCATAAATGCTGAGCTCCAGCAGGGCAGTAGCTACACCCAAAATGATTCCAGCTAGTAACATGGTACTACCCTCCTGTCAAGAACTCGTAGGCCTTGTTGGCCTTGCGTGATTGCTCTTCAAATGCACGCTGGGCTTCCGCCGCCTTGGCTTTCTGCTCTTCGATCATAGCTTCAAGGCCGTGGGTCAAGATCATTTCGATTTCTTCGTTCTCGAACGTGGCACAGAACTTGTTCCAACGGTCATCAGTTGGTGGTTGAGGAATGGGCTCTGGTTTGTTATCCAGTTGCTTGTTAAGGGCCTGCAACTGTAGACGATTGCAGGCTGCAATCAGATATTTGACTGACTGTCGTACTTCGTCTGTGGTAGGCTGGGTCTTGTCTTCAGCCCACTGATGGAGGTCGTCAAGAAGATTAGACTGCCAGCCTACTACTGCTACAGATTTCTGTACGTAGTCTGGTAATGGCGGAGTACCAAGATCTGTTCGCAGCCCATCTGTCGGAGGTTTAGGTGCTTCCTGTGGGTTTACTGCCTTCGTCCACATAGGTTTATATGCACGAGTTCGGCCGTTGTCAAAGACTTTACCCATCTGCTGTTCTTCCATGATTAACCGTGCACTTGGTGATGATACACCAAGTGCACGGTTGTACATGTGGCTCTTAGATAAGCTCCAGACGAGTTGACCTGGCTTGTTGGGAGTGTTGACGTAACTGACTAGTGCCAAGTGAGGATCGTTCATCAACTTGTCTAGGATCTCAGCGGCTTGTGTTCGATGTGTTTCTGTGATGTTTGGTCGGGACATTTGATTCTCCTGTTGTGGGACTGGTGGAATACAAACTCGTTTTTTGTCCGTATGCTCTAATGTCTTAGCAATACGCTTTAGGTCATGTAGTTTTTTTTTCCGAACAAACTTACAGGACGGCGTTGAGGGAAAAGTTGTTACGAACTGTGTGCCGTTTTGGGTTGTAACCTGTACTTCGTGGTGTCCGTTAGCCCTAACGCGTAGTTGCTTGCAGGTAAAGCCGTGAAGTTCTGCGTACTCAAATAACTCTCTTAGTTTAGTTTTGGCCATTGGGGACTCCTATGCGGGAATGGTCATTGGTGGGTGCAAAAGTGTCGTGTCCAGCCATTGAAGGCCTTTCAACAAGGCATCTGATACTTCCATTTTGCCCAGGGCCTTTATCAAGGTCTCAGGATGCATGTAGTCTTTGGTCGGCAGTATCAGGTGCAGTTCCCACTCGCCTTGCTCATTGGTCTGCAGTGTGCAGGGGGTGAAAGCAAAGTTTTGTGGGTCGTTATCCGCCAGGTTTGCAGCCTGTGGATAGCTTAGGGCTTCAACTTGATCCTCGCCCTGTCGCACAAGAAACAGCCAGGGTTTGTTTTCTTGGAACTCGGGCTGTGCGTGTAATGCCAACAGTTGTTGACACACGGCATACGACCATGCATTGAGTTGGTTATTCATTATGCTCGGGGTGGAGGCAGTGCACTGAGTGGTGCAATATTGCCCAGGGCCAGTTGTTCATTGACCAGGTCTTCAGCACGTTGCCGGCTATAGCCCTGGACTCGGTAGTAATCTACCTGCATGTCAATCCAGCCACCTTCTTCCAGGTTCTTGCTGTTGTAAAGGCCCTTATGTATGGCGCGGCGCACTGTTTCTTCCCACAGTGCTTGGCCGTGTTCTGTTCCCCAGGGTATGGGTATGCCATTGCACCATATGTTTTCAGGATTCTGTGGATTATCAGGATCCAAGTCCTGCGCCATGCGCTGATCATATTCGTGTTCTACGGCCTGGGCTGTAGCTAGCCGGCGTTCCACGCACCATATCACGTAGTTCAGTGCACGGGTTCGTTTCTGGGCAATGGACGAAGCCCAGTATCCAGCAATGATTATCAGGGGCAGTGCAAGCATGTTAGATCACGCCGTTGCAGTCGAATACTCTGTCCATTCACCATAATCAGTGCAAGGAGTTCTGAGTCTGTAGCCAGCAGGTAAGTGAGTTGGGTCTCAGGCATGTCCTGAGGACTGTAGGTCGGAGGGGGGTTGGGGGTAAGTTCATCAGTGAATATGGTGGACGTCGGTGTATGCTGCACGAAGTCTACCCTCCTTAATGTGAGTATTGGGATTTGTTTCTAAGCTGGTGTAGTAGTCCATTCGTGGATACCTGCTAGCCAGTCATTAGCATGGTTCATCCAGGGGCCTGCGCACAGTACTGCGTGTTGAACACATACAAAGTACAGAGCACTGTACGGACTGATGAGGGGTGAGAACGTGAGAGCCCAGAACAGTGCGGCGCACACCATGGTCAAGAACTGTGCATGGGGCAAGGGTTGTACGGTACTAGGTTGTTGGGCGCATGCCATAGCGTTGAGCTAAGTACCTCAGGACTTGGGCGTGGGGTATGGCCATACATGTAGTGGTCTGCAGATGGGTTTGGGGGTGACCCGTTACGCGCTGTGTACGGTACCAGAGAATAATGGACAGGGGGACATGGAATCCGGGCAAGGCCGTCCACGTCTGTACCACTGCACTGTATTGCCGGGGGAGGGGGGTGTTAGGTGTTGGCTGTAGGTGAGTGGTGTGGGGTTGGGGATAGTTGGAATTCTGGTTAGGTAGTCGGTAGACCATTGATGATTTGTCCTTAGCGCCCAGCGGAGTTCAAAATAGATTTTGAGTGGCAGGAGGCTGGCGGACGGTTGGCCAAATGCGCAATTCTGTGGGGTTATTAGTCATTTGATGGTACACTTGCGTGTAATGTACAGTTTGTTACACAGTGTTTTGCGCCTTTTTGAACCATTCCACATTGTTTTATACCAAAGTACGACGTATGTGCAGAACTTCAGTAGTCTTAACATATTATTGTACTACGGTTTAAACCTAGATTTTTGGGACATGCGTATTTCACCATACACCTGTGCATGATGTTTAACGCACGTCCCATGTTTTTTACGCACTTAACACACTACGTGCTTGAGTTGTATGTGTTTTATGCGTTATGCGCACGACAAAGTTGCGCATTAACTGCACGTCTTGCACAAACGTACACGCTTTTATTCAGTTTTTGTGACGTAAACAGTTAACAGCATACAGATAAGTTGCTAACCTACCATAGTCTGACATTGGTACAAAGCCCAGTGTTTTGTGTCTTCGCTTTAAACGATGTATGTGTTGCCTGCTGGTAGGGGTCAGCCCACCATATTTGGACACGCTGGCATTGTATTCCAGCTATGACCTTGCGGTCATTGCCCTCTTGGGGATTACTCTCCAAGTTGTTTGCCATTTGTCTGCTGTTGGGGATCAGCCAACGACATTGGTGGTTTTCACCACCTGACTGCGGTATAGGCGTACCCGTTTGCCTTGCGGCAAATCGCGTTTGAATGAAAGGAGAGCGGGGTACTGGGGAGAGTCAGCCCCCGCCGCTTGCTACCTGTATGGGAGTCAAGCCCCAAGGAGGAGGGGCTGGGATCTGCCGCAGTGAACTGTGCTCGCAATCCATCATAGGAACAAATCCCAAAGTGAAATAACCCAAGAACTATCGCTGTTGGTTATTAGCGCGCTTCCATCTCTGGACTTCAGTGCACTGAACGCAGTATGCAGTTAGCACCCGCACACCAATGAACAGTACGCAGCATGGGGCGATAATCTTGTACGTGTACCATCCCAGGGGACCGCCTAGCAGCCCGCACGCTATCCACAGAACTGTGGACATCAGTAGGGCGTTGGCTACAATCCAGCCAAGAAATTGCCAGTCAAATGCAGGACGTGGTTTGTTCTTGTATTTTGACATGGCAGGGCTCCTGGCATTCGTTAGTGCTAGGCTGGGACAGGGTTTAGACTGGAATGAGCTGGGGGCCGGGCTTTTCGCGTCGCGCTTCGTCTACCTTATCCACGAACCTGTCAATGGATTGGCTGAGGTGTTCGGTGTTGAGGTTGAGGGTGATCTCGCCGGCTGACATCGGGAGAAAGAATAGTCCGCCGACTAGCAAGCCTATAAAAGTGGTGATGAGTCCGAACTTTGCTGCAAAGTACAGAATGAGGCATGCCGCAATCAGCTTCAGAATACGGAAGCTGTTGTTGCACCACAATCGTGCGATGGTGACTCGCTCGCTTTGAACTTCGTTCATGATGGGGTTCTCCGTTGACGGTGGCCACGATGCGTCGTACGCTGAACGTGGCCCTTCGTCATGTATTTGGGTTGCTTGGTGGGCGGTGGCCGGAACTTGCCCCTGTGTGCTGGTGGCGGGGGGCTGTGTTGTGCGCTGTGGGCGAACACGTTACAGGCCAGGGCCAGGAGTAAGACGCTGTATTTGCTCACTGTTACATCCCACCTGATATGTTGCTGATGATGTTTGCAATGAGGTACAGGGCAAACAACCCAGCGAGTAACGTCAGTCCCCAACAGCCCCAGATGCCGAGGCCCAGGCCTGCGAGGAAAATGAAGAGTGCGTTGCACATGGCGTATAAGCCATATATTAAGCCACCTGCAACGGTCAGACCACCTATGGCCTTTGCCCCCTCAAGTGCTGTGGGGTAGGACCTCTTGGTCTGTGGATCTGTGCGCATGCCAATAGTCTGATGCATAGTTACTTTCCTGTGCTGTGAACTGCGAGCGCTGCCTGTACGTCCGCCTGTGCGTGGTCCTGGTGGGACGTTGCCCATTGGCAGCGGGTCGAGGTCTCGACTAATCTAAATGTCGCCGTGGGCTAGCCCGTGGCTCGCAGTTTACAGCAGGCTGTGGTTTACCGGCTACCAGCTCCTGTCGGGACCTTGGCCGGAGGGCTCATGGTCTTGCTGGGGTTGGGCATAATGCCACGGGCTTTGGCGATAGCCTGGCCCTTGGCGATGTTCTGGCTGATGCTGGCTTGCATCTTACCGATCTTCTCAGCACCACGTGCGGTGTTACCCTCACCCAGTGCCTGGATTTGCGCGATCAGGCCTTTGCCCGCCGGGCTGTTGACATCGACCTTCTGACCATTGGTGTCAAGGACGGTGCCAGATGCCCGGGCATCCTGCACGATCTTCTTCGCGTGCAGTTCGTCACCGCGCGTAAGTGTCTGGCCTGCGATCTTGACCTTTTCGGGCTGCAGGTTGTCTTGTGGATTGCTGTGTGTAGCGTCATCCACTTTCTTGACATCCATTTTCTTCTGGGTGTCGGTCGTGGGCTGGTTGTTAGCAGCCATTTTGCTTGCATCGATCTTCTGAATAGGGTTGTCCATGTACGTTGACCTCCAGGTCTTGTGGGTTGTGGTTGTGGGATACTGGTCGTGGGCTCCCAGACTAGCTGGGAGCCATGATGGGTGGGTTCGGACTGTTGGGCGGGTCAACATACTCTGCGCGCTTGGCAGTTGTCTGTTTGACTTCGTCCTCAGCCTCTTTCTGGGCTCTGGCGTACGCTAGCTTGTCGCGACCCAAAATGGCGAGGGGAACGCACAGGGCTACGGCCAGAGCTACGATAAACGCAAGCCATGGGGTGCTAAGTGCGAGTCCAAGGATGACGGCGCCTTTGCCCCAAGTAACCATAGCGACAGTGGCTGAGGCCAGTGCTGTGATTATTAGGTTGGGCTTGATCGTCTTCCGATAGATGTTGACTGATTTCTCGGGCATGATGCTGGGACCTCCATTACCTACTGGGCGTAGGCAAACTGATCGGGAGTGGCTTTGGCGAATAACTGTACTAGCCAGTTACGCAGTCCAGGCCAAGTGGCGAAGAACGCAAGGATTTGCTCCTTGACCAAGGCGTATAGCTCAGTGGCTCGCTCATGGATAATATGTCCATTGGCGAAGCCCCAGGCGAGGAACACGCCGGTAAAAAATGTTTTAATGGCGAATGCCATGCATGCGATCATTGGACTGCACCTCCCTGTTCCAGAATGGAGAGATTCCCATTTGAGCGCACGCGTACATAGACGTACCATGTGCTTCCCTTCTTGATTTGGGGCGAGGGAAACGTGTCTTGGGCGGTGCACCAGATTACACCATCAATGTCAGCGATTTGGTAGAAGCCTGCCGGCTTTCCACTTAACTGCTGGCTGATGATTTGCTTGGTAGCTGGCTGGTTGGGCGGTGGTGGGTTGATGGCATGCCGGGCTTGTGCGATTCTGGCACGCAGGCATGCTTGGGCGACTAGGCGGACATCTGTCCACGTACTTTGTTCATAGGCTGTTTTGTGCATAGTGACTGACCTCACATTGCTGGGCTATCAGAAAAGGGGGGGGCCACACCCCGTAGGGTGTGGCCCGGAGGCAGGCTACGACGTTAGTCGGTAGCGCGTGCAGTCAACCGCTTTTCAAGCTCGCTGACTGCGGTGGGGTTCGCCCCACCCGTGTTCAGGCCCGTGGCGGCTCCCGAGGGGAATACCGCGCGTTGCATCGTCATCTTGCCAGCGGCGAGTGCTCGCTCCTGGATCGGGATGTTGGTGCTGAACAGGCGAGTATTGGTCTGCGCCTGGCTCTCGCCGGGGGTCGGCGTGGACTCAGCCCATGCACGCAGGACTTCACGCAAGGAAACCAGACCAGGATGGAACTCCCAATCCGTGTTCCAGCGGTTGTCTGCTGGCTGATACGTGACGTTAGTCACGGTGTTGGTGCGCTCGGGGGCAGGCACTAGCATGACGCCGTTGTCGCGGGACAAATAGCGCAAGCGCAGTTGACCGTTGTCATCCTGGCGTTGGGCGTTGACCCAATACAGGTGGGTGAGGACGGCTTTGCCATGCTCATCGGTTTCCGGAATCAGGTTGCCGTGTGCATCACGCACGGGCACCAAGTGGGCTTTGCCACCCACCATGCTGACCGTGTGGCGGACAGCATAACCAACACCACGGATCTGGGCTTGCACATGGTCTTCGTCCATGCTCTTGCTCTCGTCAGTGGTTCGCGCGCGATGGATGAGGCACGAATAGCCTTCAAGGATCGCGAGGCGAGGCTGGGCGATGGTCTGACCGGGGTTCTTGGGATCCTGGATGTGTGACACATAGGACTCTTCGAACCGCTGACCGTCGGCCAGGCGTCGGATGGGGATGAAGCATTTGAACTCTTCAACAGGCTGACGCATCAACTTGTTAAGGAGTTCGGGGGAAAGCTCAGCGGCTTCCAGGCCGAGTGCGGCTTCAGGGCTTTCGAACGTGAGTGCGAAATCCTGAACTTGGTTTTCGGGTGCGGGAGGAGTTTCTCCGCCGGCTTCGCCCTCAGCGCCTTGCTGACCATCGGTACCAGTCTGGGTTTGGCCTTCGCCACCAGTCTCGTCTTCTTCATCAACCTGGCGGATTGCCTGGGCCTGATCGTTGGTCTGGGTCTGTTCATCAGACGCGTTGTCAATCGAATCGTTCTTCGTGCTCATGGTTAATACCTCTTTTGTGATCTAGGGCGCGTTCGTCCCCATATTGCTCTGGTTTGTGACTCATGCGGTGAGGCGTGAGCCCAATCGTTTGTAGAGTTCAGCGAGCCGCATTTTGTACGGAGCGCCAGCAGGGAGTTCTTGGGCTGTCGCTCGCCAATGATAACCTATGACGATCACCAGGGCGAGGAATAGGGCAAGGGCTATAGCTGTAAGGATGTTCATAGGGCATTGGGGGTGTCTGTGTGCGGGCTTAGATCCACACACGGAGACAACCCCCCAATGCACGAGCATGTAGCTGTTAGATACGTGCTCTACCCTGTTGCATGCTAGCAAGCAGGGCTTCACGCTCTGCACCCGAGATGCCTTGGGTGGAACGCACTCGTGTACTGGCCACGTACTCCTCAAACGTCTGCTCCATGTCTGACGGCAGTAGCTCTGCAAACCCTAGTTGGGTCATGATCTGTGCGATACCGTTCTTGATGGACTCAGCATAGTCCAGGTTGGGAATCTGGATGCTGAATGGCGTAATGGTCTCAAGCGCTCCGTTGAGCGGGTTGCGTACCTGGCAGGTCTTGATTCCTGCTTTCTGCGCGCCACCGATTACCGTATGTGCGTCCAGTCCGCGTACACGGTGTCGAACCATGCGTGTCCGCATGTTCTCGGTTGGCGTGCTGGTGCGATAGTGAGTTATGGTCGTAACCCAGCATGCAACCTGGCGGCCATCGCCCAACGTCACCACACGCTGTACAGCGTTCTTCATGTAATGAACGAGCAGACCCTTGTCCGAGAGTTCTTGGACGGGATACAGCAGGTCAATATCATGTCGAACACGTACGGGCACGGGCTTCGTGCATTGGTCAGCAGGCAGGTATCCGACAGTTCCCACACTGTCCAAGACCTTGATGCGGTCGGCAGACAGGTCAGCGTCTGGTGCAATGGTGTACACCTTGTGCTGTGGGATGGACTGGCCTTTGGACTGAGTGTAGCCTATCAAGACCTTGACCTCAGCACCATGGGCCATAACCTGTGGCTGTAGCTCAGTGGTCTCGTACCAGGCCTCTTTGAATCCCAGCGTGGGCATAGGCATGAACTTTCCGCCCATGGCGTCAAGCAGTTTGCCGACGTCCTTGCTGGACTTAGCCTTCTTCAACCAAGCGCATCGTCTCTCACCCGCAACAGTCTGGAACTGTACGAGGTTATCGAAGCCCTCTTCGGGCTTGTGCGTGACTCGGTCGTAGAACACGGTCTCACCCAGTTCGCCATCCAGCATCTGCTTTGCAATGCCCGGGGATGTGATCTGGACTTGATTAGCCTCACTCCAGTCAGCTACTGACACGTTGCCGGTTCTGGGTGTGGGCAACGTGATTGCCACTACCATCTCCATGGGCTTGTGTGCACGGCTGAACTGACTTAGCATTTGCCCAGCGCGCCGTGCATTGACGTCTGTGGGGCACCACCAAGGATGGACTTCGCCCACCGCCGCGTTGAATACGTGCTTTCGCACTCGCCGATCATCACCCTTGGACGAGGGGCATAGCACTGGTGGAATACACTGAAATGCCGCCCACCAGAAGTCAACGTCGTATTCACAATGGCCGTAGTCCACGACCACGGTATTGGATGCAACCAGTCGGTTGAGTTCCGGAATCTCCAGGGTTGGGCTGATGGTGGGTACCACCAGTCCATAGCGTCCCACGTAGGCTGACAGCCACTCCTGGAACCGACCACGCTTGAAGTTGCTGGCAGGTTTGTTCTGCCAGAACTCGTGGCCTTTGGGGGCGCCCCCAGTGGTCTCCAACCACCAGCGTGCATATTGCAGGCTTATGCCGCCATCCTCATCCTGGCCCTCAAACATGATGCGAGCATCAAAGCCCTCCACCAGCCGGTCTTCGTCATCCACACGTTGCCACAAGGGCTGTGCGCACTTGGCCATGTGGGTGATGGGATCGTGCCAGCATTCTTCCTCCACGTCCCAGACGGGCGGGAGAATGAAGCTGTAGGTAAGGCCCTCAACAACACCCTGTGCCTTTCGCACGTCAGTCAACGCCACGGGCTGTGCACCGTGTCGAAGAATGATGCGTACGGGCAGTGGGATGTCATCAGATGTGTGAACTGCGCGGGGTAGTGGGTGGACTTCGATGATTCTGGCCGCCACCAGGTTCTCAACTACGTGATGCGCTGTTGGCAGGTTCATGGGTTCCGAACTGCGTGGCCGTTGGCTTGGGCGGATGAAACTGGGAATATCCAGTTCTGCGACCCGTCGCAGGAGTTCAGGCATGTTCAGGCGCCAGACAAACGCCGTGGCCTCAGCCCGCATGGTGCCACACGATCCTGTATTGGTCAGGAACGGCTTCATGGGGCCTGGGACGCGACGAGGATTGCTGGTCACCATCTCCAGTGCCTGACTGGATGCATCAGTACCGATTGTGTGGTCTTTACGCGCCGCACCCAACGCCATGTCCTCAAGGACGTAGTAAGCCACGTCACCCGTATACAACAGTTCCTGCTTGCGGGCAAGCGGTTCGTGTTCGAGTGACTGGATCCACCAGTTCTTGACCAAGCTGTCAAGTATGCCGACGTTTGGCAGGGTATGGGCTTTGCGGAAGATCTGCTCAGCCTCACTCTGGTTGCCGCGGGCTTTAAGCTCCTTGGCACGAAGCTGAGCATCATGCTCCAGCCACGCTTCCTTCTCAGTCTGCGTGAAGTCCCAAAGCCGTTCTGGCCCAATAGAATCCAGGATAACTTTGTCCACGAGGAAGGCGCGAGTGATGTCCCTGGTAATCGGGTTCTTGATGGGAACCACTGGCCTGCCGGTAAATGACAAGCCAGGCAGGTCCTTGAACCCCAGGCGCTCCTCAGGCATGTGGCTGTTCTGGGCTAGGGCAATGCTGTCGCCGTCGAAGTCCCATTTGACCTTGGTCTTGGCCACGTACTTACTGCTGACGTAGATGAACTCACCGGTGTCCACCATAGCTTGCCAAGGCAGGCGGCTGGTCAACACTATATTGCCGCGCAGAGCGTGGCACTCGACACGAGGCATGGTCTTGATCATGTACTCGCGGGCGGCGGCTACCATGGTGCTGACTGCCAGCTTGCGATCCTTCTGCTTGCGATACAATGCCTCCAGGTTCTTGATGAATGCGGGCTTTACGGGTTCGGTCACGATCTGTCCGCGAACCACGCTGGACTTCCAGGCTGTGGGTTGCCAAGGGATTTGGATGGTGCGAATAGCCTCACCATCACGATACTCCCAGGACAGGACTTCGGCCGTTCCCCAATCAGGGGCCTCAGCGTCAGGGTCTTCGACTGGCAGGTCGCCATCAAAGTTGGTGTACAGCGTAAATGCCTGCTCGGTAGTGAGTTCACCGCTCAGCACACGGGCGCGAAGGGATTGGATAAGGTCGTTCCCCAGCACTGTGGGAGTCTGAGCATCGGTCGGTTGTTGAGAGTTGTTCATAGGTCTAAGCTCCTAAGGCAAAGTCGTTAGCTCTCGCTAACTACGTGGGAGTAACGGGCAAGCCGCAATCGTACGGCAATGCCCACAACGAATCCGAGGCAGGCTATGGCCAGCATGACGCCCACGGCGGACGCAAGTACAGTGGTGAGAAAACTCATTTCGTATTGCTCCTACCCGTGGTATTCACGATGGTCAATCCTGCCCAGAGGCAGAGGATAAAGGCGCAGGGCCCACCCACCAGGGTGAGGACGGCCGTAACCAGTATCCAACAGCAGATAAATAGGTTCAGGGCTGTGTTCATGGAGTAACCTCCCACTCTGATCTGGTTTGTGACTGATTGGCTGGGACAAGCCCGTGCATTCGTAATCTGCCGGAGGCCGCCGGAACTGGCCCGAAGGGCCAGCATCCGTCAAAGGTCACGTACACCACCAGCCCATAATCTGCCGGAGGCCTATACACCCAACACCTCCTTGAGCACAGTGCTCAACTCCGTCTGCCATGTTGGATACCACATGTTGATGACGGGAATACCCAGGCGCTTGGCCAGGCGTATGGCCTGTGCTGTACCACCATCGGGCGCACCGTTGATCACAGGAGCCCAGCACACTACGAACTTGACGTTCAGGCTGAGATCTATGCCCATGATCTGATGGGTGTTGCGTTGGTGGAAAGCCTGTGCTTGGCTGCTGCATGCCTTCCAATTCGGATGGATAAGTTCTGCAATCTGTGCAGCACGGGGATTGCGGCACCAATACACGCCGCTCTCCGTTGGTTGGCGATTGCAGAATCCCTGCCATGGAATGAAGATCTCTTTCTGTCCTCCCACAGCATCGCATCCCTGCTCAAATGCCTGATCAGCACCCACAGCTGCTCCCGATCTCAGGACCATACCGTGCTTAGCAAACAGCTGAGCCAGTATGTTCATGGTCTCCAGAACGTGGTGTGGTGTTTTGCGCGAGCCAATGCCCGCGTAGTAGACGGTGTTCATGTTAGTTGTTCTCCTTCGTCGTGTTCAAGTCCTCACACACTTGTGCGAGTACGTCGCCATGACACGGATGTGGTTTGCACCAACATACCAAGATCTTGCCCCATAGGTTCTTTACCTGTTGGACGTAGGTAGGATCTTGGTTGAGCTTAGCCCGCAGATACAGGCTGTACTCTTCCAGCGTAGCACCACGCTCACGGCCTGGTGCTAATGGATACGGGTTGTGGTGTACGGATTGTGGCACACCGTACGATACATTGCGCCGGCCAATGTACACGTATTGGGGGTTGGTCTTCCAACCTGCAGGTGCTTGCCTGATGTTTATCACTTGTGGTCTCATACGTTCTCCTCGGCCCATTTCTTGTAGGCCTTGTAGTCGGCTCCCAGTAAGTTACGGATTTCTGAGCTCTTCGCTCCTTCCAATAACTTTCTATACCTACGGAAACGGTTTTGATCCTTCAACCGTTCAACAGTGCTGTTGGGTGTGAAGTTAGCATTGTATGCCTTGCTGAGAACAGCCAGACTGTTTTCCAAGCTCTCTTCAAACAAATCCTCCAGCAGTTGTTTGGGTATTTCGTGTTGATAAGGTTGCGGCTCATCCTCGCCCCGCTCCTTATTGATCTTTCTCACCCAGGCTTCTATCTGTAGTGAGTTTGTCAAATACTCCAGTTTGACTTGATTGTACGACATACTACTCCTTTGGGCTGATCACCCAGAAACGGTCGTCCAGGATCTCGGCAAGTACTGGGCGGACATCAGCCCACCGCAGTCCACCAAGGCCACCCTCTATTAGGGTATGACAACGAGAATGTGTGAATGTGGTTGTGGCTCGTCTATCCCGGCATTTGATGCTAAGGGGAGAACGAGGAGTTTTGTTAAAGGTCATGGTAATCACCTCCGTATAACCATGTGGGAAAAGCCAGAGAAGAAGGAATGTAATAGGTGCCACGAAGTTCTGCCAATTGAGGCGTTCTCTGTGAAAACCTATAAATCCAAATCTACTGGGGAGTCGTATTATCGCGTACGTTCTCAGTGTAAAGAATGTGAGCGCAAAAATGCTTCTGAGTGGTCTGATAAGAACCATGCTGAAATTCTTCAGCGCAGGAAGCAAAAGCGCTTACAGGACAAAACTGATTTGTCCCCGATTCTCCACTATCTGAGAAAGCACAAGTGGGATTGGCCGTTGTTGGATGAAACTTATCTACTTCACCTGTATAATGAACAGAGCGGACTCTGCTACTACACAAAGCAAGTATTGCAGTTCCACCAGAACGGATTGAACTGGGATGGTATCTCTCTAGATCGACTAGACCCCAAACAAGGGTATATTCCTGGAAATGTAGCATTCTGCAGTTACAGGGTAAATACCATGAAGGGCAATCTGACCGAATCTGAGTTCTACCAAATGCTTCAGGATATCTTGGACCTGAAGCATGGCCCATTAATAACTCCAGCCTGTAACCCAGCCACGAGTGAAAACCACTCGTAGAGGCACTAGACCTTCTCCGGTGTTAACACTCATGTCAATGAGCTCAGAAGCTGAGCCTGAGATTTGTGCTGGACCCTTGTATGAGATGTTATTCTCCTCCAGGTAAGCGAGAATCTCCCGCTCAGAAGGTGTAGTTCTGAGCAAGTCCACGGATTCCGTGTAATTCAGATTCCTCTTGGGAATAGTCTGCTCTACAGCAGGAGCACGTGAGGGTGTTTGATGCGTAGTCAGCATCACTACCAACACTGCCAGTAATAACCCCAGCAGGGCGTATGTTGTGGGTTTGTTGGTCTGCATTATGCCATCACCCTTCCCTTTCTCTCGGTGACCCTAAGAGCAGCCTCACACGCCCAAACTACAGCCTTGCCGTAAGCGATCTTACAGCTATATCTCCCACGTCTCCGCCACCGCTTCCTGACCTTACTACAGAGGTCCATAACACACTTCCAGAGAGCCTTCTTAAGTCTCTCCTGGGTCTGTGCGTCCTGTCGTAGAAACCAGGAGATGGCGTAATCCAGAGCAGCAAAGAAGGCGTTCAGTAGGATTGTCATTAGTTGTTCTCCTTCTTAAAGGCGTTGAGCTCTTTCATCTCCTCTTGATGCAAGCTCCAGGCTTCGTGCTCGGAGAAATCCTCACCCACAGTGTGATCATAGCGCTCGCTCCAGGCATCCGCCTGTTGCTGATACTCGTCCATGCGCTGAGCGTTGTCCTCAATCTCCAGTTGCTGCCAATTACCGTAGTCCTCCGCGAACGGATCGTATTCCTCGGCCATTGCCTGACACTGGTCTTCCCACCTCTTAGCTGCTTGCTTTAAGGCGATCTTCCAACTCCTGCGCTCAGCCCAACGCTGGGTGAACGACAGGTTGTTGAACGCGTCAACGTCCTGGCAGTCGCCGCAGAACGCTTCGTACCCAGGATCAATCTCAGAGTACTCTGAGAAGCAACGTGGGTAGTCCGCGTACTCGGGCTTGGGCATCAGGCACAGCGTATTCCAAACGATCCAGTTCATCAGCTTCTTCATCAGTTTCGTACCTCCGTCATGGGGGCGAAGGTCCAATCCTTCTCCCCAATAATCCTTTGGGCTTCGCCCACAGTAGTCGTCTGCATGTATCGACCAAGCTGGTCATATACATGGCAGGGTGCTTGCTGCTCACGTGCAGCTTGTTGTTGTGCTAGCTGCAGTAGCCTGCGCTTAGCGTGAATGTCTTGTTCTCTGCTGCTCATTTGATCCTCCTTATCTGGACGTCAATGGGTTGACCATGTACGTCTTCAATCACTTCTAGCACCTCTCCCGGTGCTAGAACTACTTCCTGGATGCGAACGGCGAATATCATATCACCATCCTCATGGGGCTCGATGAACGCATGCTCCTCGAAATCCCCACAATCGCAACCATGTGGCTGCCTGCCCCATGAGTAGGGCAGGCAGAAACTGCAGTCTTGGTACATGCCCATGAGTGTCTCTCTCATGGTCTGCTCATCGGTAAATACCTTGAGCTCTGTGTCCTTGGGGTCACCCTCGAAGCAGGTGACCTCTCCCCAGATCCATGCCAGTCGGAAACGGTTGGTATCATTCATCGGTTGTTCATCCTCTGCACATAGGTGTTAGGCAGGCTTTCTACCCACACGAGTGCGGCCGCTGCCAGGACACAGCCCAGCACTAACAGCGTCATCTTGACCCAGAGGCGCATCACACGCTGCTTCCGGATCAACGGTTGGGTCTTGTACGCCATGAGCTTAGCCTTCATGGCCGCATCACAGTCAGCGCACAGGTTGTAGCCCTTAGCGAGTGGCTTGCCGCAATGCATGCAGCGATCTGGGTTGAGGTTTGCGTTCACGTTCAGTTGCCTCCGTTGGCAGCCGCGCGTCGTGCACGGCGATTGGCTTGTCGAGCGTCTCGGGCGAGACGGCGCACTTCCTTGCGGGAAATGCGAGTGACGAAGTAGCGAGACGATTTGTTTGTGTGTAGCATGTGTTTCTCCTAGTCTGGCTCATCAGCAGTGGGCGACTAACTCCACTGGAGACCCCCAGCTGGGGGCCTTTCGCCTAGTTCTTGGGCGTAGCGTAGAAGATCAGTGAGTATTCTTGGCCCATACCATCACCAAGATGTCCTCCACAACACCCACAACGCCAATCCTTGGACTCATCAGGTCCTTTCCAGCATCCACGTACCAGAGCACGACCACAGCCTCCACCCATGCGCCAGGTGATACGTACTTGGTCCTCATCATCCACGTGCTCACCTAGCACGATGTTACACGTTGGGCACAAGAACACTCGTGTACCCATAACCCCTTGCCAGGACAGTGACCACGGCAGTTTGGCTAGCAGCTCTAGGATCGTCATTAGAAGTGCTCTCCTGGTGTACGATAGCCCTTTTTCTTGGCTATGATCCGCATATCAGTGATGAGCTTGATACGGATCTCGTGCTGAGCAGGTGTAAGACTGCTTATCTCCTCATCTAAGAGCTTAGCTCTCATTGTCATCAGCTGATCAGCTGTGTAATCCCACAATGCTGTGGTATCTACGTTGATGGACATGTTGTCCTCCTTGAAGTCACCCTGTTTCGCAGGGGGTGGGGGTCCAAATTGGAAGGCCGCCCACCTCTCACCCATAGTACCTCCAAAAGGCTTGTTGCCTAAGACCCTCCAAAGGCCTTGTTGCCTAAGACCCAGCCCTGGACCTTGCACACGACCCCTGGGGGTGTAATTCCCCTCCCGCGAACGCGCAGAACGCCGGGGGCCTCCCCCGATATCCAGGTAAATACGCCCGGGGGCACAGGTGTATATTATATAACATGAACAACGATATTAGCCACTGGGGTTTTGAACACTTGGCCACGCTGGGTGATCACTGGTCGGTCACGGGCGTGGATAACTACATGGCGTACGCCGAACAACCGTATACGGATACAGCAGCGTATGATACGGTGAGAGTGATGAACGATCAGGAGAGATTTACTGTCTGGCTCCATTATGATCGCGGCGATCAGCTGATGTTTACCACCCGCTCACTGGATGAAGCACTCAAAGTGGGTGATATCCTGGCACAGGGCCGCGTACAGCCCGGAGCACCATACGCCCAAGGAACTTAATATGGAGATGACTGCCGAAGAGAAATTACTGTACCCGTCGTACGCGTACTGGACTTGGCCGTTTGGCGGCCTGTACTTTGCGCCCGACCAACATCGAGAACTTTGGGCACACTTGCCGCTTACCATTTGCTACGGGTCCACGGATGAGGACAAGGCCTTTGCCTGCGTCCTAGCCGACTGCCTAGCCCGGTGCCAACCAACATACACCACGCAGTTAGTGGAATTCGGGACCGTAGAGCGCCTGATGCGGCCTGTGCTCTACGTACATGACGGTCTGATTGAGTTCCGATATGTTGGGGGCAGTAAATACCCACTGCGAACTGGGAGTAGTTTGCTGTCGTGCATGGAGCACTGTGTGCGGTATTGGATGGTGGATATGATGGAGGCCTGGATGAAGGGTGGTAGCTGTCTATTTGGGTTCAAGGCTGATTTGCTAATAAAGTTTGATCACTTTGTGCGCGTGGATGAGCCCCAGCCACCTGCGGGCTGCGTGTGGGGCATACAAGAATGACACTGGAAAGGGAAGTGGCTAAGGCCCATCTTGATCTTTGGGGTGTGGGTTGTGGTCAGCATCTGGGTGGTAAGTGGGGAGGCTGGGTCACTCCTCTGTCGTTTGTGGCCGATTATGAGTTCACCCTGGGCGTGGTCCACGACTGTGTGGAGGATCAGGCGTTAAGGGAGTTACTGGCCCGGGAATTTGAGTGTCGGGTGGTACGTGGTCAAGGCCATATAACGCTGTACTTGGAGAGTGGCCAACCCCTGCGCTGGATGAACTTGTTCGGCCTGTGTGAGGTAGAAGAATTTGAACTGGGTGAGTACGGTGATAAACTGAAGGCAGCTATCCGCGAGGCTCAGCTGTTCTGGGCACGGAATTTGCTCAACATGTTTCTCACTCTGTACGATCCAGGTACTCTGGGGCAGGTCGCAGGGGTTCCGGGCTGGAAATATATTTTTGATCTCGGATATCAGAGGCCCCGTACTGAGCAAGAGGCATTGACCGTACAGAACCGAATAAGGGCACAACTGCGCCCCCGGACACCGGCTGAAATTCATTTATTTTGTAACTGGCTAGACTACCGGAGGCCAGAGCTCCAGGATCAGGTAGATCGCAGCAACTTGCTGGGTGGTGGGCCACGAGCAGATTACAATCAGTTGTGGGATGAGTACTTGAATGGGCACAAGGACACTAATTATTTCCTAGAACTCCTGTGCCCGACGCCCCGGGCCGAGGATCAATCATGAGCTTTGTACTTCCCCCGCCCCCATCCTCACACCTGGTACTGACCGACTGCCAGTTCTACAATAACACCGACTATATTACACTCAATGCGTCGGGCATGTTGCAGGCCGACATGAACCCCGGACCTTGTCCCAGACCACCCCAGCCCATCCCCCGGCGTTGTGCGTACTGTGGTGGGCGGCTGACAACAGACCAGTGTCCTGGGTGTGGCGCGCGTCCCCGCTGATAGCAGTATATTAAGTATATTAAGTGTATGAGTGAAACGCCAACAATTCCCTTCCGGGATCTGGACAGTGCCCTTTGGTGGCTCTTCCAGCTGCAGAAGAACCTATATCAGACCCAGGGATATATGTGTGATATCACGAGCGAGTGGGCGGCCTTGGAACATGCTCTGGATCAGGTGGATGAGGTGAAGATCTTGTTGATGGCGAGCATGGAACAATTTTGTGCCCAAACGGGTGTGGACATGGATAATCTGAAGAGCATGGAGCTGTGGTCGGGGAGAGGACAATGAGCAATCAACTGGATGGGGATGGAGACGAACAACTTACGACCTTGGTGAATACCATACATCAGGACCTGGAGGCAGGTCTCCGAGGGTACCTTGGTGGACCCACAAGTCCTGATGCCCAAAAAGCTATAGTCCAGCGCACAAAACTGATACTGGGCGGTGTTGGCTACAATTTTGATATTTCGGCTGATACTCAGGGCCAGGCACTTGGCACTATCCAGGTACAGGTGAGTATTCCTCTGACTCATGATAGTATTTGGGTGTTGGGCGCCCAGTTGTACAAGGGGCCTGCCCTCAATGAATTACGGGATGAAACTAATTGGCTCCAGCGGGAGGGGTGGGTACTACACAAAGAGCTGGTGAGGGGTGAGGATCAGTACCTCACACAATGGACCGATCCCTGGGGTAATATTCACGATTGGCAGCTTACTACAAAGCGAGCAGATGGGCACTACACTATTGAAACCGTGATCACCCATGTGATGGAGCCCGACATGGTGGAAGAGCCCGAGCCCCCGAAGAAGTACAATCCTTTCCAGCGCCCAGCATACAGCGGCCAAACTGCTGAGGAGCTGGAGGAGCGATGGGTTAAGTATCACCTGAGTACGGAGAACGAACATGAACAAGAATGAAACGCAGTTGACGGACATTGAGCGGCAGTTGATTACTGCCAGCCGACGGGCGGGGAAGACATTCGCCGTACAAGACCTGATAGAATTGCGATTGAAGTTGAAGGAACTTCCGCACATGACCCCCGAGCAGTATGTTGAGTACTTGACGGCAAAGCGGGAAGCCCTGTTCGTGGACCAGGTTACAGGAGACTGATCTGAAGTAGAAAGTTTAAGTCTACCCCTCTATTGGTGCAGGTCTATCTCCCGACGGGAGTTCGCGGCCTAGGGCTTAGACTATGAACGATTTTCTACAGGGATTGCACGGTTGGCAATATGTTTGGGCAGTGGTTATTACCACTGCCGCTTCGTTTTTGGGAACCTGGGGCCGGCAGTGGTTGGCGGGGCGCCGGACGCAGAAATCTGCCAAGGCCATTGAGGGTATGGCCCAGATATACGATGTCCTTAACGAACTTTCAGCGCGTACGGAGTGCGACAGAGCACTCATCCTGTACACGTCCAACGGTGGGGGCATTCCCAGTACCAAGAGCCCAGTTTACACCACCATCCTCTACGAACTTGTCCACGGCCCCCATCTTGACCCCATACGCCAAAATTTCCAGCAGGTACTGATCGACGGGGGATACGTCAGGGTGTTGAACGAGGTACTGTCCACAGGCGGGTACCAGGCAACGGTCCAGGACGTGCCGCGCGGATTCCTCCGGGACCTGTATGAGGCGGAGGGCGTACACCACGTACGTATGTGTGAATTACTGCGAACCCCCGAGCGCTATTACTTCCTCGCCCTGCGGTGGATGGGAAGTCCTCCACCCGACGCCCAGATTGAATTAGCGGTGCTCACAGCCCAATCCCAGATCAAGAAATTGCTAGAAACCTACTAGTATATTAGGAAACAACAACATGGAACTAACAAAGTTTAAGGATTTGCTATCGGGGGGCAGTGTGGTGCGTCCGGAACTACCACCCATGGGCCAGGATTTTTGTGAACTTCTGGAGTCACATGGTGAGGTGCAGCTGGATATGGCTTCGGGCAAGAAGTACAGTGTGCACCTGGGTGACACGGGGATGATCACAGACCGCGCACTTACCGTCCGGTTGTTTGATGGTCGTCTGATCAAAATCAACTGGGAACAGGTTGAGACCGTGTGGTTCCATCTGGGCAACGACGATTAGCGGAAGAATTGGCGGACTATGGTCTCGCCCAACTCCCCAAGTACACGCGCAGCTCTGGTATCGTGTCCAAATACAGAGCTCGCGATGTGCTGTACACTGTTAAGGACTTCGTGTTCTGCACCCGCACCCAGCCTGCTTAGTGCCCCGCTGGCCAGCAGCGCGCTGTCCGCACCCTGAAGCAAGTTGGCCTCGGCCCGCTGCGCAATGCGCTGGGCTTCGTCCGCCGTCGTCTGACCGACAGCCGCCCGCAGATGTCGTTCGGTCTCCATCAACTCGGGTGCCAGGGCATCAAATACCCCCGTACTCTCAAGGCCAAAGTTCTTGATATAGTCCATACCCCCGGCATCACCCGCTCGGTGGATTGGGGCCAGCGGCAAACCACTGTGCTTGGCCAACTGCTGCGCAGCGTACAACACCTGGTCGTCGCCCTCGGCAATAACGTCGCGCACACTACCAGCATGCAACAGCCCCCAGTGCTGGGCGTGGCCCGCCCCCACCCGCTGCAGGCCCGCATCCGCGATCTCCGTACTGTTCAGTACCTGACCCTCAAGTTCTCGGTACGTGGCAAGGCGCCCACCGCTCGTCGCCAGCTGCAGGCTGAATCCTGGTTCGTGCTCTCCCTGGCCCACGGCCGTGGCCCACAGCTGGCTACCGGGCTCCGATGACTCGTCTACAACCGTCTGCGCCATGTGTAGTAATTGATCAAGTTCCTGGGCACTGGGATCTGCTGTGCGTCCAACCATCTGCCGCATGGTTTCTAACGCCCGTCGGTTGGCGGTCGTCGGACGCTTGGCCGCTAACCGCTCAAGGACTTCGGGCAGTGTACCACGTACAGCCTGGCCCTCAACGGGTACCAAGTTATCTACACGCTCTACACTGCCATCGGCATGGCGGAGTTCAAAATTCAAGTTCGTGAAGAACGAGGCGATCTTCCGCGTACCGCTCACCTGCTTGGTGATTCCCGCGGCGTCCGCCAATTCCGCCTGTGACAGCCAGCGTTTGTTGCTCGCCGCCCATTCCTGTACGTTCTGCGCACTGGTGAAGCCCGATTCCTGTCCCAGAAGATCTAGGCCCTTAATGCTGCTTTCGCCCGAAGACCCTGAGAACTTTTCTCGTACTCGGCGTCGGATTTCAGCCTCACTGTCTATGGGTACACCATCATTGTCCCGTGCCCATTTCGCCATCTCCCAGGCCAAATCCTCATAGGCCTTGACATCCAACTGCACAAGGGCGTTATTTACCTCACGCCAATCACTGTTAACGCCCTGGACCATAGCCGTTTGGTAGCGACCCAGGTTAGTGCCCTCCGCCAATCCCTGTCGGGCAATGGTCTGGGCATAGCGTCCTGTTCCATTCATCTTGTACGGTGCTGCTAACTGGTTTTGTACCAGAAGACTGGTATGGGCTTCTACCTGCTGTTCACTGCCAGCTAGCCATCCACTGTCCGTGAGCAGTGCGCGACTGGCATACTGCTGAACACCGGTAGGGTACTGGGGCATACCCTCGGCCTCCGACCATCTAATTTCCTGTGCCCGCAAGTTGGTAGCTACCCTCTGAGTAGCTTCCAGCACCCCACGCCAACGATGTCCGCCCTCAGCCAAGAACTCATAGCGCTGTACGAGCTGGGAGGCAGCAGCGGGTCCCGAGCGCAGGACTTGCCACACACTGTCCTCCGTCATGTTCAAGACACGTGCTAGTTGACGGACTTTGGCCACGGCCTCGTTATCACCCCGCATGAGACCTGCATAATCCCAGCGACCCTTTAGCTGACCAACAACTCGCATACCACCTGGTGCACTGGGGTCCATTACCTGCATGCTGGATGTGAACTTGTCATCGGCCATCAACTCCTGTTCAAAAGCCTGCCAGGGACTAACTTTGCCCTCGGCCGAAATCACAGGCATCATCAACAAACCATGATACAGGTCTGTACCGTCTGCCCCCTGCTCAATTCTGTTGAACACGGGCAGCAGTTCGCCGGTCGTCGGATCCCGCATGCCTATGACCTGGGCCTGTGGCATTTGATCTACGCGCTTACCCAGATTTCGGACATCAAACAGCCCAGTATCGCGCAGGAACCCTACTGGTGATCGGCCCTCCAACTCTACGCGTGCTGCTGCTTGGGGTCTGGCGATGGGTACGGGCCGCGCATATCGTGCGCCGTCGGCGTCCACGCCCTTCAACATACCTGTGCGCATGGCGTAAATGCCTTCACGCAGATCTCCACCTGCCATCAGATGGCTGATGAGTTCATTAAACTGACCTGTAGACTGCTGAAGGAGTTGTTTCTGGCTGTACAGTGCTTGGATGTCACGTTTAAAGCCCAGGGTGAAGCCCTTGAGAATGCTCTCCATCTCACCACGACCCTTCTTCTGGGCCTGGATGACGGTTTCAAGTACTTGGCGAGCTCCTTGCGGACCGCCCTCCAACTTCATGAGCTGGGCGCGGGCCATGAACACGGTCAGTCGTCCACGATCCTCCAAAATCCACTGGCGCTCGGCGGACGGCAGTGCGTTCAACATTGACAAGCCCTGTACATGTTGCAGGGCTTCCATGGCGTTTGTCGTCTGTCCGATGGCCGAACCCATCTCGTTAATAGATTTGCGGACAGCGTTCTCCACATGTTGGCGACTGCTGTCCCACAATTTCTCTCGGTACGACTTCCACAGTTTCTGGGCAAGGCGATGCGGGTTTTGACCACCCAGGAAATCCACACCCTTCAACAACTCTAGGTCTTGGGCTACACCCCTCAACCCCTGGGCTTTGCGCTCAAACCAGTGTCCAGCATCAGGCCGTGCACCAGTCAGCAACGTACCAGGATACTCAGGTATGTGGTACCACTTAGCATACTCGCGATCCATGGCGTCAACCAATCGCGTTTGGAGCACGATCTTACGGTCACCGTCCGCGTCGTTCTGCATCTGGGCCTCAACGACCTCAGCACCATACAGCCGACTTTGGCGTTGACCCATTCCATTATCCATACGCTGGATATAGGCGTAGGACCGCAGGTATGCTGGGAGCTTGCCACTGTACGGAAGGAACAGTTTGCTGTGTTCGCGGGGGAGAAATATCTCGCTGGGCAGCAGCATGCTCAGACTGGTACCAAACGACATGTTGACGGACTGTGACTGCTCCATAGCTAGCCCGCCAATGCCCTTCATTGCCTGCCAGGCGCGTTCTACACGCTCCCCCGTCCGATAGGGGCTGGAGTTCATTAAGCTGATTCCCGTGTCCATCTGGATGGCCCTGTGCAGCTTCTGCATCAGGGTCATGGTCTCAATGGCATGGACGGGTCCTGGCTGGATCCGACCAACAAGTCCCAGGATATGGGTGGACAGCAAATTGCCTTCATCATCCACCTGCAAAGGTACTCTAAAGGATTTGAGATTTAGGCGCTGGGCAGTGGCGCCCAACCACGGGTGTTGCACAAAAAGCCCGTCAGGCAGATTGAATTCCACAATCCGCATGTTGGTTCCCAGTTGGATACCGGCCCGCTCCGTCTGCTCGCGGGGTACGATATGGTACATACCCTGGGCACGCGCCTGCGCGCGCTCGGCTAATTCCTTGGATATGCCCTGATTAAATCTCACTTCAAAATAGAGGTCCTCTACTTAAACGTACATTGTACCATGTATGAAGGAAGGTCATCGAATGTCTGATAGTCAGCGCCCGGAACGAGACCCAGAACTTGTTTTGCCCCTAACCGTGTTTCAGGATGTAGTCCGTTACCCAGATTTGGTAATGGTCCTGTCCTATGAATCAAGTGAGGGGTGGTTTGCGGACTACAACAAAATAGTTAAGATCGTGGGCATTGACGATCAGCTTTTTGGCCAGTATACTGAGGGAGATCGAAGTGCGCAGTTTACTGGTCATGTTTTTTACGACATTTGCCAGATTCGAGAATGCCGAGTACGCGACGTTAAGGTCATTGAGTGGATGAAGAACTTGGGACCCCAAACACCCCGCGATTGGATGCAGTATAAGCGCAAGGGTCCAAACTCACCAGTCCGCGTCTATCATATGAATAAGGTTACGTACAACCTGCGGGCGTTCAACAAAGAGTTTGGTTGGGGAATGAGATAATGTCTGAGATCAATCAGTGGACGGGGGACACAAATTTCAGCCTGTCGGTGGCTGAAATTCAAGCACACCGGAAGGATTTAGCTGTTAGGGCCCAGAACTTTGAACTGGTGAAGCCCGTGAGTGAGGCGGAATTTGATCTGGCACTTGACTGGTTGTTTAACTTCCTGCTGTTTGATGTCAAGAGTTGGCAGCCTGAGTTGATCAAGGATCCTCAGCTGCGAAGAGATTTACCTATCCTCCAGAGTTTTCCCCTTTTCTGTAAGGGTGAGGGCCGACCCCGGGATCCAGACGATGAGACGGATCGTGGGGAGCCTGGCTGCCGATATTTTAAGGTCTGCCCCATTATGCGTGCACTGCCTCCCGATAAGCAACGGGAGCTGGTGGGTGCGCCCTGCCGTGTGGATAAGCACGAGGGTGTTCGGAATTTTACATCGCAGGTCAAGGAGTTGGGGATTACCCCCGACGAGACGTCAGCCATCATCCAAGTAGCGCAGCTTGTCAGACTACTGGTCTTGCAGCGACGTATTGACTGGGAATTTGCGCTGAACGACATCATGTATAATGAGGTAGCGGGATTCAATCCCATTACGGGACAACCTGCTTACGAGAAGCGTGTTAACCAGTTGATGAAAGAAAGTCGGGCGATTGAAACCCAAATCAGCCGACTCCAGAGCCAGCTACTTGCTACGCGTAAAGATCGAGCACAGGTTGCTCAGGGACTGCGGCCAGCCGATAACAGCATCCGAAATCTATTGCAGGACGCTGTACGTGCTGAAGAGGCGCGGGAGAACGCTAAGCGGGCTCAGGCCATTGACGCTGAGTACGAAGTTACAGACGATTAACCTCTATTTGAGGCGTGATGCATTTAATTGATTCCTTACTGGGTGGCGCACGGGGCGTCATAGACCAGGGGAACAGCGCGGGTCCCGGCCGCAGTCGATATAGCGACTGGATTAATGCATCTGAGAGCATGGCCGATCACGCGTGGGATGGGCCCATGAACTTGCTGTTTCATCCACGGCGTACAGTACGTGGATTACTGGGCAAACCCCAGCCCCAAAGAGATTGGGGACAGACAGCGCGTAATGCGGGATCCATGGGTACGAAGTTGGGTGAGGGCGTATACGCCGCAGCATACCGCGGTGTACGCCTGGGTGGCAGCATTATTAACGCGCTGGGTGGTGGCCGGGGAATTGCCACGGGCGTGGGGCTTGCTGGTAGTCAGCTCATTGGCGGCGGTCTCCGAACACTACAGGGCATGGAGCTAGGCGCTCGTTTTATGCTCACAGGCGGTTTTGGTCCCCAGCCGAAGTCCGCGCTTGAAGCCTACCTGCCAGGCTGGAACCGCCATGGGTGGGAAGATATCCGAAAGTATGCGGTGAACCCCCGAATTCCCCGGCGCTATGTAGGTTTGCAGGTGGCAAGGGGCGTGGGTGCAGCGTTTGAAGAGGCGTTGAACCCCACGATAGCCCCTCCCAGTATGTACGTGGAAGCCGGTGGTGGCATACGACACCGAAATGACTTGGGGGCCAGCGCTTCCTACGGACAACAGGTTTTGGGACCCAACAGCCTGCTATCTGGATACAATCAGATGAGCCAGGCCCAGAAGATTGCGCTGTTGGATGCGGTGATATAAGATGGCAATAGGTAGAAATCCTAACACAAATTTTGGCCCGAACATTGGTCAGCCTATAGGTACTCCACGAGCGCCTATAGAATCCCTAGAACCTCTCAGTGTGCCGTGGAGTACTGGGTTCCGTGGTCCGTGGAAGGCCCCTAACACTTTTGGTCAAGGGGGTATGGGCCGTGCACGCGGTACGGACTGGTCGGCAATGCCCTCAATGGGGTGGAAGGGTGAGGGTGTAATGGCGCCAGTGGGTGTGGGTAAGGGTGGCCCCAATATGGTAATGGGGGCTTCGCGCTCCACACACTACGGTAGCCGTACTGCAATCCAGAGTTCACCATTGGGCCGAAGTCCTCACTATGGTGGCCGTACGGGTTTGGGCAGTGCGGTAAAGAACATGGGCGAGCGCGACACCAATATTATCAGCAGTATGTTTACTCATCGCCAAGCACAATGGTCTGGTGTAGGCCTTATGGGCGTGGGTGCCATCAGCGCTGTACAGAATGCGCGGGATGGCCGTTATGGCCGTGCGGCGCTGGGTGCGGGTGTGGCGGGCGCTGGTTACTACATGTATAAGAATCCGCATTTGGCGGCGAACATGGCCAATAAGTTACTGAGCAGAACGGGTGGAGCCCAGACCAAGCTCGTGGGATTGGCTAAGAGTGCTGCGACTGCAGCTAAGGGCGTGTTGGCTTGAGTTTATTTGATAACATAAGTTCTGTGGTGAAGGGCATGGGCCAGGGACTGGGCCGCATGAAAATGAATCTGGTTAACCCCGCGCTCAAGGGGCACGGTGGAGACATGCTAAAGGCCAGTACTCACCTGAAATTTCAGGGGCTGTTCTTAGCCCATACCCTGTTTTTCTCCCGGGGAACACCTGAGGAGAAGATGCATACGGCTGCTAATCAGATTGGTATCTTCCTGATGACCGCGGGTATGAAAAGTGGCTGGCGTCAAGCTTTTTGGCAGTCGGCCTTGGCCATTGCCCCACATCTTCCTGATGCAGGTCGTGGACTGGTGCAGGGTTATCGTGGCGTGCTTGAAGCCCGGACCATGGCCAGTGTACCATTCTCCTACAGTACGCTGAACATGGACCAGGCTTATAGCAGCATGCAATATGCGCAGAGTCAGATGCAAGATTCTAACAGCATACTTGGGGGCGAAGCAGCGTTTATGGCAGCTCGATATATGACTCGGTAACACCCTCTCTATTAACCTGACAACAAGGTTAATGTATGAGTAGTTATTTCGACGATTTGTCGCCCGAGGATAAAGCGCGATTATGGCGCATGATGAGTACCCCTCTGGGTTTTGCCCAGAACCTGGTGATAGATTACGAGAATCGGGATAAGGGCAAGTTTGTACCCAACTATCCCCAGATACAGATCATGAGCAGTACTAAGCTCGTTAAGTGGATCTGTATTCACCGGCGTGGTGGAAAATGTCTGCTGGGTGACAGCATGATTATTCCGTCTGATACGTTACGGCCCACCCCCCTGGCATTTGCCCAGCGAACGGATAAGACGTTAACCTTTGACTTCAAGGCCAATAAACTAGTTTGGTCCAATGCCCACTGGATTCGTTCGGGGGAAAAGAAGTGCTTACGCCTGTATTTTGGTACGGGTGTTAGTCAGGGTCTGAGCACAGACCACCTGTTGTTTGTTCATAACAAGGGATGGGTTCCCGCCCAGGATGTGAGGGTTGGGGATAAGGTACTGGCCCCCAGTGAGATTCCGGTATTCGGTGACCAGGAAATAGACTTGGAAGAAGCACGGAACCTGGTGATGTCCACTGTGGACGACAAACGGGTACCAGACAAGGTATTTATACTGTCGCGACCCAGTCTTCAACTGTATGTTAAGACCTTGTGGGATACGCAGGGCAGATCTATCCCCAATTTTGACTGCCTGTGCATTATGCTTTACGACCAGGGCGTTGCCCTGGATCTCCACCACTTACTTCTGCGGTTTGGGATAGAGAGCCGAGTGAGTGAGGATCGCAATCTGTTTGTAGACGATCACCTGGATCAGAGTGTTTTTCTGAACTTGGTGGGAGTCCCCTACGCCCAGTACGATGTTCGGGCTGCACGCCGATGGGAAATCGTAATCCAGATTCGATCTATTGGTATGCAAGAGGTCTACGACCTGCAGGTAGAACACCCCGACCATAATTTTGTGTCCAATGACATTGTGGTACACAATAGCCACGCACTCAGTTTGTTGGCTCTGTACTATGCTATCACGCAAGATGATAAGCGGATTATGTACTTTACACCCAGTGCTCCACAGCTGGAAGAGGTTTTTAACGAGAAGATCAATGGATGGATCGGAGCCAATCCCCTAATCGCTGACATGATTGATCCAGCGGGTATTAACAGAAATACACCGAACCCGCAACGTACGTTCAAGAATGGAAGTAGCATTCAGGGCTATATCCTGGGTACCAAGGAAGGCGCCCAGGAAGGTAAGCGTGGTTTGACCACGGACATCTTGTTCCTGGATGAGGCACAAGAGTATTCCACTAGCGACTGGGCTGTTGTCGGCGCTATCATGGGTGGTGACAGTAAGCGGCGTGCGGCGGGTGGTGTTCCCACGTACATTGCGGGTACTATTCGCCAGCCTGATGGTCACTTCTTCAACAAGATCAAGAAGTACGAGCTGGACGTAAACGAAGAGCGGATTTTCATCCCCATCACAGAGAACAAGGATGAAACCCCTGAGTCCATTGCCAAACTCAAAGCAGGTCAGCCACCAGAAATCTGGAACAATGAATGGCTGCTGGAGTTGGGTGACGAGGAAAACACGGTCTTCCCCAAGGATGATGTGTTGGCCGCCAGTCAAATGGTTTGGGAATATGGTACAGAGCGTATTGGTTGGAGTCCAGTGCGTGGTACCAGTGATGAGTACGTGAGATTTATTGGTGTGGACTGGGACCGGGTTGGTGCTGGTACGAACATCGCCGTAGTCCAATACGACCCACTTACCAAGCAAATGTGGACCATTGATCGGATTGAGGTACCACGCGGTGAGTTCACATACATGTTGGCTTGTGAGCAACTGTTTGAGCTCTACGATCTGTATAAGCCGTTGTTGATTATTTCGGATGCGGGTGCGGGCGACATGCAGTGGCAGTACCTGTATACGGAGAGCGGAAATCGGGGTATGTTTGACCTCCAGCAGCGGGTGCAGAAAGTAAGTCTAGGATCCAAGGTGGAGATGATGGATCCGCAGACTGGGGACCTGGAAAAGAAGTTCATCAAACCCGTGCTCGTCGGACTCCTGCAGAAGAAATTGCAGGAAAGACAGTGGTTCTTTCCCGGACACGATGAGATCCTCAAGATGCAGATGTTGACGTATAAGAAAGTACGTGAAACACTGAACACTGTGGTTTTCAGCTCTAAGAACGAACACGTTATTGACTGTCATATGTTTGCCATGTACGGTATCTGGCAGCTGTTTGAGAATCCTATGCGACAGGATACTGATTCCCTTCTGGCTTTCCGCCAACTGGGTGTTGATAAACTAAGCTTCCAGGATGAATCTCAAATTAACAGCTTCTGGCAGAGTATCAATGGAGAACGAAATCCTGTAATGGGTCAGCGTAGCGCGCTGTGGGGTGCGGACTCCGCTAACTTGCCACCAGACGTAGAGCGCAGATCAGCATATGATATTGAGATAACGGATAGATTAGGAGGCCGGACTCAAGACCTGGGTCGTTGGCTACAAGACTAATGAGCTTCAAACAATTACTGGGCAGACGTCAGATCAAGAAGAAGGTTGATGAGGGGATGGGGGATACGCCATTAGTGCGTATCCCTGAGGTACAGGCCTTATACCAGGAGACACCCACCACCTTTTCCCAGTTAACTGAGGACTTGGTGAGTGCGGCGACTGAAGTAGCTAAGTTGGCTATGGACACGATCACGGAGTTGGAGAACACATTCCAGGACGTCCCAGTATTTGCTGCCCTTGCCCAGGAGCTCAGATCATCAGCCTTTGACCCCACTCTTCTGGATCAAAACCCAGATTACGTACCACCCGTAAACTTGTCAACCAGCCAGATGGCTAGTCTACAGCAACAGGTTTACGAACAGATGTCTGATCCGCGGGCACCCTTCCTCTGGGATTTGTGGAATATCTTTCAGGAACTGACAATAACCATTTGGGCTGTTCGCAAAGGTTGGCGCTCACTTGAAGACGTGGTAAACAAGTTATTTGGTGTTAAGTTGAAGACGGGAGAAAATGTGCATCTCCCACAGCCCGAGCCCACAAACAGTTTACGACGAGCCCATTTCATGGATTTGGAGCGCGTACGTCGGCTGAAGTTTGAAGTGGAACGTATTAAGCACAAAGCACACCAGCAGTTGTCCAAGACCTTTATGGATACTATGGGTTTGACCCTTGCCGACTACCAGCTGAACCCCAATACGGAGAGTGTTGAATCCATTCTAAATATCATGGAGTTGTTGCTCAAAGACCAGTTATTGGAGTTGAGTGATGACCACCAACGATTCATGAACTCTGTGAACGGTCATTATGGTGAATGGCGAGATTATGCCAGTCAAAAACTAAGCTTGTTGCTGCCCCACTCAGTTCTGAGCTCCACAATGAACCCAATCATTAACTTCACACTGTTGCTGGATCAGATTGGGGATCGAGAGGATTTGCAGGTACAGGATTTCAGACAACAGCTGGAGACAGCGTTGTACACACATACACTTAAGGTGGAAGAAGACATGTTAGCCAGGGAGGGTGCGGCCATCGACCACGCACGAGATTTGTTGCATTCCAATGTGGAAAAGGCAGGATTGTTGAAGCAGTACATTGAAAGTGTTAGGGCTGGTCAACACCTGTCTCAAGGCCAGGCCCTTGGCGCCCACGACCTCACGGATGTTGGCACTCAGGCCAAGAAATTCAGTGATTCTATCAAGAGCGCTGTTAGGTCATTCCACAGTTCAAAGGTAACGGACTTCCTGTCCGTGGTGAGTAATGTTCAAAGACTATTGGATTCAATCGGTATTGGAAAAAGGCCGTAGATGGCTAATTGTTACACTGCAGCATTTGGTGTATTGCCTAATGCGGCGAGATAATGACCGGGAGCATGCTCTGCGTTTGGCAGCAATCCGGCAGTTTATTTACTACGAACTGCCGTTGTTTATCAACCAGGAAGTGACATCGGTCATTGAGGGTGGAAAATACAACTATTTCACACTGCCATCAGGTGATTTACCACGCTATGACTTTGTACTTCCCCAACTCGGCCTCTATGTTTATGTCCCTAATGTGACGTCAGCGGACTGGGAAGAAGCGCGTCAGCGAGGTATTTCCCGAGATCTTTGGGAGTATGCGCAGCAGGACATTGACATGATGAGGGAATCTATGGACAAGATTGAGTTTCAGGGAGAATATCCACTTCCACCCCGACTTGTCATCATACCATGGACTATGCCTGTTAATAAGCTGGCCTTGGTCCAGCAATTCAAGCTCTCACTGAGTAAGTAATTATGGAACAACGTACAACGTACAAAGCAGGATTTACGTTCAATCAAATGCGGATTGATGAGCGGATTGTCCAGATCAGCGCACCAATGCTGTCTACGGACAGAAGTGCGTTGGGCGGGGGCAATATCAGTAAGAAGAACCAAGCTCTTCGTGAACTTGGGCGAAAGGCTGATATGGCGTATACATTTGACGGTATTGTACGAAACACCGTAGATCAGTACGTAGAGAACTTCAGAGATTTCTCGTTCAAGACCCAGAACGAAGCTGCTAGAAAGTATTTGGAAAAGAGACTCAATCTGATGAGTCTGCGCATGGGTCAGGATTGGAAGACTTTCTTCTCCCGAACCATCTTGGAGTACTTCAAGGCTGGTATGGGCTGTATAATCAAGATCCGTGGGGATGATGTTAATGCCCAGCGACCCCTGTACAGTGATAAGCCACTGCCCATTGTCAGCCTACAACTGATTTCTGTCGTTCGCATTGAACCCAAAATTCTGAAGAACGGCGATGTGCTGGGTTGGAAACTAGCTGACAGCGAGCCACAGAGTACTGGGAAGTTGAAGCGCATGACAATTATGCGTGGATCTAAGTACCTGAACAAAGATCTGGCACTGGTACAGAGACAGACCTCACCCAACGCCCAGGATAACGTGCTGGTGGAGAACGTTGACCTGACTTTTGTGCGTCACGCCCACAGTGCAGATATGCACTATGGTCAGGGTCTGACGTTCAGCGGTATGGAAGATATTGCACTTCTCCGTACGATTGAGGGTAATACCAGCGTCATGATCAAGAAGTATAGCATGCCGTTGCTTCACCACACTATCAAGAGAATGACGGGTCCTGCTGGTGGTTTCCAATCAGAGATTGACAGAAACATCCAGATGCATGCGCATGGAGCGCCTGAGGGTGTTATCGTCACGGGTGATAACCACGAGATTAAGGCTGTTGGTGCCGAGAGCCAGGCTCTGCGCGTAGAAGGCTATCTTGAGTACTTTAGTAGCCGAGCGTGTGTGGGTGCGGGTGGTAGCAGTGAACTGCTTGGTATGCGGGGTAATGCATCGGCCGCAGCGTACACGGCTGCAACCGAGCGCCTCATGCGACGAATTCGGTTCTGCCAGGATGAGATTGCACGCCAACTTCAGTTTGATTTGCTCTGGGAACTGTTGTATGAGGGTGGATTCAATCCCTACGAGAAGGAAGAGGACCGAGTATTCCTGGAGTTTGTGGCCATTGACGAAGATAATCAGATCAAGCTGCAGACGCACGCAGCGGACTTGCATACCAAGAACCTGATTGATCACGACCAGGCTATGGACATCATGCAGGGTAATATGCAGGGAGCACTGCGCAGAAAGCCCAGTGAGAATAAGATGCATGTTAATCGTGTACAGATTCCTGTGAAGAAGGCTGGTCCACCAAAACCCGGGGTGCCTAAGAAGAAAAAGGCGAAGCCCAAAAGCAGAAAGGAGTTCATACAGCAGTTAGATGGATACTGGCCAGAATCGGCTAAGGATATTCCTGGCTTTCTGTATGTATTGACCAACCTCTATTCTCTTGAGAATACAACCACTGAGGCGTGGGAAGAACCTCTATCATTGTTGTGTGAGGACCAGCAGGCGCTGGTTGATTTCCTGTACCCACAGCTGGCTGATAGCTAAGTAAGCAGGAGGCCCAAACTACTATGCTTGTTGAATACGGAAAACTCAAGATGTTTCTTGTGACGTTACAGGGTGTACTGACCCCGTTCAGTATGCCTGTAGCAGATGGCTTACCGCACTGGTTGCGGTTTGCAGCACAGTGCCTACAGGGTGGTTCTGTTGCCTTATTCATGTATCTGCTAAAACCTGCTTCCCAACTCCAGCCCAAGGATATTCTGGATCAGTTGCAACCAACGGATCCAGATGTTGTTGAGGAACCACCAGCAGTGGAGGGAAAGACTAAGTAATGAGATTTGTTAACGGCAGAATGCACGTGGTGGAGAAAGCTCTGGCCCCAGTGCTCAATCCCTTGCGTCTAGACCCAAGCCAATCACTGGAAAGTGTGTCGGTCGCAGACATGTCTGTATCACAGTGTCGGACTTTGTATCCTATGATTCGTGCCATTAACAGTGGCCGTCCGACCCGAAACTTTACGTTCTACACTCGCCAGAGCTTGATGGGTAAGGAGAATGGACCAGATAGTACTGGTTATTATTCCTACGTTCGCCCATTTGGTAAGCCCATCATTCGTGAGCACCAGTTGCAGGCTGAACAGGGTTTGTTCGGACCAGTGGGTGAGGCTGATCCGCCTATGGGTCGTGCTATTTACAGTACGTACGTAAAGCGGGGTGCCACTGAAGCCCAGACTCCAAACAAGCCAGGATTTCCTGGAACGGTGGAGGGAGATGGTTATCTGCTTGTAGTGGCTGCGATCAGCGAAGAGCAGGCTATGAATCGCATTCTGGGCGGCCAGTACCACACAGTCTCTATTGGGGCAGACGTTGAGTCCGTAGTAGAGAGCATTTCTGGTATTGACTTGGCCAAGGCCTATCGTAATGGAGAGGAGTTACCTACTTACGAGCGGGGTATGTTCTATCTGGTAAACGGTGAGAACAAGCTAAGCTACTGGACAATGGGTCCAATCCGCGGCCGAGAACTTTCTTTTGTCAACTCACCTAGTGACGAACAGGCTGGTGTTGTGCAGAAGGATATTGGCGAGTATGGTCTGCAGCTTCTTATCGGCCAGAAGAAGATGGGGAGCAAGGAATTTGCGTTGTACGACGCAAAGACCCTAGACATGGTGATGGAGAGCACGCACGAAGGTGCGTGGGACACTTCCTACTCTTTCGTTGACAGTATGGAATATCAGCCTAATACAGTGCTGGTGCCAGCGGGTGGCGGTGGATTTATGGCCTGTGAGAGCTTGCAGACCTCTATTTCCAATACCGAGCCCCAAATGGAGCAGAATAAGATGGATAAGATTTTAGAAGGAATTAAGACTGAAGCAACGGTACAGGCTAATCGCCAGTATCTTGCCGAAGCATTGAACGGTGTTGACACCCTTACCTTAGACGAACCTGCCCAGAAGGTGCTTGAAAGTCTGTTGCCTGCTGAGCTTGTAACAGAGTTGCCGGCTGTGGCCAACGGTGAGACCACGTTGGTATTCAGTAATGAGCCAGCTATGCAGGAGGCCACGGACAAGGCTACGGAGCTCGTAGGATCTTGGACTGAGCAGAGTGCGGGTTTGGCAATGGTCCTTTACCTGGCGACCGAAGCACACACCGTAGAGTTCCCACAGGATGAGACCCGGCCTTGCACGTTGGGCGATGTCTGGGGTGAGAAGGCTGGAGAGTTGAAGGATAAGGCCTTGGGTATGACCCTGGGCGAATTCCGAGCACTGAAGGCCGAGGACCTGACTGGTTCCTGGGAACACTCAATGCTCCAGAACAAGTTTGAAGACGGCTGCACTGAGTTTGCTGTTGCCACCGTGGTAATGGGCTGCCAGAGTGAGGCGTGCACAAAGGCGTGGGAGACCGTGGCGGACAGCACCCTTATCAATACGGCTGAGGATTTTGCTAAGCTTGAGGGCTTGGCAGAGACCTGGTCTTATGATGACGCAAGCCTGACGGCGGCTAAGACCCAGTTGGAGTCATTTAACACTCTTAAGGACAGTGTGGGTATGAAGTTGATGGAAGCGTTGAATACTGATAAGCTCAACGAATTTGACTTCTCAACACTAACGTTCGAGACCAAGCTACCTAGTCCTCTATTGGTTACCAGTGAGTTCTTTGTCCAGAAGTATTTCCAGACTGAGTCCTCTATTGGGGTAAGAGAGTACTTAGCTCCTCTAGTAGGTATTGTACGCAAGCTGAATGTTGATAAAAAGACATTGGAAGCGGCAGGCAAAGCCTACGGGTATTTGGGTAGCGGCGTATTGCGAACATATCTGGCAGGGATTCCGGAAAGTGCAGGGGAACCTGCGGCCCCGACGACAGCCAGTGAGAAATCTAACAACCCAATCCAGGTCATTCCAAGCGTTGCTGCGACTGGAACCGATCTGTCTGACACTGAGCCCACATCCGTGACCGAGTCCCAGACCCGTGTTTCAAGAATGCAGGCTTTCCGTGTGGAAAGAAAATCTCGCAGCAAGAAGTAAGTAGGAGAAGACGAACGAAATGGCTGATTATTCCGGCATGTTTGGAGCTCACCAGATTCCTGGACGCCGATGGGCGCCCCAGGTAGAGCTTAGCGCCCCTAATGTAGGTCAGATTCCGCCTGGACCATTCAAGGTTGACCCATACCTAGCAGGTATTGGTACAGACCCCTTTGATCCAGCGGGAGTTATTGCCGTACCTAGTGGCCGTATTGTTTCTATCGGTAATGCGTCTAGCATCAACGGTGGTAACAACGGTTATCGAATGGGTGTGTCTGGTACTGGCCGTACACCAATTACGCTTCATGATGGTCGGTATTTGACACCGGCTGGCATGAGCATCAACCAGATGTACAAGGATGCGAACACAAACCAGTATATGACGAACTCTAACACAGTTCGATACCGAAAGGGTTTCATGGCTGGCGTCCCGTTCGTGACCGCGATTAACAATGCTTATGGTACGCTTGTTGCTGGTGACCGAGTTACCGGTTACTACGGATCTACCACGAGCACGACAGTTCAGAGCAACTTGCACAAGGGTAAGCCAGTTAAGTGGGTACCTAAGGCAGCTCAGTGGAAGAACCAGGTAGGTGCTACTACAGCGACTTTGAGCGCAGCAATTTACCCTGGCATCCAGCCAACAGTTATTGCCGCGTTGAACGCAGGTACCGTTTTGGCTACAGGTAGCTCAGCTACTCTTTCGTGGAGCGGTAGTGCATGGGTTGCAACCTTCCAGAACACCGTGACGGACGTTCTGTACGAGTGGGGTCAGGAGCCAGATCAGATTGCTGGTGAAGTGGTTCGAATCAAGAGCATTACAGATATGCTTAACGATGACAACTTCTTGAAGTGGGTTGAGTTCGCACCGAACGACTACCTTAACTTCCCGCCTGCTATGCAGCGAATGCCAGTTACGGCAGTTGGTACGGGTTCAAACCCGGTTGATGGTACGGGCTGGGAAACTCCTAGCACTGTAACCGCCAACATTCAGTATCGTGTGGCCAGCTACCCGATTAGCGTTCACCAGCCAGTGTTGGTTGCTATTCAGGGAACTATCACAGATGTCAATGGTAACTCTACAACCTACTCAGGTTCTGGAGCGAGTGCTTGGTACATTCTACCTACATCGTCCATCGCAGATATGCGCGGATACTTTGTGGGTCTGTATCACACAGTTAACTGGAGAACGGGTCTGATTGAGTTCAGCTCCAACGTAACCAGCGTAACTGCAATCCGAGCCCTCTATAGTTACATTAGCAACCCAAGAGACGGCGCAGTCCTGTGGGGCGGTGGTGTACTCGGTCTGACTGATGGTACTCAGGTACTAAACGGACCTCGGTACGGTACTCCTGCCCACTTGAACGTGGTTGACTCAATCGGTGAGTTGCGGGTAATTATTTACTAAGCAGAATTGGGGGACGTAGATCGTCCCCCAACCAAAAAAGGAAAAGGTAAGAGGAATGAAGAAGACTATCTACAGCCTAATGCAGAAGGTACTGGAGGGTGCACCCGAAGATTTGTACGGGTACGCCGCCGCCCTCGGTGTCAAGGTTGGCCAGGAGACGAACGCAGCCGACAACATCCTCACAGAGGGAGACCTTCAGGACAGACTGAACGAAACTCGTGAGTTTATTTACGCTCAGCTGACAGGAAAGGACTATGAGGGCAACGCACTCGTATTTCCATCGCCTGTTCCTTATAAGGAAGCTGTCTCATCTGCCGACTTGTCAATCGTTGTGCCCCGCGTTATTAACAACGTGCTTCAGGAGCCAACAGAACCATTGCTGGTTCTGCAGAATATGATCGCTGAGCCAATCGAATTGCCGTTTGACTCACCTAACTATATTGAGTTCCCATACATGGGTGCTTTCGTCGCCGAGGAAATGGCCGAAGGTCAGCAGTACCAGGTACAGACTGGTAACTTCGGGCAGGGACGAATCAGCTTGCGAATTGGCAAGATCGGTTTGGCAGCAGCTTTGACCGACGAAGTCATTCGACTAAGTATGTGGCCGCTCATCAACATCCACCTTCGGGCGATGGCAAATGCTATCAATCGTCGAAAGGAAGCTAGCCTGTATTCCGCCATGTTGGCAGAGTGCCAGGAGGTTTTCGACAACGATGATGCAGATACCACCAAGCGAACAACTGGTGTTGCTACTAACCAGACTTGGAATGGAACTTTCTCCTACTTTGATATGATCAAGATGTGGAGTGTTATGATCAATAACCGATATAACGCTACCCACTTGCTTGCTCATCCTTTGATGTGGGCGACATTTGCACAGGATCCGTACCTGATGGCAACGTTCATGCACGGTGGTCAGATTGGCCAGGGTGTTTGGACTCGACCTCCTCAGTACGACCAGCAGGTGAACATTCCGTTCAACATTCAGTACTTGCCATACTATGCTATTCCGTTCACAGAGCGAGCTACCTTGACTCTGTCCGGTTCTGGCTTGGGTGCAACTCTGGTCTCCGACTTCTACATGATTGATAAGTCCAACTCCCTGTATCAGGCGACACGTGGACCGATTGAGATGGATGAGAAGGAAGACTGGTATGCAGACGGTAAGGTGCTGAAGGCACGACAGTACTTTGGTGCTGCGGTTAAGGATGGCGGTAAGGGTATGTTGATTGCCCGAAACATCCGAACTGCTCGAAACTATGAGGCCTTGTTCACAGTTCGACAGGTAACCAGCTAAACGATTGGCACGAGGGGAGATGCAATCTCCCCGAGTCCATAAACTTCAAGCCCCCAGGTCCAGGGGGCTTCTTTTTTTACCTCTATTGAGTGAGGTCTTAGTATTATGTCGGCTGAATTTCCTGAAATTACGTATCGCGCACCGATCCTTCTACTAGGATCCACCTCCGAGCTCCGACCTGACATCAGCATGCAGTGGAACTTGGATGTTGATACCACCCAGTTCAGCACGCCCTCCACCCTTGCCAGTTTGGTAATGTTGATCAATGAGACAACCAGCTTGCAAATTGAGCTGGAATACGTCTCGTACTCAACTCAAAACCGCGTCCTAACATTGCGGCCTACCGTGGACATTCCGCGCAGTACACTGTACACGGTGTATGTAGATAGTAAGGTGTTAGCCACTAGCGGGCGTAAGAGCAAACAGGCTTTCCGCTGGCAGTTTGAGACCGCTGCTGGGTCGTTGGACGCTCCTGGTGTTACGGATCCAGCTGACTACAGTGTACAGAGTACGTTTCCCACCTTCTCCTGGACAGCTGCTGGTACTGGTACTATAACCTACCTGCTGCAGATAGATGATCGCTGGGATTTTGGATCTGTAGACTACCAGACTACTACTCAGAGTCTGAGTATCAGCCCAACTCCTGGTCTGCCCGCAGAGAACACGTATTACTGGAGAGTACTTTCCTATTCGGCTACGGCCACAGGCTCCTGGTCGGATACCAAACAGTTTTATTACGGAACGCCACGCCAGGCTACGGCCGAGACCCGACAGACTTGGTATGAGGCTGATGACTTTGGTATCGCTCGACAGCATTGGACTAATGGTCTAAGTAACCAAGGTGGTTTTCCAACCCTTAAACTTACGTTTACCGCCGTACCAAACACAGATTATCAATCATATCTCAGTATGTGGCGACAAGCTATTAGTCCTCGTAATGATACGACATCAACGTATCAGTGGGTAGCTGTGGCAGGATCCTGGACCCTTACAGGTAGCAGTATCCAGTTTACACCCGGAGAGGCATTGGTACCAAATAACCGGTATGAAATGCGTGTAGATCGGTATCTTTCCAGTGTGGATGGCGTGGCATTGGGCAAGGACTACGTCCTGTACTTCACTTCAGCCTACAGCCCTATGTACGCAGATCTAAGAGCTGTTCGCAGCCGATTCCTGAGCGCGGAACAGAACATACCAGACGACCTCATTAACTACTTTATCTATCGCGCATCGCTAGAGGCTAATGCTCGGTACTACATGTATCTGCAGGGTCAGCCATGGGCGTATGGAGATCAACCAACTGAGGGCACAGTACGTGACAGTGCTGCACTCAAGTCCTTTGGTGTGGGACGCTGGGTTGAGGCCGCTGCCACACTGTCTCTGCTCCAGAGCATCTTGTATGAAAATCTGCGGTTGGTGGACAGCGAACGACAGTTGGGAGACTACACGTTCAAGTTGGGTCCTGGCTTTATTAAGGCCATGGAACTAGCTATGAAGCAAGCTGCTGAAGACCTAGATTACTGGGAAGACTACCTGTCGGTCAGCGACCAGTCTCGATCTACAACCCGATCCTATTACTGGAATCCAGCTAACCGAGACTACGATGCTAGCATTGCCGACCTTGAAGCACGAAGGGATAACTTGTTCTAATGACTAACGAATGGGGTATGGGTAAGGGTGCGTGGAAAGACAGTATGCCACTTGGGCTAGACACCCAGGAATTCATCCTGCAGAACCCACAATGGGTGCTGTATATGCGCCGAGATACCAGATTTGTTTGTCCTCACCACCGAGACCCAGCTACGCTCAGTGCTAAGCTGCTTGATGCACCATGCACCATCTGCTTTGGGACAGGGGTTAAAGTTGACCCCATGATAGTTCCATGCAGAATCAGTCTGGGTCAACCACGTATTACACACCGAGAAACTGAGTTACGGACCATGCCTGGTTGGCTTGAATACTATGTTGCGGCCGCAGATTTCCCACGAGCCGTTATGCCCCAGAATGAAGACCAGATCTTAGTTTGTGAATGGGATAAGCCAAGTCAAGTGCTAGGTGAGTACCCCCGAGCCCGGGTAATACGCATTGCTAACATCTACTGTATTAAGCAGGTTAATGACTACTTTGAGCGTGAACTGTCGCATTACAGTGTGGGACTTGAGGCTCAGAACCACGATCTAGGTCGGTTAGCAATGCATCTTCCTGTACTGCGAAATGTTCCGATCATGAATTTGGATAGAAATCCGCTGTCTGATAACGGACAGTGGCGTGCCCAGAATTACTGGTAATCATGAAGACAAAGGTATTGTTGGTAGGATTGGCCACGGACGGGCCAGAGAACAAGGTTTCACTCATGAGAGATGAGCGAGATCTTCTACGGCTGTATGGTGGGCTGTATACAGAGCGCTTTACGCTGGAAGCAACTGGGACGTCTGTAACCCTGGACTACGAACCGTACAGAGTACCTAGCACTTCTCTGAACTCCGTGCTTCGTGATTATCTGTACGCACCAGCCGTCAGTGGCCAACAGATACTGTTTGGATCTGTTGGGGGCTCTGGAGCCCAATTAGATCTTCAGTACAGCCCATACTTGGGTCCCAGTGATTTACTGTGGGCGGGGCGGAAATGGTTGCAGCAAACAGGGCAGATGCCATACATTGCTCGGGTTCCTGGATCCAGAGCCTCTGTAGAGGTCGGGAACTGGAAATTTAGTGCCAGATACCATGGCCAGAAGTACAATAATGTGCGAGTTGTGTACACGGGTAGTACGCTGACTGTAAGTGGATTGGAACCTAACTATCCTACACTGACATACAGTGGGTATAACGTAAACGACCTGCGGGAGTTGGTGGAGCGTGATTTTGAGATCGGTACAAGTCCTGTGTACATTGAGCGGGCTGATACCGTAATTCCCACGTTCTCTCAGACGATGACGGGTGGGGCTGATGGTGTATTTGACACCAGCTCATTCCAATCAATACTAGATGGATTGAATATGCCGGCAGATTGTTCGCACGTAGTTTTCCTCACACCATTGACCAGCAGCTTTGTACAGAGTGTATCTGACATGTATCGTGAGACCAACGTGCAGCCGCGTATGTTTTTCTTCGCCGCCCCAGAGTTCACGACCACAGCCGAGCTCTATCTGTTCTATCTTAATACATGGTTGCCTGCCAGACATCCAATGATTGGTATGGTACTGGGTACCGTGGGTTGGGAACTGGATGGACGTACGGTTTCCCGATATGCTGTGGAGAGTGTGGGTGTTGCCCTAGCACAATCCCAGAACTCCAATCCCACGAACATGGCAATACCCGCTAAGACCTTCAGCCCTCAGCTGACAGAAGCGGATTTGGACAACTTTAAACTCGGTGGCATCATGTGTGTGACACGTCACATCATGGCTGACATCAGTACGTACGAGGCAGTGACATCAGCCCGAACTGAGACCTTCCTCTACAGTAGCAAGGTAGCTGAGATCGCAGCTATAGCCTATCCGTACCTAACGCCTTTCCTGGGCAGTATCTTACCCATGGGACCAAACGCCCAATTGGCACAGGGCTTGAAGCAAGCACTGTCTGCTATTGAGTGGCTTACGGTAGAAAGTGTTGATTGTCTAGTAGTACTTGATACCATGTACGTTACCATATCTGGAATCTTACCCGATGAGATTCTTAAGATAAGCTTTACAGTTAAGAATGTCTAATGAGTAATCCTATCATCCCATCGCCCGAGCATTCGGACGCATACCCAAGCCCCTACGATCTGCCCAAGTTAATTTGGGACAAGATTGAATCGTACTTTCATAAGTACCGGGTAGAAGTGCGTGAATCCAAGCCTCAGTCTGGCGTTGAGGGACCTGTGATAGTCTGGGATATTTTGAGCCGGGTACCTGGCCGAGATAATAGCAGTGCCCATGGTCGTGGACCATCCCACAGCAGTTTCCGCACCATCACGGTAGACGGTAAGGTCATTGAAGAACTATTCCAGATCCACACTGTAACCTACAGATATAAGATCTACAGCGTTAGTTCTGAGATAGCTAACCAAATTGCTTGGGATCTAGAGCGGTTGCTACCCCAGGGTGCGGGTATAGCTGGGCGCCAGGATAATATCCCAGGTATCCAACTCAATTTCTTACGCCAAACCTCTCAGGAAGAGGATCGTACGAGTATGACTCAGGACGATTTGGTGGTAAGGAACCTCCTATTTACAGGACAAGTACCAGTCTTCTACCGAAGAGAGCTCCCAACCATGAGAGCTTTGATGGTACACACACATGTGGGCCGAGTGTTGACTTCAACAGGACGCCAAACACGTTCATCGTCTGATTCCGATTATTACATCGATGTGGATAGCGGCCAAACCGTCGTAGGTATATTCGCCGTATTCAAATTAGCGTGCGCCACCGTGCAGGAGGATTCATGCCTTACGCCGGGAGCCGACTACAAAGTGCTAAAAGATGATAATGGAACCCTCTATATACAGTGGGATGATACGTACGGGAATGTACCGGCCTTAGGCCAGGATTTTCGGGTGGAATACTTTGTTTCTGCCACTCGTACCACCTACCCAGACCTGACTCAGCCGCCCTCTATTTAGGTGTAGGGAAAGCGAAGTAGTTTAACCTAGGAGATAACGAATGCCACTCTTGCCTGGAGTAATAACAAATATAGCCGGAAATCGAATGAAGGAATCGATTCAGGGACCGGCAACTGAGAGACTGCTAATTTTTGGCATGGCTCAGGATGGTCCTGTGAATCAGCCTCGTCGAGTTACGGATGTAGGGGATGCAGCTACGCTGTATGGTCCCGCAATTTATAGTGGTGGATATTTAGATCCGAACACGAGCTCTGAAAGTGGAGCTTGGGCGGGTACTAGCATTCCTGAGGCTCTTGCCCAGGCAGTGGCTGGTGGTTGCCAAGACATTTGGATTGTGCGTGTTGGTGGTACATACGCGACAGCCCCGTCTGCGTTCGGCAGTAAGCTAGATATTCGCTCCGTCTACCCTGGTCGTATTTACAACCAGGTTAGCTTGACCCTCGCCACAACCGGTGGCGTAACCGAAATCTACATCAATCAGCCTTCGGCAAAGGGTGGTAGAGTTCAGCTCACTACACTTGCTGCGTCTGGTACTGTTTCCGACTTGATTGAGAGAATCAACAGCAGTTCACGAAACCAGAGTATTCGAGTTAATCCATATACTTACAGCAGCATCCTCAACAGCTCAGCCATCACCGCCGTGGGCAGTGGTACTGTGACGTTGACGGGTGGTACTAATGGTTGCCGTGCACGTGGTGATGATTACGGTCCTGATGCTGCTACGGGTGTTGCGGGTTATGCAACTAAGTTACTTACCGTTGACAGTGGTGCATTTGATACCGTTGAAGGCGTTAACTTCCCATTTGACACCGCGGTCTTGACTGGTATCTACGCAGATGACCAGATTGTAGACAGTGGTCAGACAAAGATCGGCGGAACTGGTACCTACACTGCGGCCGATGCCTATCAGACAACCATTGCCTATGACTTCCAAACATGGTTGGATCGAATGTCCAACTACGTGAAGCCATGCCGAGGCGTTGTTGCAGTCCGACCTCCGTTGGTTCGAGACCAGGCAGCGTTGATCACCTATGTGAACACCAACCTGTTGGCCACAACCCACGCATACTACGACCAGAACCAGCGATGGCTGTGCATGGGTCCGTTTATGTACGAGGGCTTCCGAACCCTGGACTTCAAGTCTGGCGAGACCTTTGATGGTGGAGCTCGATTGTCCGTGGTTGCAGGACCCGAAGTGGTTATGTACCATCGAGACCGACGAAACTATACAGACAACTGGCATGTGTTGTACGCCGCCATGCAGACTACTATCCCACCGGAGCGGGCTCCAGTTATGAAGCCGTTGCCCAATGGAATTATAGCCTACGGCGAGTACATCCCACGAAAGTACGCTGATAAACTGATTTCTGGTGTTGGTTACAACAGCGATCAGCAGCTTTCTGGACGTGGTGCCTATGTATGCATGGTCAAGGATCCTTCTAACTTTGCTGGACCTTTGGTAATCTACAGCGATACGACTGCAGCTTACCGAGAGGATTACTTCTCTCAGGACCAGTTGGTGCACTTGGTTAACCGAGTTGGTACCGACTTGTCTGAAGGCTTGCGAGGTTTCTTGGGTGGACCTACAGATATCGGAGCTCTTAGTGCTATGCGCACCCGGGCAAAGACGATCTTGGATGGTTACTCAAACAGTGGTGCATTCCGTGGCTATGAAGGACAGGGCTATACCTTTGACATCAACATCGACGGTATTGGCAATGTGCTCGGTATTGTAACTGTGGCGTTGGAAATTAACCCAGCGACCGCCCTGCGACAGATCCGGCTGAACATTACGGTCCGGAACGTAGCTTAAGGAGTACGATAGATAATGGCAACTTACAGCCCTTTTGCCCGCAAAGCATATAGCCCATACAACAGTTTGTGGCTAGACGGCAACGGTGGATCTGGGCGGCCTAACGAGCCGCTTGACTTGGGAGCACCCAAGCAGACATTCACCGGTGCCGACCTGCAGGCGTATTTGAACAACAAGCGTGTTGGAAACCTTGAGAGTGTTACCTGGTCGATCTCGGTTGAGGTCGTGGGTAACTACGTAATGGGTCGGCGCGATGCTGTGACGTACACAACTGGTAAGCGAGTTATCGCCGGATCCATTGTGTTCTCTCAGTACGACCGACACGCGTTCTTGCATGAAGTTTGGCAGTTGGATAAGATGCGGGGCCAGTACTCCGTGGTATCCGATCTCTGGGGATACGACATTCCGACGAATGTGTCCGTAAACCAGATGGCAAACTACGAGACACCAGCAGCGCTTAACGCAATCACCAAGGGAGCACGTGTTTCCTACGGTCCTGATTACGCAGCAGCTGGCGATGCATCTCCAGGTGGAGCGGCTTTTGGTTACGGTCTAAGTCAGGCGGCTTTCGACGAACAGTTGAAGCAGCAGTTGATGCAGACTGCGCGAATTGTAGGAGGTCAAAAGCTTTCTTACAGTGACCAGATTCCTCCATTTGACTTGACTTTGATCGGTGTCAATAACCAGGGTGCCGCAGCTCGCTGTGCGCTCTTGGGTATGCGAATCACTCAGGAAACTACTGGCTTCTCCCAGAACGATATGTCCAACGCCGTTGGTATGTCGTACGTAGCATTGGCCGTAGATCCGTGGTCTGCTATTGAGACCGTCAACGGTAACGTGTACATTCCACCAGTAGCGTAGGCTACTGGATGACCGGGACCAGTTCTTAGAAAAACGGAGCTGGTCCCATAAAAAATTGAACATGAGTGAGTCTCAGGTACCTAGCCTATTTATACCGCAGCAACAGCCTAACACACTGTCCAGCTCCCAGTACCGGGATAAAGATTACGGAGATCCCGTCTCATTCTCGTTCACGGACGTGCAGATAGTTGCCGTCCTCCCATTCCACGCTCCAGGTAAAAACCTACCAGCAACCGTACGCCTGGCTGGACTCCAATTGCTTTCCATCAGCACCCACCGCGACCAGTACCCAGTTACACACTTGGGGCATGCGGGGATTGAGGGCTATACCCGTGGCCACCGAACAACGGCAGGCACCATGGGCTTTACCGTATTGGGAGAGGATCCGTTTGCCCCAATCATTGCCGTATACAGTGAATGGCGAGGGTACAACCAACCAAGTACGTGGGTGGGGGCTGATGATCTGCCACCATTTGACCTGAGTATTGTCTTCACCAACAGTGCGGGTAATGCAGCGGCCGTCCTCCTGCGCAGTATCGTGATTGTGGATACGGGCCGTAACATCAGTGTACGAGACATTCAACTGTCTCATGTGTGTTCGTTTATGGCCAGCCGGGTTACAACCTTGCTGGAGGGCACTACCACTATCAACAAACTAGCGCGATTCCCTCACACGGGAGTGGATACGGGGTCGGCAGCTGCCCACGATAGTGGGTGGAATCAGACGTACACAACACCGTACACCTTCACCACCAGCAGCGGAAGTACCAGCACTAGTACCAGCACTAGCACAAGTAACAGCAGTAGTACGAGCACTGCTAGCACTACAACCAGCAGTGCAACGACATCTAGCTTCAGTGGTACTACTAGCAGTACGACATTGACCGCAACCCCGACCGTAAGTACTGGAGCATAATGGCAAACGATTTTTCTGTCAAAGAGGGTTACCAACTTGTAAGCGATTTCAATACGGCTTACTGGTCTGGATTGGATTGTCAGGTGTATGCGGGCAACATCTGGGTACGGGATGCCGTTCAGGTTAACTACCAGGTGCTGGAAACCGTACGGCCTTACTGGCATTATTCGCATTACGTTCCTACCAGATTGCGGCACGGTACGCGAATGATTCAGGGCGAGCTCACAATCAACTTTACACGAAACTCCTACATTTTTGCCCTTCTCAATAAGCTTAATACGTTTGGTCCCGTGCGTCCTGAAGACAAATTCCAGCCCAATATGAATCAGGCGGACGGTACTCAGGCAGGTAGTCCTGTACTGTACAACAGCTATTCTTGGGGCCCACAGACTGGCAGACAGATCATGACCGACGATATGACGGCAGATCAGAAGAGAGAGTTTGTACTAGCTCGGAAGAAGGCAATGGCCCAGCAACAGTTGGAGTTGTCAGCAGCCAAGCCCTCAATATCCCAGTCTACAGGTATGTTTGAAATCGGACCACAGGGATTTGATCTGAATATTGTGTTTGGTGCTTATCTGAGCAAGCCTTTGAGCCTACAGTTCTCAGCCGATAACGAAGAGTACTTCTTAGATGGCGCAACTTTCCCCGATCTACGGGTAAACCCTGGTCCTATGGGGACTGGCATCAGGCTTGTGGGTGTTGATATCCAGGGTATGGCCCATAGTGTTGTTGATGACGGACGTCCTCTGATGCAGACGTTTACGTTCTTGGCCCGTGATGTTCGTATATTAATGCCCGAAGATATCTCTGAGTTCCCGAATCACGCATCCGTTTACTCGTCGGCGGCCGAAAACTTCTTGGGGCCGACAACTACTCTGGATCAGATTCAAGACTTTATGAGAGGAATACCATTCGGCACAGGATAAGATTATGAAAGGTAAAGGCATTCGTATTTATAAGGGCTCGCTGACTGCCGAGCAACTTGCACAGATCAAGGAAGCGGTGGGTACCACGCTGTTCTACACTGTGACTGAGGACAATAAGGGCGAAAAGCACTACGTAGTGTTCCGCCCAATCTTTGCACCCCTGTACCGAAAGATCCAGAATCTAGTTGATGAGAGTCGTTCTCGTGGGGGAGTTGTTCCCCAGGGCGATATTGATGAGCTGATTTTTGAAGAGTGTTTGGTATGGCCGGAATTGACGAACGAGGAGCGTGCCAATCTAGAGGTTCAGGTAGTACCTACCTTCAGCAAAGCAGTTCAAGAGAAATCTGGGTTCACGGAAATTGATGTCTTTGGTAACTGGATTGGACCTACCAGTCAGGTAGTAGCTCTCAAGGACTACAATCATTGGCCTGACTATACACTGGAGGAGGCTGAGGCCATCAAGGCAAGTACTCCATTCCAGTTGTTTAGACTGCGCATTGATCGGTGGATATTCATTGTCCGCCCTCTCACTACACAAGATGTGCGTATTGCGCAAACCCAACCAGACAACAGCTTGACGCTGGCAACAGCTACCGTTATGTGGCCTCCTTTCGAGAAGATTGATTGGAGTACAGTACCAGCGGGTATCGTTGATACCGTGGCGAACGTTGCTACCAAGGTCAGCGGCTGGGATGTTGGGGATGTAGAAATCACGGAGCTGTAAGTGGATCCGAGATACCGTTGGTTCTGTATTACCTTTAGGGCAAAGACTGGCAATAAGACTGCCTCCTTTGTCTTCAGAGGCTTTACGGGTGCTGAGAGCCGGCGGGCAGGGGGCCAACACACAGCATTTGACTCTGAGGTTTTCCTCCTCAAGTGCTGTGTGCCCAACATTGATCTGGATGCCGTTGAGTACAATATTTGTAGCCGACTGCTGAAGGAAATATATCACGTCAGTGGTTGGAATGAGCACGGTGCACCCTACAAGCTAGCTGCTGAATGGATCCAGGACGAAACAGGTAGCCTGGAGGCTGCTGCCGTCTGCATGATTCCAGGCCTAACGCTCCAGGAACTAGATACCTGTGATCCACAGGACAAAGCCAAATACCTGATCATGGGTAAATGGTTGTTTGAATCCCTTTACCAGTGCAAGGTTGAGGAAGCTTTCTCGGGCAAGAAAGAACCGAAGAAGGGTGGCACCATCCAAGCTGTTAAGCCCAAGTTGCCAGAAAATCATCAGGTCGTTGAGAGCTTTGACTGGGATAGCCAGTCGCGAACGGGTAACGTACTACCTGATGATTTGACTAAGTTTATCAAGATGCCAGAGGCCTAACCTCTATTTTAGGGTCAAGGCCAGTACATGAGCTCTTATCACCGAGACCACGAACATTCTTTTATCTCCAAGGCCGCGGGTTTGGCTGCCATTGGAACGTTAATCGGTGTTGGTCTGACCAAGGGCGCCCCGCTCATAGGTCGTGCGGCTGAAGGTGTACTGGGCTCCAAGTTCGGCAATACCATACTCAACAGCCTAGCTGATTTCGTACGCGTTCCCGTACAGGGAACCCAGCAGATGGCGGCAGAATTGTTCTCGGCTGAGGGCAATGTTATCATCCGGGGAAGTGAGGCTGTAGAGCGCGGAGTTCGTACAGCATTGGTCAGCGAACGGCGAGCGCAGACTATCATGACAAGTCTGCGGGGGTTTACGGATAACACTACCGCCTTTGATTCCCAGGAATTCCAGCAGGCCATGCGCCAGGCTATGGGCAGAGTGACCTCGGCTGAGGACCCTAGCCGAATACCAGCAGGATTTCACACTCTTGAGGGGTTAGAGCGTTTCAACCAGATAGCTAAAACCCACGGCGTTACATTCAACTTTGAGAGCCTGGCCCAGCAACATGCCCACCTCATGGACTTTGTGAGGGAAGCTGGATCCCAGTCCGTATCTCAGGATGAAGTACAGGCCTACCTGCGGAAGTCCGATGTACAGGAGCAGATCTATGGAGCTATTTCCCAGAGCCGTAAGGCCCATGCTGATAGCGCGAGGGCTCTGTACGAACGCTTTACACCACCCACAAACTCCAGTGCACGACGCCAGATCAAGTACCGGGACCTGTGGTATACTGCGGACAAGGGATTAAATCCCAGCTTTGATAAATCAGTGCACGACGCAGTGGTTGCCAGAATCCAACAGGATATGAAAATCCCAGAGGATCGTGCACGGCTATTTGTACAGCAGCATATAGATCAGGCACGTGAGGGACTGGAAAAGGCATTTGGTAATGCTGAGTCCAGCCTGCACCAGCAAGTCCTGTGGAATGATTTCCTTAACTCCAATACGGGAATGACGATCTCGGCTGGGGGCAAGGTAGTAAACTGGCACCGACCACAGTGGGCAGCTAGTGAGCTACTGGATAAGACGCTGGAGAACGTCCAGATTCCGTTGGTGCCCTACCACTTTAATGTCAATCTGAAGAGTCTGCGTATTGCCCCCAAGGTCCGTGACCTGGCAAAGGGTCTGGGATTGGTATCAGACAACCCAGAGATCAGACGTTATCTGGATCGTGCGTGGAAAGGTAAGACCGTTAACTACGGTAGCACACATCTTGTGGCGGTTGGAGACCAGATGTTGGCTATTGGCCAGGAGAGTGCCACCCACCTAAACGGACGATTTGCGGTCTTTGATGCACGCAACAGTAGCATGCTGCGGCGCCTGGGTGAGGCGCGATCTGAAAATACCACGGACATACTAAAAGACCTGTGGCGGCTAAAGCCTGACAGCGGTATGAGCCGTTTCCGAGAACTGCTGTATGCGCACAGTCCGCGGTTTGCAACTATACCTCCACCCTCAGCCCATGGAGGACTTGTTGTTCGCGGTAAATCTCCGGTCGGAGGATTGTTAGCTAATTACCTGTATGGTAAGGGTATTGTAGATCCGAGAAAGATCCACCCTCAGTTGCTGGCGGAGGCCATGGAGCACTATGCGCCAAGGGAAATGGTGTCGGCCGAAACCCATTACTCTCTACTTTCATCCCTAGTCCGAGAGAGCGGTCAGAATCTGACGGACAGTGCTCAGGTGTTGAAGGCTTGGGCTGATGCAGGCCGTGGTTCTATGCCGGTCTTTGGCGGCCGTCAAGGTGGTCAGTCAGGAACTGGTGTTCTGTATCAGATTTACAAGAACATTGACCGGCCAGATGTTGTGGTCAGAGAATTATTCCGTCCACTTGGTGAGCACCAGGGTAAATCCCTGTTGGAGTTAACGTCGGAGGCCAAGGAAGCATTTAACCCCCAGCTGTATCAGGCATTGATGTCATCCAAGGTCGGGTACAAAGGCCTGTTGATGGCGGGCAAGGGTGAAGGACATTTTCTCCACCACGTTAGCACGGCGTTAAAGGGTGAGCAAGGCCTGAGCCAGATGATGGAGCGATTGCAGAGAGGTCTGCTCAGTCAGATGGTATCAGACATGGGTGCTGAGCGCTATGGTGGATACGAAGCACTGAGCGAGGAAATTCTCCGCGTTCATAACATGCGGGCTGAGGGTGTGAGCTTAACTGATATCTTGAAGCAGGCACCCACTGAGCATCCTGCTGCACGCTTTGTACAGGACCTGAGAGATAAACTGGGTGTGTCTACGGGTGATGGACTGGACAGCTTCCTAGACCGATTGATCCATGAGACTGCAGGGGGCTCAAAAGTACATACGGGGCGAGCTGGTGAACTAGCTAGTTTGCTACTTGACAAGGGCCAGGTTCTGAACATATCGGACAATAACTTGATTCGGGCTAAGGTTTTGAACCAGCTTAGAGTTGGATTGGAGAGTTGGCCGCTGCCCGTTGAAGTCCGAAACCTACATCTTAGATCATATATGTTTGAGCGGGATGGTACAGCTGATTGGTTGACGGACGCCGTTCGCCAACGATTTAATGCATTCCGGCCATTCCACCCACAGGATCTGGGTTCTAATCCTCTGTATGATCCACACACCTACAGTATTCCGCTAAATCCTGAGACGGATCTGGCATCTATCCTCACCAATCCCCTGGGCGTTGTTCGTGACCAGTTCAAGAACGCATTGGGTGTGGGGGAATTTCTTCGGGCTCAGGTGGACCCAGAAAAATCATATGGCATTGGTGCCATGTACCAGCACCTTCTGGGCATCATACCGCAGTCCGTAGCGGAGAACGTTGGCTTGGGTCTGCCCGCAGCAGATTTGAGTACACCACTGCGCACCACATTTGCCTGGTGGGCAAAGCGCGTTCTACCCCTGTACGTAGGTATTGAACTGTACAAGAACATGAATGCCAATGCCCACACACTGGGCTTACCTGGCGTTGACGATCTGGGCGCAAACCTGGTGGCAAATGTCAATCGGGTCGGGGCCAGCGTCAAAGACTTTTTGGGAGTGACCAGTACATCCCAACACCTAATACGACAGTTTCCTGGTCTGGATCAGTACTTTCATCCCCGGTCCAAAGAGGAGTACGACAAGTACCTGTTCTACGGTGAGGAAGAGGTAAGAGAGGGTCGTGGGTGGTTCACGGGTTCGCGCGATACCCTGCCTGGTGGACGTATCAACTACGTACGCCCCAACTTCTTCCGTCGCTGGCACAGTCACTGGACTGAGGCGGATAACGTTGATATCTCCAATCCCGAGTACAGCTGGTTACCGTCCATAACTCACCCACTGTCCCCACTCAAGAGATTAGTGCATCCCAACTGGTTTGTGGATAAGCACAAGAGTGACAGACCGTACGAGGCGGGGGGCTTGGTGGGAGCGGGAGAGAATCCAGGAGCCTACCTGATATCCAATGCGGCAAATGCTGATGGGTCCTTTAACGTGGAGGCGGGCATTGGTGGACCGTATCCCACAAGCATGCACACAACGTGGCATCAGGATGTGGTGCTGGGAACTATAGGCTCCAGTCTTACAGGTACGCTGGGTGTGGGAGCTACTGGTACTGGGGGTAGTGGTGGAGGAGGCCGAGGGCCGGGTACTGAGCGTGTGACGTACGAGCTGCACAAGGAAATGGCTGTCAGCCATGTTCATGCAGCGGGTAGTATTCTGGACTGGACTGCGCACAAGATTAACAACGTGCGGAGTAAAGCGGGGTTGGTTGGTGCATTCCTGAACAAAATCCCTGGCTTCCCGGATGAGGGAGGCGTGCATCGTCAAAACTGGAGAGCAGCAATCAGTAATGATCGGTTGCTGTTTGGCGGTCAGTATGGAGAACTTACTGGGTCCCTGGGTGAATTTGCTCGCCGATTGATTAACCCCAACTACATCAATCCCAACGACTATAATACGTTGCCCAATAACCAGCCTAGCTGGATGCCTAGCAAGTTCCGGCGAGGAGACCCATACCTTAGAACTCCAGGTGGTGAATACAATGTGCCAGGCGATGCATATGAGAGACTTAATCCGTGGATAGCGCCGCTCAAAGTTCGTGGTTCGTCTCTTGGCGGATCTGTTGATGAGATTATCCAGAAATGGCTGTACCCAACAGAGCCCCTTGGAGACTCCAGCGCTGAGGACATTGTGGACTTTGGATCCAGAGCCCACAAACTAATTCAGAGACAGCTTAGTGCTAGGGGTGTTCTGGTGGGTGCTGAGGTCCCGATCTACGACGAGCAGCACAATATCAGCGGTACGATTGACGCCGTCATTCGTGGACAGAATGGTGCTGAGATCTGGGATATTAAAACCCAGGGTGGGAAGCACTGGGGAGAAGTCCCAGAAAAGTATTTGGATCAGGTCACTGCGTACATGGCGATCATGGGTATTCCTCGTGGTGGACTGGCCTTCGTCAACAGAGATGATCCAGATCAAGTACGTTTTGTGCGCTTTGGGTTTGACCCAGATAGATGGCAGCGAGTGCTAGGCCGTATTGAAGAAGCCCGGTCCAAGGTTGAGGGTATGGTGCAGAGGGGCGAAATCAGCCCGTTTGAAACCTATGATCTGCTGGCGCGTATTGATGTGCTGTCCAAGGTCGCACCAGATAGCGCGGAATTCCGGGAACTAGTGGAGTACGCGGGACACAGTGGGGGCTTTGGTGGATTTGAACAACAGCGTTATGCAGAAGCCATACAGCGTGCAAAGCACCTGAGAGAGAACTACAGACTGTATCCTAACCGCCATGTGCAGACTGAGACTCGTAGACTGAGGGTGGAGGGCATTACAGATCAGGGTGAGATCATTACGCCCTATGGTGTAGTAAGTTTGGCAGGTGTCAAGTGGGATGCGCAGGCCTTTGGACATGAAGATCCAGAAGACGTTCTGGCCAAGTTTGGAGTGCACGTGGGAGACACGTTGCCAATGACAATGATCAAGGGTCAGTTTGATCCAGATCTTCAGACAGACCTGAACATCCAGGTGCAAGTGGGTCGCCTAAATCAAAGGCTCATAAACAGCGTGTATGCAGGCCCAGACCAGGATAGTACGCATCCGTTGGCAGTAGGGCCCACAGGGGCAGGTAGCGGCCTTCCTGGGTACTTGTGGGAGCACCTAGTCCATGCAGACAACTTGGTCACCAACAAGTTCATGCGCGTACGGACGGCGTTAGAGCAACTGGAGCGTGGAGAGATCTACGGAACAGATGATTTTAGATGGTCTCACATCTTCAGCAGCCTGATGGTTCCCACCATACATTCGGTAGTTAGCAAGAATCCGTTAGCCGCTGGGTTAAAGGGCATGACCATTGGCGCCATATTCTTGCGTACGCAGAAGGGGAGAAAGACTGGGGCGTTAATCGGTGCGGCGGCAGGTGTCATGCTGAGCACCACACGCGCCCTGTACGAAGCTATATCCGGCCACAAGTGGAAGCCCCGCCGTGTACGGAAGCAAGAGGATTTTGATGCATACTGGGATACCATGGAGTATGTTAAGTACGCGACCATGGCTGAGGCCGCAAAGAAGAAGGCTGCTGAGCAGGAGGGTGTGGACATCAACCAGTTGGAATCTGGTGAGAAAAGAGAGTACGTACACCTAGGTCCATGGGGTGCTCTGGCCATTCACGCAGAGAGAAAAGCCTCCCAGACTATGTACGGCTTTGACCAGCTAAAAGGCTCGCTACAACAGGCGTTGCAGACCCTCCCACAGCGCCACAGACAACTGGCGGAATCCATTATTGACACTGGCTCTATTAGTGAAAAGCGAAGATTCTATGATCTGATCTCCAACAGTGAGCGGCGGGTGTTGGGAAGATTCTTGGGTGTGGACGAGAGTTCGTTGCCCGAAAAACCATCCTTGCACAAGTTCTTTGCCCACCATTATCTGCCAAATGTGGACTGGGCTGGCTGGTCTGAGAACGTGGATTTTGATGATCTTCGCACCAGATCTGGTGAGGCTGAAAACATGAAAGTTGAACGCCCTAATAGAAATCGTGTAGAACGAGCCAGAGCCTATACTAACGGTATTCCGATTCCAAAGATGCGAGCACATACCCCCGCACGAATCAAGTCTACCATCAACCGACTTATGTCCCGTGGACATTTTAGTCAAATTAATGCACAATATGTGACGCGGCCAGCTTCGCGAAACGTTATAAATGTCAAGTTTGATTTGCATCACGACCAGACGGACGAGTTGATAGCGCAGTCCCAGTCTCAGTTGTATGGAAATTAACCTTGCGTGATTGGAGAATAATATGACAAACCTAGTACCAGTTGAGTACAAGAAACTTGCTACCAGTATGGGCATTCCTGCTAACATCTATCAAGATTTCTATACGCGAAAGACCAACAACAAGCCAGATGTGAGAGACCTAGTTTCCAAACTGTCTTTGACCGTCTACCCATCTGAGGCCGCTGCTAAGCAGGCGTTGAACAGATTGTGGGTAGAGTACAACAAGTTGAACTTGGATGCACCACACATCCCAGTAGCCGTAAGCGCTAAGGTCATTGCCCAAGAGCCACAGACCCCCGCAACGTATTTGGCAGAAGCCCGTAACGGGCTTGCACGGCTGATTGGTGAGCTGGACGTCAATGTTGCATACCGCGGCAAGAAGACCATGGCAGACCGGATTGCGGTGGGTGGAGATATTCACGGTATCTATGCAGATGAGCAGGCGTTCGCCAAGTTCTGCGCTGATCCCGCTGAGACCGCCATCGTCTGTGGTGACTTTATTGACTTCCTGGCAGTGACCCGTCACCGACAGAATATTGATGCGGTTACCACCCGTGCTGAACTCGCTGATGCCCGGGCAAAGGCCGAGCACTTGGCTCGCAGTTTCAAGACCATTTATTACGTACGCGGTAATCACGACAAGCGACCACTCAAGAGATTGCAGGATATTGCACCTCAGTTGTTGCCGTTGTTGATTGATCCTGTAGATTTGATTACTGCCGACCTGCCTAACTTCAAGCGCCTGTCATGGACTATTCCGAACACGGCACCCACCATTCAGTTTGGTGAGGATTACGAGGCAGATTACTTCGGTCAGTATGGTGATGTCATTGCCGGACACTTTGAGACGTTCATGGGTGTTGATGCCGTTCGCCAGACTGCAAAGTGGTTGTCTGACTGGGATTATGTACTGCGGTTACCCAATAAGCCGCGAGTAATTCTCCAGGCACATACCCACAATCTTGGTATTACGTTTACGGGCAAGGGCCAGTTGTTGGTAAATACTGGATGCCTGTGCCGAAACATGCCATATCAATTTGACAACGCTGGAAAATACACTCCTAATGTTCAGGGCTACATCGCGCTCTATCAGCGAGATGGTGTTACAGACCTGAACAAGACAGAAGTTATTGCCCTGTAGTCATACTCCAGAGGGGGCCCTAGTCAGGCCCCCCACGCTTTACACGTATATTACACTCTAGGTATCCAAACATGAAGTACGGAAAATTACAGTTTGCCCCACCCCAAACCTTTAAGGAAGATAAGGCGGCGTTGAAAGACCTGCTGGAGAAGGGAGAGATTGACGATCAGTTGTACAGGGAGAAGATGCGAGATCTCAACCGAGATTTCTTGTTGTTCATTGCCCGTACAAATAGCATGAATCCTGGAAAGGGACGTAAGGGTGCATCCATCGGAAGCTGGAAGGCAGACTTTGCAAAGGCCAAGACCATGGAGATTGCACAGAGCACGACCGCCAACATGGCGGCCGAACAACTGGCTGAGCAGGAAGTGGAAGACCACATTGCCGCGATCAAAAATGTTTTGCCCACGAACGAGAAGTTGGAGACTAATGAGTAAGGAAGCGGAGGACATGTGGAAGGAATTGACGGGGAGGGATAAAATCCCTCCTCACATCCAGAAGCTTCTGGATCATCTACAGTCAGTGGACGATATCAACCCAGAAGAATATAGTACTTCGGTGACAAAGCATGACCTTGAGGAAACCATTCCCCGGGTCGTTGCTGAGATTCTAGCTGGTACGCCAACGGTCAGTAACTATCCTAAAGTAATCTCCCAGATCCTGAAAGAACCACAAGCTTAGTTCGGGATGACAGACCGAACCCAGGGGCACTCAATTTGAGTGCCCCTGTTTTGTAAACGGGCCTCTATTTTCGTACATGGATAAGCATGCTCCGTTTGAACCTGGCGACTACCTCTATAATAATATGAGTGGCATTTACATTATTGTAAATCGGATAAATGGTAGATGTTATATTGGTTCAGCGTCACGCATCAGAACTAGATTTGCTGGACACAAATATTTACTAAGACGTAACAAGCATCACTGTACTCCTTTACAAAATGCGTGGAATAAATACACTGAGGATTCGTTTGATTTTGAGGTTCTAGAGTATTGCGACCCTTCTAAACTTCTAGAACGAGAGCAACTATACTTAGACAGCATCACAGGACTCTACAACGTTGCTGAGTTTGCTTTTTCTAGGCTTGGAATTATCCAAGGCCCAAAAGCTGTTTATAAGGATTATCCAGCTCTCAGATCTCCTGAGGGAGAAGTTTATGGGCCAGCTACAAATCTGAAGAAGTTTTGTGAGATTCATAGTTTATCATATAAACTAATGAATCAAGTAATCCATAGAACTAAGTGCTCACATAAAGGGTGGACACTAGCAGATCCAACCATTCCGAAGACTAGATCTACTCCCAAAAGAACAGAGCCTTTTCCACCCCTAAAAGGACCTCAGGATCAGTTAGTTACTGATTTATACGATGCTACTCAGTTTTGTAAAGAGAATGCACTTGATACAAGCTCTTTTTACAAAATGCTTGCAGGCCAGTACCAACACACAAAGGGATGGCGGTTAGCAAATGGATAACCATGCTGGGTTTCAGCCCGGGGATGTTGTACGAGACAGACGTACGGCTAAAGACTACTTGATTGAAGCGGTAGTGGGCGGGGCTGTTGCTGGTGTTACGCTGTACAAGTTGGTGGGGGTATTGGATGATCGCATCCAGGAAGTATGGTCCCAGGGTGATGAGCAGTTTAGAGACGAGTTTCTAACCGTAGCGCGAAACACTCGCCATGTTGATCCCAACCTAGTCCTCAGTCAGTTACGTGAGGACTTTACCAATATCGTGGGTCAGGATACCATACTTCGTGCCCATATGAATCGGGACGAGAACACTGTACTCCGTGACATGGTGTATGTGAGTCGGGAGTCAGATGAAGAGTCTTTTTCCCAGGGAATAGTTGAACTCACCAGAGCCCTGGTCCAGGGCGGTAGCCGCCCTAACAAGGCCCAAGTAAGTCAGTTACTTAGGGATACGGCGGGCGAAAACGTTAGTGAAGAGTTTATTGCGGACCTCACTGAACGCATCAATAACATGATGGTATCGGCCAGTATCCAGTCTGGTAACCGACGGCTCATGGGACCAGGAGAATACCAGGACCTACTGCAGTTTACACGGAATGAATTCTCTCTTGCCCGTGAAGCTGGGTTGTTTTCCACCCGTCGTGCAGCAGAGGACCTTCCTAGATTATCCCGACTGGAGGAGAAGACTATAGGCCGGATCTTTGGCGACAGAGAGTTTGGGACTATTAACTTTGGTTGGCCAGAACTGGATCAGACGGAGAACGGAATGGAGCGTGCACTGGTCGTGTACCGTGAACTGTTCAAGGAGCTCAGGGGCAAACCCATGAGCCAGAAGCTACAGTCTATGATCCGTGCTGATTTCAACTACAGCCGCAAAATGGCTTCACTCGGCCGAGCAACTCCCCACACACAACTGTTGCTTAAATACATGAAGGTGGACGAAGCTAAGCGGTTGACTGATTTTGTACCCACATCTCAGGTCCAGAACATTGGGCGGGCGGCTGTGGTTGAAGCCCGAGCTGCTGCATCTGGCAGAGGCCCGTATGGGTATCTGGGAAATGTAGTGAGCCGGACCACAGGTATTCGCCGCCCCCGAACAGGACAGTACTTTAGACCCGCTGTGAACTGGGAGTACGTGGCGAAGAGCCAGCAGATGCATATACCTGGCACCAGACGAAACCAGATTAAAGCCATGCTGTCTGTGGACATGGAAACGTTCATGGATGAATTGGTGGGCCGCAACCCCTTCACAATGGTCGGCAGCCAGAATGCACCCATCTACAAGCTGACGGAGAAGCGACAGTATCGGGCTTTGGCCGAGGCCCTTGGTGCTGGTGCTCACAATACGGGCAGCGTGCTTATGGACAGAAATCAACTGCGAAGATTGATGGAGCAGAAGGCTGCGGGTGAAGTCCTGGACTTGACAGATATCATCCACACTACGGGCACCATACAACGAGCAATGCCCTCAGACATCAGAGAGCAGATAAAGCGCGCTCATTACTCGGGCAATAACATGTTGACGGGCGAGCGTGTAGCTGAAGTCTACTTGAATACCAAGGAGGTCAATGCCGTGATGTCTGGTAGCAGAAAGAAGTTGGGCACGACCGAAAGTGAGTTGTTTGGACACATGTTGGCGGATCCCGGTGAGGGTCAGTTCCGATTGTGGATGGTTCACCACAAATCTGGGGAAACCTATGGAAGTAATAAGCTTGATGAAGTCCTTAAGCACATGGAGACTAACGCCAATGATATTGAGCCCAGTGGACTGCACGTAGCTGATGTCGGTAAGTTCTATGCTGAGCTCCAGCAGTTGACGGATGTGCCCAGAAACAAACCTGTGTTATTCCCCGATCAACACTATAACTTGCTGTCCATTGAGGGAATCCGCGCTGCGGCCGAGAACCAGGGTGGTAATATTGGATTGGAGTCCAAGAACTTTACACGAGCTGAAGTCAAGTCCCTGGCCCATTCGTCTATGGTTAACCAGAAATCACAGATCGCGGATAAGGTACAGCGGCAGAAGATCGCTATTGCCCTGATCAAGAACCCACAGGAAGAGCAAGAGACCAAGATCATTGCCACAAATCTCAGCACGTCCATAGAGCGTCAGACAGAGTTGGTACGAAGACTGTATGATGAGGGTGGGTTGATTGTTGATATTGAAACCCGCAAGCAATTAGACGGTCAATGGCTCATGAGAGAACTGGGATATGCTGAGGACCATATGAATGGAGTTCAACATACCTTTGAACTCAAGGCGGGCGATGTTACGGAGAAGAAAGTCCGTGCATTTATTGACTTGGGTAAGCGCATCAAGAAAGCAGCAGTCGTTGGCTCCCAAACAGATTACGACCCTGAGCACTTGTTGGGAGAACTTGAGGTATGGCGGCGCCAGTTGGCCGACCGCCCTGAGCTCCTAGCTCAGTTGAATGAGGCTGCCGCAGCCTTTAACGATGCCCGAGAAAGTAAATGGCTTGACCTCACAGTACTGCACCAGCTGCGTACGGGAGAAACTGCTAACCAAGTAAACCAAGAGTATCTGGCACTTAAGTTCTTGACGGGCAAGGATCGGATTGAGACCCACCAGGCGTTGGCTGACGTCCAGCAAGCATGGAAGCTAGTACACCAAGCACGACCCAATGTCCTGGCCAATCTAGACCATCTGCAGTTGGGTACCAATCAGGAACAGGTTATTAACTCAAATCTGTTTATGTTGGAGACAGATCCCCGAGGCATGAGATTTGGACGTCTCATGCAGGTTGAGGACATTGCCACGCCATTGGGTGGTGGGGCCGTTGCTCAGATTCGTGAGTATATTCCCAAGCTCAAAGGAGGGCGCTACACTTTTGAGCGAGGTTTGGCATCGTACGAAGAGCGTGCGGATAGCGTTCACGCGCTTGTTGGTATGCTGGGGCGTAAGGGAGTTGCCACCAGTCCAAGCACATTCCACCAGGTAGCAGACCGTTGGGAGAACGCTCTTGCCGAGCAGGCTGATAGAGAGCTACGTGATTTGTTCAATGTGGCGGATCTCCGTCCATTCCCTAAGTACGAGAAGTACACTGCGGCTATCGCCAAGGACCTAGGTCCTCACAGCATGGTTCAGTTCAGAGCTAGGGTAGAAGCCAAGAGCCGAATGAACAGTGCGTGGGAAATGGCACAGAGCTTGCAGGAGGAGTATACTACAGGACTAGCTGCCAGCACTGCAGTTATCAGAAAGCCCAGAGTACAAGATTTCTTGTCTGAGGCCGTGGACAGAGTACTGGGTAATCTAGATCCACTGGGCAATACCGATGAGGGCAAAAAGTATTACCAGAATATGGTTCGGGAAGAGATTCTGGAAATGAGCAGAAGACCGCACTATGCTGAGATGTTTACCAACCGTACGAGTCTAGGTCGTTTCATGGAATCACCAGTTGGTCAGGATCTAACTAATTCACTGTACCAGGTGGGTAAGGAACCATTCCGCCCTATGTTCCAGGCAATGCACGCTATGGAAATGGCGATGGATAAGCTGGGTGAGGACATTCCCATCAAACTGTATGGTCACAGATTGGGTGGGGAGGTAGCTGGTGCCCACATTAGTTTCAAACTCGGAGACATGCAGGCGGGAGATATTCAGCGTGCGTCGTCAGAATTCCAGTCGTGGGGTGCTGATTTGCTTCTTCACCTGGACCATGGTCGTGATCAGCTAGAAGCTCATAAGTTCTTTTCTCGCCTGTTGGGTGAAGAGCAGACTGCAGTGTTGAAGACCGCGGTGAAGACCGTTCGTGAATCTCGGGGCATTGATCATTACAACGTGGATAGCTGGAAGGCGGCGTTGATAGATATTAGTGGGCTTCCCCAATCCCCAGAAGAGAACCTAGTGCGCGAGGCCATGCATGAACTGCAGACTAGTCCCCATGGATTACAGCAGGCCTTCTCCAAGTTGATTACAGATCGGCAGACAAAGTTGGTGGCTGCAGGCCAGACAGCTGCACAGCTGGAAAGAGGACAGCAGTTATCAGAGTACGGCAGTAAGTTACTAGGGCACTTGGAATCTGCACGCGCTGCAGGCTACACCCATATTGAGGACATCTTCAAATTGGCTTTGACCGAGTACCGAGACAAGGAAGGAACACAGGCCTTGGACTTCCTACAGGACTGGGGTCCGGACCAAGCTCATCTTCTGCACTTGATATCACAGTTTACGCCCGAGGATGCGCAGGAAATCCACTCCAGAACCAGCGGCTTACTAGAGACGTTAGGAGATAAAATAGCACAGGACGACACTATGGATCTCGTAGTGTCGGAGACCAAGAGCCTGAGGGGCATTGACCGAACTAAAGCCATGCTGCAGTTGGCAAGAGGCGAGCAGAAAACTGAGGTGTTAGAGGCCGCGACTCAAGCTAGTATGGGCCGGCAGATTATGGCGCCGCCCGCGGGCGCCCGGCTGGAAAGTGAGGTTCTGCACGAGTACGTGAATCGTGCGAAGTCCGCATACCAGAATGCAGAGGGTGTACGCCCTGAGTGGGAAACCCTACACGAGCTGGTACTTCGCGGTCAGCCTGCTAAGATGCTAGGTGCACTGCCTGGTCCGTTATTGGCAGCGGGTGGTATACTAGCATTGATGGCTGCTTCTCGTCCATCAGATGATCAGTTCTCCCAGGGCAAGCAACAGGATGGAATGTCATTCTTCCAGCCGTATGCCACAAAGTATGCGGAGATCCCTGGCCAGAACAGGGTTCAGAAATCATGGAGTGGTACGCCAGATGCCTGGCAGTTGGATATCACATTCCAGGGATTTGTAGCAGGTAAGCGAGAGCAAGAAGAACTGGTGCGAACTGTGTACGATGCGATGGAAGGTCAGGTAAGTGTGAGAAAGAACCACACCCAGGTTAATGATGAGCGAGATACCAATCATCGCCAGGCTAGTCGTAACCTACTGCGAAGGAGTCTTTAATGTCTGATTACCCCCCGCAATTCAAGCTGGGTAAAGCCCTGTGGAAAACAGCGGACTCAGAGCA